TATTAATATATATTATATTAAGCGTCCTATTTTCTGGAATAATTTTTCCGAAAATTAGGACACTATATTCCGAAAATTGGGACACACCCTCTTGACAAAATCAAAAATCTGTGCTATTATTACAACACAAAATTAACTGGGGGTGACGCAATGGAGAAAAAAGTCCTTATCAATAAAACAATTATGGATGAGGATCATCACTACTATAAAGCCAATGTAGCAGCAAATAAAGAAGCTATGCGTGTACTAACTAAGTCTGGATTCTATCTATACACTTATTTCATGCAAAATGATGACGGCTGGAATCCAATTCTGCGCAGAACACATGTCATGAAAGAAACCGGGCTATCAAAGTCATCTTATTATGACGCTATTGCAGATCTTATTGAATATGGCTATTTAGTAGAAACAAATGATGGATATGAATTTTATGAATTACCAGAAGATAACGAGCTATAACCTATTGACAAATTGGGAAAATATGTTATAATAACAATACAAAATTAATGGAGGTACGAAAATGGCACAACTTTATAAAATGACGTTATATGTCTGCGACCTAGAAGACGACCTATCTCTGGGCGAAATTAAGACTCTAATCAAGCAAGATGCCTTAGATGGCGTTGCTGTAAATTGTGTTTGCCACTTTGCAGACGAACAAACTGGCCCACAAATTGCATGGGATGATAATATTGACCTTAATTATCTTGATTGCCCCACTTCTGCTTGGGAAAAATATTTTAAGTAAATGAGGAGTAGATTAATATGAACAATGAATTTGGACGTTATGCAGATGCAATTATTTATGATTTACAGTCTAGTAATTTCTCTAATGAATATTATGATATGACAAATATTCAACGGCTAAAATTTCTGAATAGAGTGCTTGAGATTCTTGGATATTATGCTGGATATGATATGAGTGAGGACTAATAATAAATGAATTAAAGCAATGCCCATTCTGTGGTGGAGATGCAGAAAAAAGATATATTAAGAGAAAGAAGTTATTCGCCTCTATGCGCTTTCCTTACAACACACATTACGTCTACGTGAAATGCAAAGTATGTGGTGCTACGAGTAGCGTCTATGTTGCCATTGAGAATGCAATCGAGGCATGGAACAGGAGGATTGACAATGGCTGAATACATTAACAGGGAAGCAGCTGTAAAAGCATTTAATAATTTTGATGCTGGTAGGGCAGCTAGTACACATTCCACGCTTTTGACCCCAGAAGAGTTTGCAGAATATCTTTATGAACTTCCTGCCGCTGATGTAATGCCTGTAGTGCATGGGCGGTGGATTGAGCATAAAAAATACATTTTTGGCACAATGTATGACTGCTCTATTTGCGGCACTCGCATTCTTAACAATGGACATACATGGAATTACTGCCCCAACTGTGGCGCGAAGATGGACGGAGGTGACGGCGATGCGCCCGATTGATGCTGATGAACTAAAGAAGCTAAGAGACCAGTACATACGTGGAGAAATCAAATTTGATGATGAGTATGATTTGATTGATAAGTGTCCTACTATTGATATTTCTCCTATTATACAGAGACGCATTAATGAGGACATACAAGAAGTAAAAAAAAGAATCCCTGCTGCCCTTTTTGATAAGATTTCCGAAGAACTTCTAAAGGATCAATGTTGCAGTACTTGGATTCATTGTCTTGAATGTCTTACTGAAATGGCAGATGCTTGGGAGGAAATCAACGGCGAGAACCTAGTGTGGGTTCCTGGACATTATGAAAGAAAGGACTAAATTATGAAAAATGAATTATATTCGGAGGATTTGTATTGATGAAAAAGACTTTTACTGATATGGCTAGACATGGTGTCTGTGAAGTATGTGGTAAAGAGGCTCCCATAGTCGTTGCAGCATCTACCCTAGGCGCTTGTAGCAATGCTTATTGTGAAGAATGTTTGAACGAAGGTCTAGAGCCTTATAGTGATATTGTAGGTATTGTTTGGTGCGTTGGCTGGGATGACCTAGCAGTTTGGGCAAAAGATAAAATTGAACGCACTCTTAAGAAGCTTGGTAAGACAAAAGAGGATGTTTTGGCAGACGTTGAAGCTACAGAAAAGAGGTTCAATGAAGATATGCGTAAAATGGAGGAGAATCGGCTATGAATAAAATTACTTGTGGACTTTTTATGTACCGTGGTAAGTATTTTTGGAAAAATTTCAGAGACATCCATATTTTCTTTGAACGCATTTTCTTTACGCTTAAGCATGGTTACTCCCCTGTAGCAAAATGGGAAACATTTGCATGGTTTATTGATGTGATGAAGGAAATTCTCACAAATTATCGCTATAATAGGTGTGGAGATCAAATTCTTATTGATAATTATTTCAATAATGACGGAACAGAAAATCGAGATGAAAATGAAGAGGCAAATAACAAGCTCTTTGATAGAATGATTGAACTTCTTAATAAAATGGATGAAAGAAATGAAATCTATGATGATATGGATTGGGAAGCTAAATATAGATTAATGAATAATGCTAAAAATGAGTTTTTTAAGCTATTTAACGAACATTTCTTTTCATTGTGGGATTAAAGAAGTGAGAATAATATAATATTAATGGAGGTTATATATTTATGTTAACATCTTATGAACGCGAAACAATTATTAATTTTAACGAAGAAGAAAAGACTGCTTCTGTTTATACTTTCAACAAGGCTTTGAAAAATAAGCTTAATAAACTTGTTGGTGTGAATCCGGATATCCATGTTCTTCGTAGCTCAGATGAAATGTCGGAATTCGAGGTGCCTAAGTCTTGGATTAAGGTCTCTCCTCCTAAACAGGTAAATCTATCAGATGAGCAAAGGGCTGCAATCGCCGCTCGTCTACAGGCAAGCAGAAATAAGTAATATTTTTATTACAATACAATATTAATTCAAATGAAAATTTTAATAGTATAAACTCATGGGTATATGTGTTTATACTTAAATTAGCATTATACTCCAATTGTATAATGATTAAATTTTTGAGGTTTTATTATGTCTTTAGAAGTATGCGTGATTGTTCTAGCATTTATTGTAGGGCTTTTCACTATTAACCGTTTTGATAAAAATAATTTAAAAAATATACGGAGGTAAAATATATGAATAAATTATGTGAGAATTGTCCATATAATGGGCCATATTTGAGTATCGTTAACCCTTGCGAGAATTGTCAGAATAATGATTTTCCTATTAATAAGACTGTTACCACTACTACAACTACTGATATGAAGACGTTGCAAATTACTTATTGCAAAAATACCGGTGATGTATCTGTGAGTGAATTAAATATCAAACTTCCAACTGCTGATGAATATCGTAAATTTATCGAAGATTCTATGTGCTATCCACAAGAATGGTCAGAACCAAAGTATATTTGTCCTAAATGTCATGAGGGTAGTATGCGCCGCAATGAAATGGTAGTACTAACTTCTTATCCTGCACAATATGAATATTGTTGTGATAAATGCGGTCATGTAGAATATCAATTTGGTTGAGATGAATTATGAAAAAGAAAATTAGTTGCCCTGCTTGTGATGGGTATGGTTTTATTTCAAAATTTAATGGTTGTTCCATTTGGAGTGAAAAATGTATTGAATGTAATGGAACTGGTGAAATTGAAGTTCCAATGACGAATGGTGATAAATTTCGTTCTATGTCTGATGAAGAGCTTGCATCTTGGTTTTCTAAGCTCGTATATCATGATTGTGCGACTACGTTTAGATGCGAAGATTGTCATGCAGATGACAACGGTTGCGCAAAAGAAATTTTAAAATTTCTTAAAGAAGAGGCAAATTATTAAGGAGTGGTTAGATGCGAAGAAGAAATTGCCCTAATTGCGGGGCTCCATATGACATTGATAAGAATACATGTCCATATTGTAGCACGTCTTATTATGATATGAGCGCCGTTGATTTTGAAAATGGCGAACCATTTTATTTGAAAATACGTACAAATATGAATGGCCAACAAGTATATATTACTCAATTAGTAAAACCAATATTGAATACAATTAAAATGTCAACAGATACGGTTGATTGTTATTTTCATAATGATAAGGTTGCAAGTTATATATCTAATAAATCGTTGACAACAAATATAAGCTTTATGGGTATTTCAGATCAAAATGGAAATCTTATGACAATGACGGTTGAGTAATTTTGAATGGAGGTGATAATTATGTTTATTTGCTTGGATTGCGGATGCGTTTTTGACGGGCCTAAACATTGGATAGAAACACACGGCTTGGACTCTCCTCCATATGAAGAATGGAATGGGTGCCCATCTTGTGGTGGAGCCTATGCAGAAACATATAAATGTGATGGATGTAATGATTGGCTTTGCGGAACATATGCAGAAACTAAAAATGGTAATAAATATTGTAAAAATTGTTATGAAATAAGAGAAGTTGGCGAATAATTTTGTGGTTTGGAGGTGGTGCGTTTGGCAAAACAGCAAAAGAATCAAGTTTATGTGCTTAAGATACACAGTGGTTATTTGTCAAAGCATAATTGGCATTTAGACTTTAAATTAAGTAAAATTAGAAAGCAGCCCCAAATGGTTGTAAGCTTAGGATCTTCTCAGGTTCTTAGATGGCTTACAAAGTTACAAGATAGAGAAAATGACGATATTGAAGCATCTGGAATCAAAGAAAATATTAAAAAGATTAAAAAATTAGAAAATTCTTATGAAAATAAGCAAGAAATCTGTAAATTATATAATAAACTTTATGAAAAACAGTTTCAACAAGATTATTTGATGCTTATTATGGATTCTCCAAAAGATTATAGGTATGCTTGTCAAAATAAATTTAGCATCACTATTGATTATGGGGAAAGGAAAGAAACTGTAACGTATGTGCGTCTTCTTGGTACTGCAGGATCTATTAAAAAGAGTACAATTATGTTTATTAATGAAAACAGGCATGATGAGATAATGCATCGCATTAATAACGGAAGATATATTGGCCCAAAAGATAAAGAACCTGTTAAAAAACATAATGAAGTTGAGCTTAATTATAAATTTATACCAGCAAAATTATCTGCATATTTTGCGTTGCAGTGTTCTGCCAGTATCAGCGTTCCATGGCCAAGAATTATTGTTGTAAATGACGCTGAAGTAAAATTTACAGATAGAGTTAGAATTGTAGAAAATTCTGGTAATGAGGAAAATCCTATATGGCCGACTGTATCTGAGCCCCAAGAAGTTGAAATTGAAGCAGACGTTTCTGATGGGATGGGTTTTATTTCTCCAGAAATGAGTAGTATTTGGGCAAAATTTTTAAATGAAGGCGATGAACCCTTGTCTGGGTATAACACAAGATGCGCTTTTGTTAAAGGAATGGTATTTACAGTGCCATTTGTGCAGTTTGCAGAAGAAATTGCGCATACTTATATGATTACAGACGCATGGGGAGATCAGCGAGACATAAGAAATGCAGATGTAATTTTGACTACTTCTATGCTTAAATTATGGGATTCTTATGATGGTTTTGAAGATTATTATGAGAATTGTATGAAAAATGATTATGATTTTTGTATTGCAAAAAGTTCTCCAAGAGAATTACGTAATGTACATACTACAAATTATCAATACATTCAGGATTATTGCCTTTCTGACACTCAAATTGATGATTTAGTTGCTCCAACAGTGACGAAAATTAAAGAATGCCTTGGTTTAGACTGGAAAAAATTGATTTTATACATGTGCGGGACTGGTTTAGACGAAAAAAATGTTCTTAGATCAGATCCAATGTGCAAAGCTATTATGGCAAATCCAGAACTTATAAAAGACCCATATGTTCGATCAAAAGTTAGTAGAATGATACAAAAACGTATAAATTCAGCAAAAATTGGTGTTTTGGACGTTGCCGGAGACTATGCAATACTTGGAAATGACCCCTACTCTCTTTTACAGAAGATTTTCGGGATGGAAATTACAGGTCTTATGAAGGCTGGAGAATGTTATCATCAATATTGGACAGATAAAAATGTTGATGAAATAGTTTTATTTAGGGCGCCAATGACATCTCATGAAAATGTTCAAAAATTAAAAGTTGTTGCATCGGATGAGATGAAAAAATGGTATGGATATATTAAAACATGTTGTCTTATTAATAGTTGGGATACTACAGCAATGCGTCTGAACGGAGCGGATTAACAAAATAGTCCCCTTATATTGTGAAGTATAAGTGAAAACTTGGTGAACCTGTAAATACAGGGTGTGGCATATGCCGCTAACGGTGAAAGCTAAGTCTATAAAAAATACAAATTCAACAATACAAAATTAATTATGAAAGGAGGTTTATAAATGATAGAAGAAAAAATTATTACAATTAGAGAAGTCGATTATATTGTTTCTTCTGATGGAAAAGTATATAGCACAAATAATATTGGAAGAGCAAAATATCATAAAGAGATATCTCAGCGCAAGAACTCAGATGGGTATATGCAAATTACGGTTGGTAAGACTGGTCATCGAGGACAATATAGAGTGCATCGAATGGTTGCAGAAGCATTTATTCCTAATCCAGATAATCTTCCAGAGGTAAATCATAAGGATAATAATAGAACAAATAATTGTGTTGATAATTTAGAATGGTGTACACACGTGTATAACATTCAGTATTCTATTGATAGTGGAAATCATATCAGCATCTCTGATTTAACTGGTGATAAAAATCCAAATTACGGAAACCATACACTGAAGGAAAAATATAAAAATAATCCAGAATTATCAAAAGAGAATCAAAGTCGTCCTGGCTCTAAAAATGGACGAGCAAAAAGAGTTAAAATTTTTGATATTATTGAAAATAACGAACTGGAATTTGGATATATAAGAGCCGCTGCTAGTTATTTAATAATAAATGGTTTCACAGACGCCAAAAAAGTAGATTCTGTTATGAATAGACTTTCTGTTTGTGCGAAAAGCAACAAAAAGTATAAAAATAGATTTTGTGTTGAATTTGTTGATTAATGTTTATGGATATGCCAATACCGTGCGAAGCCTAGAAATAGGAACGTGTAACGACTAGAGCTATTGCTCGTACTGTGGCAGTGAAAGTCCGCCATGGGAAGTGCCAAGCTTCTGAATTTTCAGAAGAAGAGATAGTCTATTCCCTTTAAAATATGGTGAAAGCCAGGGTATAAAAGTATGATTCAGATACAGTATTTTCAACGAATAATGATGTCTTATTAAACACTTTTGAATACAAAGATACATTAATGTGCGTTCAAAGTAAAATGCCTAAAAAAGTTCCTACAGAAGATGATTTTATTGCTTCTGATATCAATGGATTTGGTGATTCAATTGGAAGCGTGACCAATAGAGGCACAAATATGATCTCTTTAAGAGAAAAATTTGATAAAAATAGCGAAGAATACACCAGATTACAATATCGTATTCGTACAATGATGAATTATCAGCAAAATGCTATCGACCGTATAAAAGGTGTTGTTGCACAGCCAATTCCAAAAGAATGGCTAGAACCAAGGCTTTCAAAGCCAGAACGTAACGATGATGGGGATATTTTAAAGAAAAAAGAGATAGATTATAATATTGCCGCAGAAATTAAGCCATGGTTTTTTATATATAGGTATTCTCAGCTTAAAACTGAGTTAGATAAGTATATGAAGTCGGTAAAATCTAATTGTAAGATTAGATTTGGTAAAACTTTGGATAATTTGTATGTTTCTGACAATAGAACCGAAGAGGAAGAGGCATTTATATATAATTATGAGAAATATATGCCAATTAGCAGAGCCCCAGGGACGATGAACCGTATATGCTGGAAGATTGAAAATGAATTTCAGTCTGTTGATGTTTTGCCAGATGTTGAGTTTGATAGGTCAATTTTAAAGAGTAATGCCGCTTATTTTCAAGAAGAATATGATGCAATTAAAGAATTATATGACGAATACAATAAAACTGTTCAAATATTTTTAAAGGGTGTAAAGAAAAATGATTCTGATAAAACTGAACGAGATGTTGTAATGAATCAATTAAAAAATGAATTTGCGAATGCATGCAGTGTTGTATGCCCAAATTCAGAAATTTTAGCAAATATAGTTGTAGATATTTGTTATTTATCAAACAAGAATAAATCATTTGCATGGGATGTTGCTGGAGAAAACATTTTCCAAAATGTATTAAAAAATAGTGAAAATAAAATTCAATTTCCTATTAAAGATGATGATGGAGATATAGAATTTTGTGGGAAAATGTTTTCTTTATATACTTTAGAAGTTAGAGGTGATAAAAATGATGATTTTGAATGAAGAAAAATATGCAAAGGATCTTCTGCTTGGTAAAAATAAAGATGTAAAGTCTGCAATTAAAAAAATTGGGTATATTACAAGATATAATTTACACGTTTTAGGTAAAGATGATAATGAAAACTATGTTTCTACAGTTAAGTGGATGACAAAACATCAAGACAATTTTGACGAATCAGCATATTCAAATGCCATATCAAATGCTATAAAAGGGGCAAAAAAGCGTGTTTTTTATAATATTGATAGTATTATTGTTACTAAAAATGAGCTTGAAAAAATTAAATCTTTAGAAAATATTCGAGAAGAGAAAGTTTTATTTGTCCTATTATGTATGGCAAAGCAGCAAGCATTATCTATAGGCTTTACTGATGGTTTAGTTAGATATACTATTACTGATTTATGTAAAATGGCAAGGATATCTGTTCCGGCAGATGACAGAGAGTATATTTTGCATGATATTCTTGTAAAAAATTTAATAAGCTGTCCCAAAAAAAATGACACAAAGTGTTTGATGGTTAATTTTATAGATGGTGATGGAGATGCCGAATTAGTATTGAATGAAATAGATTGTCAAGAATTAGTATATATATATCTTCAATGGAAAAATGGTAAGGGGTTTAAACGCTGTAAGTCGTGTGGAAGACTTATGAGAAGTAAGGGTTCTAAGGACATATGCGCTTATTGCGAACAATCTCCAAGAGATACTACTCATATTTGGTGCATTGATTGTGGTGATATTATTGAAATAAGTCCGTTTGCTACAGAAGTTTGTCGTTGTGAACCATGTAATTCTATATACCAAAGGCAAAGAAATGCAATTAAAAATAAGGCATATAGAGACAGGATAAAAGATAAATCGTGACCGTCGCCTCAAAATAAACAGTACAAAATTAACGACAAAAACATAAATGAATTATTTATATAACTCGACCCGCTGAAAAATGTGGGTCGAATTTTTCCTAATGGATCATATAAGTGATTCATTGATACCAAAAACATTAAATAAAACACACAACAGGGAGGTACAAAATATGGAACAATTAGCAATCGCAATTCCAAATTCAATTGAGAATCTTTCGCTGCCAAACCCAGAACTCCTACAGTTCTATAAGGATGTAGAAAATCGTAGTATTTGGATCGAGGGCGAAATTGATGAAAGTCTATTTGAAGCATCAAAGCTGATTATGAATTGGAACAGAGAAGACAAAGGTACTCCACCAGAGGATAGAAAACCAATTAAGATATTTATTAATTCTCCTGGCGGTACATTAGAAGATACATTGTCTTTTGTTGGACTTGTAGAAACCAGTAAGACACCAATTATAACTGTTAATATGGGATGGGCATATTCTGCAGCATGTTTAATTGCATTATCTGGACATAAGCGTTTTGCTATGCCAAATACTAATTATTTGCTTCATAGCGGAAGTGGTGGCTGTGGTGGTTCATTTGAGCAAACAACTGAGCAAATGAAACAATATAAAGCCCTTGTTGACAAGATGAGAAATTATATTTTAGATAAAACATCCATTGACTCTAAGACTTTTAATAAAAAAAAGAGTACAGAATGGTATATCACATGTGAAGAGGCTGTTACTCTTGGCATGGTTGATGGAATTATTAAAGATATTGATGAAATTCTATAATTTGGAGGGACTATATGGCTACAAAGAAAAAGACTGTTACAAATGAGTACGGGAACGCCCCAAAAACTGTTGAAGGGCACCCTTTTTATGGTCTTAAATTAGATAACGAGCAAAAGGAATTTGTAAATGCCATTTTGAATCCAGATAAATTAATCGTATTTGCGAACGCGAGAGCTGGTACAGGCAAGACGTTAATGGCTGTAGCTGCTGCAAATCTTTTAGTGCAACATGGCGAGTATGATGGCATCGTGTATATAGTTAGCCCTGTTCAGGAAGAAAAACTTGGATTTCTTCCGGGTAGCGCTGATGAAAAAGTATCTATTTACACTACTCCATTATATGATGCACTTGCGAAGCTTGGAATTAATCCATTTACTTCTGTCATCCAAGAAGGAGTAGAAAATCAAAAGAATGGAACTGGATATATTGATTGCATTTCTCATGTTTATCTAAGAGGATGCAATTTAGAAAATAAAGTTGTTATTATTGAAGAATCACAAAATATGTATACAGATGAATTAAAAAAGGTTTTAACAAGAATTTCTGATACTTCTAAAACTATTGTAATCGGACATAGTGGACAATGTGATTTGTACCACCATCCAGAAAATAGTGGTTTTGTTAAATATATTGAACATTTCAAAGATGAACCATATGCACAGATTTGTCATTTAACGACCAATCATAGAGGTATTGTTTCAACAAAAGCCGACGAACTTGAGTGATTAGGAGGAACATAATATGGCAAAGGCAAGTATTAATAAGAATTATAAACTCTCTGCAAAGGGAGTGCTTGGATTAGACGAGGATGGCATTATTGGTATTGAGAACCCTGATACTGGTGAATTTATTGAATTATCTAGATTGTTTGTAGATTTTCTAGAAAAGCCAGTATCTATGTCTATTTCGTATGATGAGGATTATGAATAAAATACAAATTAGGAGGAACAAAAAATGAATAAAACACTAAAAAAGCAAGATATAATTAATGAACTCGCAGACCGTACAGGCTTTTATAAGTATAATATTGAAGAGTTTCTGACTGCTTTAGAGGCGCTAGTTACGGACGTTATGCAGGAAGCAAACTTTGATGAAAATGCTGAGATGAAGTTAATTCCCGGTGTTACAATTGGTGCTCGTAGAGTTGCTCCGCGTGAAGTAAGAAACCCGCGTGATAATACAACTTTGATGGCCCCAGAAAGAGTTATTCCATATGCCAAATTTAGTCAGCCATTTAGATATAGAATTAATGGCGAATAATTGGGGTGATTTTATGGGGTATGAGAAATTAGTTAATGAAAATGAAGAACAATATATATTGCGTATATGCTCTATGAAAGAGTCACAAGGCTTAACGTGGCAAAATATTGCGGACATATTAAATGAATCTCTTGGATATAATTATGGTGAAAGTGCATATAGAAAAAAGGTACAGAGTTTTAATAAAATGATGGAAGCGAATGAAAGTACATTTTTCACTGAGGATGAATATTTGAAGAAAATTCGTGAAGAGAAGGAAGAGCTTTATAAAGCCAAAAAACAATTTCAAGACCAAAGGCGTGAGTATAATAAAATCCGTACTATGGATGCCCGATCAGACCATTTAACAGAAGAATTAATTGAGGTCGCTAAATCTCTTCCGATTCGTGAATTAAATAATTTTTCAGATATTCCAGTAGTTGAATCTGGCAAAGAGGCTATTTTGGTTTTGGCGGATTGGCACTATGGAGAAGTCTCAGACAATATTTGGAATAAATATAATACCGACATATGTAAGCAGAGAGTGCAAAAGCTTTATGAAAAAGTTTCTCAATATTTAAAATATAACCATGTTGAAAAATTGCATATTATGTTACTTGGTGATGAAATTCATGGCGCTATTCATTCTGGCTGCAGAGTTATGTCTGAAGAAAATACATGTGAGCAACTTATGCATGTTTCTGAAATTTTGGCGCAATTCATTAATGAGCTTTCTGCTAAAGTAAAACAAGTTGATATATATTCTACATATGGTAATCATGCAAGAACAATCCAAAATAAGGATGATAGTATTCACTCAGATAATATGGAACGTATTATTCCATGGTGGTTAAAGCAAAGATTACAGAATAATAATCGTGTTAATATAGTTGAAAGTGATTACTATGAATTTATTGCATTTAGTGTGTGTGGATATAATATAATTGGTTGCCATGGAGACCTTGATAAGATTAAGAATTTTGGCGTTATTGCAAATACTATTTTTTCAAAGCTTTATGGGAAGACAATTGATTATTCGTTCCTTGCAGACAAGCACCACATTGAAGAGTTTGAACAACTTGGCATTGAATCTATTCTAGTTCGTTCCTTATGTGGAGCAGATGAGTATTCTAATAATAAGAGATTATATTCATCTCCGGGACAAACATTAGTAATTTTTACACCGGAAGATGGTAGACAGTGCACCTATAATATTAAATTATAAACAATACAAAATTAATATTATTTCGGCAGTAATTAATAATTACTGCCGTTTTAATAATATAAATAACAAAAAATAAAGGAGAACATAATAAAATGGAAGATATTAAGAAGAATTTTAAGCTAGTTTTTAACCCCGGATGCGCCAGACGTTTACTACGCGCTGGATGCACCATTGCAGATATTAAGCAGTCTAAAGAAAATCCAGATAAGACTATTTTTGTCTTTAAACGTGATGAGGCTTTCGAGGCTGCGTTTGCAGAGCTGAATGACAGTCTTAAGAAACAGGCATCTGATGAATCCGTTGAGATTTGTACGGAATAATATATAATATTCGTTACAAAATGCTAAGTAGAATGGAGGAAGAGTGATGACAACAGGTAAAAGTGCGGGTAGAAAGGCAACTTCTAAGGCTTGTCAAATTGAAAAATACTTATGCCCATATTGTAATACCATTAAAAAAGCTGGAGATTTTTATATGAGCTCTGACCCACTTGTGATGACTGGCAAAACGGTAATGTGTAAGGACTGTGCGGAAAAAATTGCAAGAAATTATAACGCTAGGACTAAGACATATGGCGATTGTACGAAGGCGTCCGTCCAAGAAGCACTTGAACGTCTTGATAAACCCTTCCTCGAAAATATTTGGAATTCTAGTTATTTTGAGTATATAAATGATAAAAATCCAAAGCAACGTAGTAATATATGGGCGGCATATATTAAAAATATTAGTATGCCACAATATAAGACAATGCGTTGGCGTGATGGAGATTTATTTGCAAATTATAAAGAGGAAGCAATTAAGCAAGCTAAACAAGATATTGGTAAGGAATTATCAGAAGATCAACGTCCAAAAAATCAAGAAATCAATGAAGAGTATGAAAAGAACCGTGTAGACGTTGTTAGATTACTTGGATATGATCCTTTTGAGCATGAACAAGAAGAAGATAAACCACTACTCTACTCTCAGTTGATTGGATATTTGGATGCAAGTGGAGAAAATGATGACATGATGAGAACCTCTTCCGCAATTACTATTGTTCGTGGTTTTTTACAACAAGCAAAATTAGATGATATGATTGCTAAAGCTATGTCTTCTCCAAATGTTTCCAATAAATCTGGTGAAATTAAATCTTATTTAGATTCTAAGAAAAATGTAGCCTCTACTGTTTCTTTGTTGGCAGAACAATCTTGTTTAAGTTTAAAACATAATAAAAATCAGAGTAAGGGCGAAAATACTTGGACTGGTAAAATTAAGAAAATTAAAGAATTAAATCTCCGTGAGGGAGAAGTCAACGGATTTGACATTGCAACATGTAAAGGCATGCAACAGGTTATGGATTTGAGCAATGCTTCTATTTTAAAGCAACTTGCTCTTGATGAATCTGAATATTCTGATATTGTCGCAGAGCAAAGAAAACTTGTAACTCAACTTACTAGCGAAAGGGAAAATTATAAAGAGATATGTAGGATTTTATTGAGAGAAAATTTAGATTTGAAATATACGCTGTCTGAGCATGATTTATTGCCGCAAGAGAATCTTATCAATTTAAATGAACTCTTCTCCCCTCTTAGTGAAATAGAACCTGTTGACGAGGAGGTATCCGAAAATGAGTAGTCAGATGAAGATCAAAATAATTGATGAAATGAATGACAGGTATCTTTCGGATATAATGAATGAAAGTAATACTGTGTATGTAAAGCCCGGTGTATATGCAATGTCAACTCATAAAATAGAATCACTTATAAAAATTGCAGAATTACAAAAATATTATCAATGTAATCCTGTTAGATTTATAAGTGATTTTTTCGGTATAGAATTAATTGATGCACAAGCATGGATAGTTCAAAGATCTTGGAATTGCCCAAATGTTCTTGTTGTGGCAACTCGTGGATTAGGAAAATCTACGGTAATTGATTTAATTCTTATGTCTAAAGGTATGTTATTCAATAACTTTTGGAGTTATATAGCATCAGGATCAGGCGGACAGGCTGAACAAACATTTACAACGCTCGAACGTCTGGCAAATGACAATATCGATGAAATGGTTGGTTCGACTGGATATATTTTTAAGCACGAAGTGGAAATTAAAAATGCTGCAGGAGATGGATTCAGTCATTCAAGCAATGGATTTACATATTCTTTGTATAATGGTTCTATGACTCAGACATTGAACTCAAATATCGATGCCAAAAGAGGAATGAGAGGAACCGTTATTTTTGATGAAAGTGGCTTCCTATCTGCAGAAATGATGAAGGTTTATGGTGCATTTGCTATTGTCAATAAAAGCTTTAAAACTGGTAAAGACAGAGATGGCAATCTTATTGACCCAATTAGACTTCGTACATTTCCTACAAATATTCCAAATCAAAAATTTTATATTAGTTCAGCATCGAGTACTGATACTGAATTTTATCGCTTATATAGAGAATTTGCTAAGCGACAACTTATGGGAGACCAAGATTATTTTGTTGCTCATATAGATTGTGAGGTTGCTTTTAAACCGACTATGCATGGTAAGGTTATCGCTCCTTTACTTATGCGTAGTACAGTTGAAACCGAAATGGCAACGAACCCAGAAAAGGCACGTCGTGAGTATTATTGTGAATTTACTACCGATGCTGGGCTAAATGCTATTATTAAGCGCGGCACTATTGCTCGTAATAGCGAAACTCGTGTCCCGTTGTTATATAATGATACGGGTAAAAAGAAATTTATATTTGCATATGACCCTGCTCGTTCCAGAGATAATAGCGTTATTCTTATAATGGAACTTTATGTTGACGAACATGGCAATTATAAAGGGCGTATTGTAAATTGTGTTAATTTATTAGATGTTGGTAAAAAACGTAAAAGCCCAATGCAGACACCAGATCAGATTAAATATTTAAAAGAACTTATATTGGATTATAATGGAAACGCTCCAGATTATGAAAACATAGAAGCAATTTTAATAGATGCTGGTTCTGGTGGTGGCGGCGTAAATATTGCTGACTATCTGATGGAAGATTGGGTAGATGATAAGGGAAATAAACATAGAGGCTTAATAGATAAGGAATATAGCGCTGATTATGTTAGTAAATATCCTAATGCTATTAATAAATTAAAGCTTGTCTCCCCTACTCAATATAAGTCGATTATATATGAAGCACTTATTGAAATGATGAATCTTGATTGCATTAGTTTCACGAATGATTATGATAATAAGGGCTATTTAACGTTATTTAAGGTCGATGATAAATTATACAATTCAGAGAAGAAACGTATTTCTGAAGAACTGAAAAAGCAAAACATTCCAGAAATAGAATTTGCTCAAAAGGTCGAAGAAGAAATGAAAAAATCTTCTTGTATTAAAACAAAAATTGTAAAACTTGATCCATATCAAGAAATTGCACTGAAAAATATTGATGCAATGAAAGAAGAAATGGTGAATATGGTTCGTAAAAAAAGAGATTCTGGAAAAGATTCTTTTGACTTAATACCAGAAAAAGCAAATAAGTTACACGACGATAGAAGCTATTGTGCGGCGTTATGTGCATGGGCACTTTCAGAAAAACGTGCAGAGCGTATTCGTAATAAAAAACGTACAACAGATTATAAACTCATAGATATGTTACCTGTCACCCCGCGCAAACAGGTTGAAAAAATATTTGGATAAGAAAGGAGGCCGGTGCCTTTGGAAAGTTTTGAACAGAAAAAGAAAGAGCTAACAGAACAAGAGCGCATAGCGGCTCTCCAAAAAGACGAAAAAGCTAGAGCGAGATTTGCTGCTGTTAAAGATATTTTAACATTAATTGATTTAACAAGTAGTAAATCACAGTCTTATACTATATATTCTAAAGATAATCTTAGAAGCTATTTACAAAACCCTTCTACGGAAAGCAACCAAAAGAACCTTAGAAAATTATCTGAGTTTTTATATACAGTTAGTCATGTGTATAGAAGACTTGTATTAAATAAAGCTAATCAATTTGATGCAAAAAGCTATATTGTTTATCCAAAATTAAACGATAATGGAGAAGTTGAAGATTCTTCTTATCAAAATTATATTAATGCAAGCAATTATGTACAGGGAATGCATCTTGACACACAGATTAGAAAATGTTTAATTAAAGCGTGGCTGGATGATATTGTGTATTGTTTCTGTTATGGGAACCCAGAAGATGACTTATTCTTTTTACATATTCTAGACCCAGATTATTGCAAAATTTCTAGTGTTGACTATTATAGTGGAAAGATCAATTTTGCATTTAATTTTTCATTTTTTGATGGTTCTAATAGTTTTTATCTTGATGTGTATGATCCCGTTTTTAAGAAGATGTATAATTCTTATAAATCTGATAGTAAGTTACGCTGGCAGGAATTGCCACCAGAACAAACATTTTGTTTAAAAATTAATGAGGAAAATTTAGATTACGGTATCCCTCCATTGAGCGGATTGTTTAATTCTTTAATTGACCTTGTTGATTTGTCTCAAATTCAGGCAGTTAAAGACGAGCTATCTGCATATAAACTTATTTGGGCAAAAATAGATACAATTTCTGGCTCAAAGGAAGTAGATGATTTTCAGATTGATCTTGAATTAGCGAATCAGTTTTATCAGAAATTGCAGAGTGTTTTGCCAGAAGGTGTAGCTTTTGGTATGTCCCCCATGGATCTTAAAGATATTACATTTGAGGCAGACGCAGCGAATGATACCAATGTTGTTAATAAAGCGCTGACCAATCTGATTGAGACAAATGGTGATATTGTTTTAAATTCTAATAAAATTACTAACAGCACAAGTTTTAAATTTGCAATGATGGCTGAAAGCATGACCGCTATGGCGGTTGTCTCGCAGTTCAATGTATGGGTTAATTTTTATATTAAAAATAATCTTAGTGTTGAAGATGTAATTGTTGAATTTTCTGATGTTAGTAAATATTTTAAGGATGACAAAATTGACCAATTATTAAAGTTGGGGCAATATGGCTTACCAGTTAAAATGCAAATGGCATCATTATTAGGAATTAACCCTGCTCAGTGCCGTTCTTTAGAGTATCTAGAAGATAAACTTGGATTAGCAAGGACGAAGTGGGTTGCTCCGTTGGTATCTAGCAATGTGCAGAGCGGATTGTCAGAAAACGGAGATGGTTCTGATGGTAGACCGACAAGTGATGAGCCATTAAGTGACGAAGGTCAAGCTACGAGAGATGGCGAAAAGAATGTAAAGTAAGGAGGAGCTGCCATGAATACTAAAAAATTTATTGTTACAAAAGATCCAGAAGTGGCAAAGAAACTTGCTTCCATCTTTAAACTGGTAAATAAGACAAATGATTCGTGGGTATTTATAAATGCGCCCACGAATTTTAATTTTGCTGAATATGGCAAGAAGATAGCATTTACTAATATTTTATGTCTGTAATCTCTTTTTTAGAGTTTATAGTTATTCTGCAAGAAAGGAGGAAATTACATGCATAAAATTTTAACGCTTGATAATTTATATCAGTTCTTTGTAGAACAAAATAAGTCTGTTAATTTTAGTTCAAAAGAAAAAGGCAACCCGATCGTTGTTTATACTCCTGCAAATTTTGAAGTATCTGATAATGACATGCCTGGGATGCTTAAATTAAAATTTAAAGTTTGTCACACCGAAACCAATAGAAACGGAAGTCATATTTCTAAAGAGAATATGGAGACCGCTATGCCTACTTTAAAATATAGACCTGTCTTAGCATATATTCATCAACTTGATGATGGAACATATGATTTTTATGCTCACAATATGGAAATTGAAGAAGATGAAAATGGTGATGAAAAGATAGTTTATACAGAAAAGCAAGTTGGTTGTTTTACGGCAGAAGATCCTTATCTTGAGTATGATGAAGAAAAGGATAAGACATATGTTAATGCATATGCTGTTATTCCAGAAGAATATACTGAAGCTGCGAATATCATTCGTAGAAAGAATGGAACAAAAGTAAGCTGCGAATTGGTTATCAATGAGCTTTCCTATAATGCCAAAGAGAAATATCTTGATTTGACAGATTTTTATTTCGGCGGTTGCACTTTATTAGGCTGTGATGAACATGGTAATGAAATAGGCGAAGGAATGCTTGGCGCAAGAGCTGATATTGCAGATTTTTGTCAAAAGGAGCCTGTATTTAATTATCAAGAAAAATTGGTTGAAATATTAGACAAGCTTGACAGTACATTGTCTAATTTCAATAAAAACAATACAGAGAAGGGAGTGAGAAGAGAAATGAATCATTTTGAGGAACTTCTAGAGAAGTATGATTTTACCGCAGAAGAGCTGGATTTTGATTATGAAAACATGTCAGATGATGAGCTTGATGTCGCATTTGAGGAATTTAAGAATAAGAAGTATGCAGATGATGATGGTGGTGGTGCGGGTTCTGATACTGGTGATGCCGGAGAAACAGATCCTAGCGTTGGTGAAGGCAATGGCGAAGGCACAGGCACTACAGATCCACAGCCAACAGAACCAGAACCAAGCGAAGATGAAGATCCAGAAGATGGTGAAGGCGCTTCTACTGAAGATGATGAGTCTAAGAAGAAGGGTGAAAATTTTGTAAAGAATTTTAAGATTGAAATTTCTCATGAGGATATCAGATATGCTCTTTATAATCTTCTTGGAGAATATGAAGAGGCAGACAATGAATGGTATGGAATTTATGCTGTTTATGATAATTACTTCATAATGCAGGGATGGTGCAATGGAAAATTTTATAAACAGGGTTATGCTATTGACGGAGAAAATGTATCTCTTGATGGTGAGCGTACAGAAGTGTTCCAGATGCTATTGACTGAATCTGAAAAGATTGCGGTAGAAAAACTGCGTAGTGATTACGCTGAACTTGAAGAAAAATATAATGAGCTTAAGACATTTAAGGATAATTATGATGCTGCAGAGCAGAAAGCCGCAAAAGATGCTATTTTTGCAGATGAAGCATATGATAGTATCCGTGAAGCTGATGAGTTTAAGGCACTTATGAACGATTCCGAAAAGTATTCTGTCGAAGAGATTCAGAATAAGTGTGATTTGCTATTCGCTGCTAGTGTAAAGAAGGCACAGTTTGCTGCGAAGGATAAGAAGTCTCATAGTCTTGGATTTAATTTTAGTAAAAAGGAAGATAAAAAGGCTTCTGCTTATGGTAATTTATTTAAGAAAGATTGAACAATACAAAATTATTAAACTAAGGTCGTTATAAATAACGACTTTTGTTATATTAAAATAAATTTTAAATTATGAAAGGATGAAATTAGTTATGGCAAATGTTTTTGATAAAATTGTCGGAACTGAGCACGTTGTTGCTGAAAGTTCTCTACTGAAGGCTACCGAAGTTGGTCATATTCTATCCATGAAGTGCCACAAGGATTTAGACAATGGTTCTATTGTTACTAGAGGTGCATGGGTTGAGGCACAGGTTTTTGATTCCGCAGATTATGCTGCTGGTAAGAAGCCCTACCTAGTACTCACTCCTCCTATTGGATATAACTCCGATAGACGCTCTTACCAAGAGGAAAGATATTTCTATAATGCTACTGGTGAGATTGCAAGAGCATATGAGCTACATGTTGACGACATCTTCACTGTTTCTGCTAATGCTATTACTGCTCTAGCTACCGCTCCTGTTGTTGGTAATTATGTAAGTGTTGACGGCGGTCTATATAAGGAAGCTGCTTCTGCTGGTCAGACTGGTTTTGTTGCACAGATCGTTGAGAAGGTTAACTACACTAATAGCGTTTCTTACAGACTCCATGTCGTAAGTCTAGGCGCGTAATTTGAAAATTGAGAAAGGAGGAAATAATTATGGCTAAGTTTATGCAGTTTGATATGAATGTTAAGAATGTATTTGATAATAATGAGAATGATTATAATGCTTTTAATAAGCTAATGCTTGACTATTCTCACAATGCTCTAGATGGCATTTCCGTAAAGGAAGCAAATCAGAAGATTGTTGAGATTTTCCGCAATGTTATTGGTTGCGACGAAAAGTCCACCAAGGCAGAAATTCGTAGAGGTATTCGTAGAAATCAGGCAGTTCTTTTTGATCTAATTGAGGTCGTTATTGATGATGCTCTAGTTAGTGGCTGGCAGGAGAATCCTTTCTTCAAGGAGTTCGTCGAAATTCGTAATCTAGCACTTGGTGATAAGAACGAGTTCTATTGCCCAGATCAGAGTGTTCTTTCTGTAATGAAAGTCTCTGGCAACCATCACGACATTATTAGACAGAGACTAGGAGCTGGCAAGACCTTTAGTGTTGAGACTAGCTGGTATGGTCTTAAGGTTTACGCAGAATTTGAAAGACTACTTACTGGCGTTGAAGATTTTGCAACTCTAGTTGGTAAGATTACTGAAGCTTTTGATCGTTATGTCAATCAAGCTCTATATGAGGCTCTAATGGGTGTTGGCACTACTCTAGGCGCTCAGTGGTATAAGTCTTCTGCTCTAAGTGATGCAACCAAGGAAACCCTACGTACTCTATGTATGGATGTTGGTATGGCATCTGATTCCGAAGTCGTTATTATGGGTACTCGCGCTGCTCTTGCTAGTGTGTTTGATCTTACTAAGGTTGAATGGGCTTCTGGTAGCATGAAGGATGAGAAGCACACCACTGGTAAGTTTGGTTATTGGGAAGGAATCCGCCTTGTGGAACTCAAGCAGGGCTTTAAGCTTAACGATACCACTCAGTATCTAATTGCTAATGATATTCTGTTTATTATGCCCGTTGGCGTCGAGCCTTTCATCAAGCTAGTTTATGAAGGCGACACTCAGATGTATCAGGTTCAGGACGCAGGCACTCATATGGATATGACATATGATTACGAGGTACAGACTAAGATGGGCCTTAGTGTTATTACTAACCAGAAGTTTGGTATGTGGAAGATTGTTAAGTAATTTAAACAATACAAAATTAATTATTAGGATAAAAGGAGAAATTTAATATGGCAAATACAAGAACCAAGAAGGTAGAGGCCGAGGCTCCTACTGAAGAAATTATCAAGGAAGAACCCAAGAAGAAGGCTCCTCGTAAATTTGCGCAAGACGATGTTATTTTGTGCAAGTCTGTGACGTTCGGAGAATTGCTATTACCCGGCAAGAAGTCTCAATTACTATATACATGGGCAGATTATGGTGATGCTACTGAGGTAGAATTCCAAGATCTTCAAGCTCTTAGATCTATAAGGTCTGCTTATCTAAATGCGCCTTATTTTGTAATTGAGGACGAAGAGTTGCTTGAGCAGTGGCCCGAACTTAAGACTCTTTACGCAAAGGTCGCCGCACTAGATGTCGATAATCTATTCAATCTACCTATCAATCAGTTTAAGAAGAGACTTCGTGAGATTCCTGTTGGATTTAAAGATTCTATCAAGAATATTGCCGGAGATAAAATTCGTAATGGTTCTTTAGATAGCATTGCAAAGATTAACGCACTGGATGAAATTCTTGGCACAGAGTTAAAATTAATGATTGAGTAAAGGGGGTTATTTAAATGACTCCTTTTTCTGAAATTTATGAAAGAGCTGCTTCTAAAATTGAAGACCCAGATCTTGCATTACTTCCAGAGGAAGATTTGGAAGATATGTTTCATGAATGGCTTATGAGCGCTATTTCACAATTTAGAAAATGCAAAAATGACCTTTCTAATCGAGATGAAGAGAATAAGCAATTTAACGTAGATTTATTAGATGTAGAGAAGGAAATTCTTGCAATTTTAGTTGTGAGGCAGTGGCTTGAGCCGCAAGTTAATTCTGTTTTATTGACTAAGCAAGTTTTTGCTGATAAAGAGCAGAAATATTATTCTCAGTCTCAGCATCTTGCGGAATTAATAGCGTTGGATGAAAAAATGAAGTTAGAAGCGCAAAGGCTAAGCCGTGATTATACATATGGATATGGTTCGTATTGGACTTGAGGGAGGAATTACTATGAATACTATTTATGGAGATATCCCTCAAATACAGATTATAGAGCAAAAACGTTATTTATATGGAGCAATTATTAGTTGTCTTTATCAAAAAGAGAATGAATACCCTTTTTTAGATGCCCATATGCAATCATTGATTAATCAAATAAGTGGATTAAATAAAATGTTTAATTATCAGCCAGAAATATTGACTATTATTAGTTGTTTAGAGACAGCACGAAAGGAGCCCTCTCAGTTCCGCAAGGCTATACTTGATGCGGCTAACTTAGTTAATGCCTTGAAGGATGGTGATAACGATGCTTGATTCGTTTAAAACTCGTATGGAAAGACTAGGCAAATGCCAAAGTGATGCTTATTTACGTAATGCCGATAGTACAATTAATGCCACCTTCAAGAGAGATCCAGCCTATCGTGAGGTTCTTGTAACTTCTGCACCAAATGGAATCACATTAAGAAAGCTAGATGCTAAGTTTATTATTGATACGCGCCGTTCAATAAGCGGTGACGAAGAGGTATATAAGCTGCAGTTTAGACCTCATGTTAAAATTCCAGTTGGCTCATATGTTGATATTCCAGATGATGCTGGCGAATTGCAAAGATGGCTTGTCATTCTTGATGACCATCAGCCGCAGTTTCATATGTATTATGTATTAAAGTGTAACTGGACATTAAAATGGGTACATGAAGATAAAGTTTATAAGTGTGAGTGTGTACAGAGAACGCAGAGTTCTTATAACTCTGGTCTTTGGACTGATTATATTTTTACTACGCCTGAAGATCAAACCATCATGTTATTGCCGACAACTCCTTATACTCAAACGCTTAGTTATAATCAACGTGTGTTAATTTATGATAGCGGTAGAAAAATACCTTTGGCGTGGGAATTATCTAAGGTATTAGATACAATTCCAGTTGGTATTACACGTTTGACATTTAAACAAGTCCAAGCGACAATGCAGGAAGACTGTGGAAAATATGGCTTAGCAAATTGGTGCACGAATAAAGAGCACGACATTACTAAAAACGAAATTTGCCAATATTGTAGATTAAAAGAGCCCCATTATATTGATGCCGGACTTGAAATGCCAGAGGAAGAATCCCCGACAGGGAGAATTACTTATAATGGCAAAGATGCCACATTGCGTGTTGGCGGTAGTTCTAAGGTATTTACGGCAGAATTTTGGGATGCATTTAATTTGGTATATGTTGCAGATAAGCCGATATGGAAATTGTCATTTATGAATAATAACCAGTTATTATGCTCTATTAATCTTCATTACCATAATGATGATTGGGAAATTGAACCATCTGACGATTGCCCTTCTAATGTCATGCTATCTGATTTAAGTTTTAGAGACGATGTTTCTACGCCATCGGATGTTGATGCATGTGATGTTACGTGTAGTGTCAATGGAGAAGAAATATTTAAAATTAATGTTGCACCAGCAGAAGATAACTGGAATGCTCTTAAATTACGTTGTTTACAATTATATAGCATGGTTGGTAAAAAGATTGTTGTGTCGGCCGCAAACAAAGATGGTAAGTACGCAACAGAAACGGTCATGGAGGTGGTTAGTTAATGATTAGAGATATTCAAAATATTGATGATGATGTGTCTAGTATGAAGCGTTTGATTCGTCAAAAACTCACGTCTGATCCAGATGTTATTGAGGCGTTAAATAATCATGAACTAGATCCTTCAAGCCCAGATGATTATTTAAATACAAATATTTTTGCATATATTCGCGTACCAGAGGTGCAGGATGTTGCAAGAAATTTTATATGCTTTAGCGTAGATGACGTAGAAGACCATCAATATAATAGTGTTATGAAAATTCAATATGTACAATTTGTTGTGTTTTGTCATGCGGATGACATTAAGACTCCGTATGGAATTGAGCGACATGATCTGATTGGATACTTGCTTCGAGACATTTTTAATTGGTCTAATATGTTTGGTATGCAAGCAAAATTGATATACAACAAAGAGGGAGTAACAGATACTTCGTACTCTACTCGTACTTTAAAATTTGAACTTACCAGAACCAATTCTCTGAATAAAGCTGTAACAAGGAACAAATATGAGTTCTGATATTTTTGAAGTAGATCCTCTCCAATTATATTTTGGAGACGATTATATTATTAATGATAAAATAAAAATTAAACAGGCAAAAATTGGAGATATTGTAGATTTTGGTGAGGCGAAATATTTTAGTGTTGTTCATACTTTGACTGCTATTCCGAGTGACCTTAAGTCCAAACTTTGGGATATGGGGTTAGATTGGATGGAGATTGAAGATTTTGAGTTGTTTATGATGCTTGCTCCGACGTTATCAAAAGAAAATACTGAATTGCTGTTTGGTGATTTAGATTTTACTAAATTAAAACCATATAGAAATAAGGAAAATGGCGATATTGTTTTGGCGGATTTAGAATCTGGTGTAAAGATTGATAAATTAATTTATTTAAGAATTGTAAATTATTTAAGAAAGGTTCATAATATTACGCCAAAAATAGAACGTGCGGCAAATAAGACAACCAAACAAATCCTTATAGATGAAGACAGAATGAAAATTAGGTTAAATCAAGAAAAGCCTTTTAAATCATATCTGTTGCCGCTTATTTCTTCTGTAAAGGTTCGTATGGGATATACGAAGGATTATGTGAGAAATGAGGGATTTGTAGAATTTTTTGATGATTTGGCTCGCCTACAAATTATCAATAATGCAGACCATCTACTTGCTGGATGTTATTCTGGCATGATAGATACAAAGAAAATAAATAAGGCGGATTTGAATTGGTTAAAGGAGATTTAATTATCTCTTGAATATTAAATTTATTATTTTTAGGAGGAAATTATTATGGCTTTTGATATTAATAACTTTGTTATCGATAGAGTCACTCGTGGTGTTGCTCTATCTCAGAAGGACGATTCCGTACTATTCTCTATCAACCAGATGCAGAATGTTTCTCTAAACTGCGCATCTGAATCCACTGACGCTGTTGACGCTCTAGGTACTCCTATTGCTACGTTCTATCGTGCTAAGAGTGCCGAGTTCTCTGCTGAGAACGCTATTTTCGATATGAATCTAATGGCTACTCAGCTTGGTGCCAAGAAGAAGGTTGCCAGCTCTGCTGCCAAGATTACTGCTCCTGCTATGGAGAGCTTCGAATATGGCACTGGTTCTTATGAGCTAAAGCATGCTCCCAAGGGCGAAGTTAAGGAAATTTATGTTCTAAATGGCGATAGCACTTTTGGTAAGAAATACACCAAGGGTACTGCCCCATCTGAGACAGAGTTCTCTCTTGCTGGTCAGACGATGAAGCTACCTACCGGCCTAAATGCTAGTGACGAGCTATTTGTTATGTATGACTATGAGACTGAGAATGCTGTTGAAGTTGTCAACTCCGCTACTGAATTCCCTGTCGGCTGTAAGTTCGTCATGGAAGTTCTTGGCTGCGACGTATGCGATCAGACTACTCTAGTTCACGCTTACGTGATCTTTAACAACTTTAAACTTAGTCCTGATTTCGACTGGAGTAACAAAATTTTTGCTACAAATTTTAAAGCTCCCTGCGTTCATAAAGAGCGTAGAGCGGCGTAATGATATACGTCCAAAATCCCTTTAATTGCTGGAAGTACTTAAAGACAATCTAGCTACAACGTAAGGATGAAATATGCCTAAGCGTGAATGCGGCGAAAGCAGAAAAAATAGATTGTATGATGCAAGGTTAAACCCTAAACATTGTAATAATAGTTAATCAGCAACCAAGCCTCAAATAGAGGAAGGCTCGACGGCTATTCCGAAAGGAAGTAGGTTTAAGTGAACCGAAATGGGGGATACCCAGAAATGGGTAGTGATATAGCCTGCTCTTATATGAGAATATAAGACGTCTTTAATGACTGGCAAAGCGTAACGAACTTTGTTGAACACTAGGCATTGCAACAGATGGCGCTCATCCTTTCAGTGGTAAGGCTCAACAGGCATACTGCGACAAGGAAAAGAGATTAGAAGTGATGGCTGCATAATGTGGCTTTCTACGAATAGTTTCCGTATAAAGTAATTTATATGATAAATAACACATTGAAATGCTGGAAATCCCTAAAGCTCATATACCAAAGCGGAAAGATGAAACATGCTTAAACGTAATGGTCACGAAAGTAGAAAAAAGTTATGAGATAGATATATGGTTAAATCCTAAGTATCTGTTATAATGGGAAATCAGCAGGTAAGTCTCGAATAGAGAAAACCTCAACGACTATTCTCGTTAAGAGAAGTACATAACAAGCGATTGGTTATGGAAGTGGTGTGCCCCACTTATGTGGGTGAAGATATAGTCTGTACTTTATCGAAAGATAAAGGGTCATAAGATCGGGCAAGTGTAGCGCCTTGCTTAAACACAATAGTATTCTCCATCGTTATTCCTAGCGAGGAATAATTTGTCAAGGACTTGACAAAACAAAATTAATGTGCTATAATATCAACGTAAGTAGATGAGCCCTAGCTAAGTTCATTGAAAGGGCCCCTGTTACCTCTCAGGGGCCTTCTTACGTATAATTTAAAAGAGGCAATTAAACGAAAGAGGTAATATTTATGAGTATTAAGTATGAAGATTATTCAAATATTTTAACCAAAAGAGAAATATCGTTTTTATATAAAAATGGGTCTCTTGGAGAAAATTGCCCAAATGCATTAAAATTTTGGGATTATGAAAAGAATCTGCCACTGACTCCATATATTGTTTTGTCAACATCTAATAAAGTTGTGCATTGGAAATGCCCAATTTGTAAATATGAATGGGAAGATAAAATTATTGTTAGACATAAAGCAGAAAAATGCCCTGTTTGTTCTAGTAGAATTGTCAAACAAGGATATAATGATTTTGAGAAAAAATATCCAGATATATCATTAGAGTGGGATTTTGATAAAAATTATTGTGACTATTCTCCTTCTACTGTTGCTTTTAGTTCTCATAAAAAAGGATGGTGGAAATGTAGAATATGTGGAAATTCGTGGTTTACATCTTTTAATAATAGAGCTAATGGACAAGGCTGTAAGGTTTGTGGATATAAAATTGTTGGTAATAAAGTTACAAAAAGATCTTTAGAGTCAAGAGGCTCTTTATATGATAATTGCCAAGATTTAATGGAAGAATGGGATTATGAGCTTAATAAAGGAATTAATCCTAAAGAAGTCGCCGTTGCGTCTAGAAGCAAGGTCTGGTGGAAATGTAAAAAATGTGGGTGCGAATGGTTTGCATCGGTTGGTGCCAGAACTGGTAAAGATGGTACTGGATGCCCAGAATGTAAAAGAAGGCAGGAAAAAAGTAGCATACAATGTGCTACAGAGTTGCATCTTTTGAATAATTATGGCTATCCATTATTGCATGAATTTAGATGTACGATATCTGCTGTTAATCCTTTAACTAATAAAAAGATGCCGTATGACAATGAATTAATCATTGGAGATTCACATTTAATTATTGAAGTTAACGGAGATCAACATTATCGCATTACAAATTTTACAGTTTATAAATCGAAGTATGATGGAATTACTCCTGAAGAAGAACTCAAAATGCAACAATATCGTGATAAAGTAAAAATGAATTATGTATTAAGTCTTGAAAATTATCATTATCTCGTAATCCCATATACTGCATTTAAAGACGATTCCTATAAAACACTCATAGATAATAAAATTTCAGAAATATTATCTCTTACAACCAAAACTAACATAAAGGAGTGATCTCTCATGAGATATCCTCGTACATGTCTGTGCTGCGGTAAGACCTATAGTTATTGCAGCAACTGTTGGGACTACCGTGCTCTCCCACTGTGGATGAATTCATTCTGCAGTGACAACTGCAAAGATATTTTTGAAACTTGCACAGACTATAATTTTGAGCTAATCACTAAGGAAGAGGCAAAGGAACTCTTATCTGCCTGCGACCTTTCTAACTCTAAGAATTTTAATAAATGCGTCAAGCGCGATCTTGGCGTAATTATGCAGGAACCCAAGAAGATTGAGTTTCCTATTAAAAAGGCAGAGTAATCTGCACAATCACATGAAGTAGTTACAATTAAATACAATATTACGGTGCGAAACTTCATGTGTAAGTTCTGCACCGTATTTTTTCGGGAAAAAGGAGAAATGAAAATGCAAGCAAAATCTAATATTGTTCCCGGTCTACAATATGATCCAGACAGATGCATCTATATTACGTGTATACCACAGGTTCAATTATATTTACAAAATGAAGCTGAGTTACTAGATATTCTTAGCAGCAAGACTAAAACAAACCAGCTAGTTTTTGTATTTGAACGGAATGCTTTGACGAGACGTTTATATGAAGTGTGGAAAAATAGTAGACCGTAATTTTATAGAGCGGAGGTGTTTCAATGGCTGAAACTGAAACTACTTTTGCGACTATTGTAATTGGCGTTAAGCATAATAAACTATCTGTAGTTAGAAGTGCATTTGGCACAAGTGGAATTATTAATTCGCTCATGTGCAGATTTGAATTTAGGACTAAAGACTGGGCTGGCATTCAAAAGATGGCGGTCTTCCAGAGCATGAATGATTATGTAAAGCACAAAGATGAAAATAAGTATATTATTCCACTAAATGAACAGGGCGAATGTTATGTACCAGCGGAAGTTATGGCTGGGCAAGGAGAATTTTTAATTGGTGTATTTGGAGTATACGAGAATAATAATCGTATTGTAACTAATATGCTTGCGTTTAAATGTGATCAAGGGTGTTATTGCATTGGCTCCACTCCTAGTGGAACTACTCCAAGTGAATATGCAGAAATTATTGCCTTAATTGACAAAAAACAAGACCTGTTGATTCCAGGAAATGGTATAACTATAGATGAAAACAATGTAATCAGTTGCACGTGTGAGGCAACAGAAATTGGACTAATCAGTGGAGGTGACAGTACTGATGGCTAAGGCAACTTTAAATAATGTTCGTATTCAACTTAGAAATGATACTGCTACCAATTGGGCAAAATCGACAGTTGTTCTGTTAGCTGGTGAATTTGCTGTCGAGAACGATACTGGTTTGTTTAAGATTGGTAATGGTACAGACATTTTTAGTGCATTACCATATGCCAATAATGCCGCAGAAGTTGCGCAAGAATTTAATGCGCTAAAAGATAAAATCGGAGAAATCCCTGATGATAAAACTATCATCGCAATGATACAAGAGGCTTCTTATGATGACGCCGCTATTCAAGCTGGTATCGCAGCTAATAAAGAAGCAATTGATACCTTAAACGGAGATGGCGAAGGTTCTGTTAAGAAGACTATTGCAGATGCAACAGTTAATCCTCTTAATATTACTGGCGCTACTGTTGGTCAAGTGGCCAAGATTAAGGCTGTCGATACAGAAGGCAAACCTACTGAATGGGTAACAGCCAACATTCCAACTAAGACAAGTGATCTTATTAATGATGATGGTTTTATTAAAAATATTCCAGATGAATATGTTACTGAGGCTGAGCTTGAAGCAAAGGGTTATTTAACACAGCATCAAGATTTAACCAATTATGCTTTGAAGTCAGAAATACCAACTTTAGAAGATTATGCAAAAATTTCTGAACTTGACGCAAAACAGGATAAATTAACTGCTGGGGCTGGTATTTCTATTAAAGATAACGTTATTAGCGCCACCGGTGGAGGCACTGGATTCTCTGGAGTAGAATCCGTAAATGGAAAGATTGGCGCGGTTACTCTTGCCGCCTCAGATGTTATCACTTCTTCTTCTGATATGAATAAAGTGTCTATTAATTCTGATAATACGCTAGAAGTAAATACTATTAGTTTTGATAAAATTGTACAGCAAGATACGGATGAAATTATTATTTCTGGTGGAAACGCCTAATTTTTAAAGGGGGAAATAATTTTATGGCAACTAAAACATTAAGCACAAGAATTGTCATGCGTAACGACATCGCGGAAAATTGGGCTACGAAGAATCCAGTTTTACTCAAAGGTGAGTTTGGTGTCGAAACCGATACAAACAAGTTTAAGATTGGCGACGGAGCTAAGGCCTGGGCTGATCTTGATTATGCGGGCGTCGATCAGGCCGCAATTGAAGGCATTATTGCACAGAATAGAGACAATCTATATAAATATACCCGTACCGATGGTTATCAAAGCGACGATGAAGCCATTGCTGCGGCACTAGGTTCTAATGCCCCTGTGCAGGGTGATATTGTCGTAATTACTACGACGCTTGATGGCAGCACTTATGAGCAGAGTGCTTTCATGTACAATGGAACTAAGTGGGAAGCAATGACGGGTAATGTTAACGCTAATAGGGTAATCCTTAAAGACGATATTGTTATGGCCGGTAATTATACACAGGTCGGCAATATGACAAAGGCCCAGAATGGTACCGCTACCTTTGCTACCAAGGGTAAGTCTGTCGCTGATGCTCTGACTGAAATTTTCTCTAAGCGTCTACAGCCTGGTACTCCTACCGCTCCTGCTGTTTCTCTGACATTTGGTCAGGCTAAAGCTTATGAAGTTGGCACTACGGTGTCTCCAACCTATTCTGCTTCTTTAAGCGCAGGTTCTTATACTTATGGCCCTGCGACTGGTATTACTGCTACCGCATGGGAAGTCACTGATACTGCGGGCAACTCTGCGACTACTGCTTCTGGTAGTTTTGACGATGTTGTTGTAACTGATGGCACTAATTATAAGATCACTGCAAAAGCTACCTATGGTGAAGGCGCTATTGCAAAAGACAACCTTGGCGCAGATTCTAATCCTGTTGTGAAGATTGCTGCCGGTTCTGCTACTAAGGTTTCTGGTGCAATCACTGGCTACCGCAATACTTTCTATGGTACTGTTACTGAAAAGGCTGCGCTAACTAGCACCATTATTCGTGGACTAAATAAATCCAATGCGGCATTTACCAATGGTAAGACTTTTACTATTTCTATCCCTGTTGGCGCGGTTCGCGTCATTTTTGCTTACCCAGCAACCCTACAAGACGTTAGTTCTGTAAAGGACGTCAATGGTCTAAATGCAGAGATTAAGAGTGCATTCACTAAGTCTGCAGTTACTGTTGCTGGCGCTGGCTCTGATGCTGGTATTGAATATAAGGTTTATACTACGGACTTTGCTGAACCTGTTGCGAAAGCAAATTCCTATACTGTTAAGATTTAATGAAGGGGGAAATGAATTATGGCTATGACATTTGGTACTCTTGATTTTGCTGTAGCTTTTAACCGTCAGACGGCGTTCCCTCTAGACGCTAAAAGCTATTTTGAAAGCTTAGAAGCTGCCCAGGCCGCTGCTGCGTCTGCGCAGGAAGCAGGCAGTTCTGAAACTGTATATTATTATGGCCAGCAGATTGCTGTCGTTGATAGCGGTAAGGCTACTCTATATGTTATTCAGCCCGACAAGACTCTAAAAGAAGTTGGCGGAAATATTCTTATTAATGAAAATGTGTTTTCTAAGAGCGAAGATGGCACTCTAGATCTACTTGGTTTTGCCGATGCTGTTGGTGGTGCTCAGCTTGTTAAGACTGAAGATGGTAAGGTTTCTTGGGTTAAGCCAGATACTACTACCGTTGAGGGTCTATCTACCGCTATTGAGTCTCTAAAGACGACTGTTGGCGATGACAAGAGCGGCCTAGTAAAGCAGGTCGCAGACAACAAAGCTGCTATTGACACGTTAAATGGCGCGAGCACCGTGCAAGGCTCTGTTGCATACCAGATTGCACAAGTTGTCGCTGGCGCAGATGAGAGTTTTGATACACTAAAGGAAATTGCTGATTGGATTGCGGGTCATAAGACGGATGCTGCATCCATGAATTCTCAGATTAATACAAATAAGGATGATATCGCTGCTCTTAAGACCAAGGTTGGCGACACGTCTGTTGCAGATCAGATTGCTGCTGCTGTTGACGCCGCATTAAAGGATGGCGAATCTGACAAATATGCTCTAGCTGACGACCTTGCTACCGCAAATGGTAAAATCACTGCTCTACAGGGACTAGTCGGCGAAACTGCAGTTGCCACTCAGATTAGTGATGCGATTGACGGCGCTTTAAAGGTTGATGGTGCAGAAAAGTATGCATTAGCTTCTCATACTCATGAAATTGCAAATGTTACTGGTCTTCAGGCCATTCTTGACGCTAAGGCTGCAGCAAATGACGTAGAAACCCTACAGAGCACCGTTGACGGGTTAGAGGCCAAGGCTCATGAGCACGCTAATAAGACTGTCCTCGATGCTATTTCTGAAGACAAGGTTAATGCTTGGGACGCCGCTCAGGCTAATGTTATTGAGTCTATTAAGTTGAATGGTACTGCCATTGCTCCTGCTGCCGATAAGAGCGTTAACATTGCAATTCCTGCTGCCACTGCTGAGGTGCTTGGTTTAGTTAAGGTTGACGGCGATAGCATTGTTTCCAACGAGGGCGTAATTAGTGTGAAGTCCGTATCTACTGACCTATTGGTTCAGGGTTCTGATACGCTTATTATGGATGGCGGTAATGCTTAATCATGATTTTATAATATAAAGGAGAATGATTTAAATGGCGAATAAGACATTCAATACGAGAATTTGTCTCAAAAATGATACATATGCAAATTGGATTGCGAATGATCCAATTCCTCTAAAAGGCGAAGTATGTGTAGTTGTCATTCCTGCTGACACTGGTGCAGTACAGGGAGAGCCTGTGACACTTTTCAAGGTTGGCGATGGCACTAAGAAATTTAGTCAGCTAGACTTTATCGGCGCAAAGGCTGCTGACGTTTATAGTTGGGCTAAGGCTGCTACCAAGCCAACGTATTCTGCTACCGAAATTACTGGGCTAGAAGCTTATATTGGTGAGAAGATTCAGGATACTGATACTCAGTATAAGCTAGAGGCTGATGCTGAAGATGGCCACAAGTTCTATCTATATTCCAAAGCCAAGGGTGATGAGACTTTTGGTACTACGCCTGTAAGCACTATCACTATTCCAGAGACTGTCTATACTCTAGCCACTGGTACTGCTAATGGTACGGTGAAGTTTAATGGCGATGATGTAGCTGTTAAGGGCCTAGGTTCTGCTGCTTATACTGAGTCTACCGCTTATGACGCTAATGGTGCCGCTCAGGCCGCAGAAGACAACGCTAAGGCTTATGCTGATGGTAAGGATTCTGCTATTGCAGCCGCCAAGAAAGCTGGTACTGATGCTCAGGCTGCAGTAAATACTCTTTCTGGTAAGGTTGGCACAGTCCCAGAAAGCAAGACTGTTGTCGAAATGATTTCTGATGCTCAGGCTGCTGCAACTTATAATGATGCCGATGTTAAGGCCGGTATCAAGGCCAATGCTGATGCTATTACTAAGCTAAATGGCACTTCTGCAGTTGAAGGTTCTGTTGACAAGAAGGTAGCAGATGCTATTAATGAGTTTGCTACTAAAGTTAGCGATGATCAAACTGTTAATACCTTTAAGGAACTAATTGATTATGCCGCTTCTCACCAAGGTGAATATAGCACTCTGTCTGGTGAAGTTCAGGCTAATAAGACCGCTATTGCCACTTTAAACGGCAAAGATAATGAAGCTGGCTCTGTAGCAAAGACTGTTAAGGATGCTGTTGAGGCAGCACAGGCTACTCTTCAGGGTAACATTGACAAGAAGGTTGACAAGGTAGAAGGTAAGGGTCTATCTACCAATGACTATACCACTGATGAGAAGACCAAGCTAGAAGGTATTGCTGATGGCGCACAGGTCAACGTAATTGAGACGGTCAAGGTTAATGGTGTTGCACTAACTCCTGCTGATAAGGCAGTTGACGTTACCGTTCCTACTGGAGCTCTTGCTGATAAGAACGAAGTAGCAAAGGCCGATCTTGCTGCTGATCTAAAAACTGAGATAGAAGGCAAGGTTAACTCTGCTAATTGTGGTGATATTATCTCCCATAACGCCGCAGAATTTGCTACCGCAGGTCACAATCACGACACTGTCTATTCTAAACTAGATCATAATCATAAGATCGAGGAACTAGAGCAGGATGCATATATTATTCTAGATTGTGGCTCTGCCAGTACAATTATTTAAGGCTACATTGCCTCTTCACATTAAGTAGTTTATTTAATAGGGGAGGCAATACGCCTCTCCTATTTTTTTAGACTATATAAGGGGGAATAAAAACTAATGGCTTATATCAATAAAGTTACTGTTAGAGGCAAAACATATAATTTAGAAAATCTAACCGATGGGACGTATATTGTTAGGTTGCCCAAATTAAATGCCGATGATGAGTTTGTAACAAAAAATTCGTTGCAAACTGGAGTTAAAGCATCAGAGCTTACTGATGGTACATACACTGTTAGTTTGCCAAAAAATTTAGCAAAAAACGACACATTCGTTATACAAAGCGTACAAGATAGAATTAACAATAATAAAGTAGATAAAGAAAATGGCAAGGGTCTATCTACGAATGATTATACCGCAGCGGAGAAGACCAAATTAAAAGGGATTGAAGATGGCGCAAATAAATATGTCCATCCAACTTATGGTGCAAAGACCTCTGGATTATATAAGATTACGGTAGACAGCACAGGTCACGTTAGCACCACAGATGAAGTTACAAAAGACGACATTATTGCCCTTGGAATTAATGCAGATGATGTGTTAGTAAGCGCGAAGGAATATACGGATGAACAAATTGCTGCGTATGAGCCTTATTCTATTGAGGTAGTGGATGACCTCCCAACGTCTGGTGAGGGCAGAACATTTTATTTAGTTCCAAACAGCGCCAATACTGGATACACAAAATATTGGTGGATTACCGACAAAGAAGGAAATCAGAAATGGGATGAATTCAAAGGTTCGTCTACGGTAGTTGTTACAGAGCTTCCTGAAGCTGGTGAACAGGAAACAGATTATATCCTATATTCTGACGCCGGGTGTTTCTATTATAAATGGATTGATAACTCTTGGAAAATGATTGCTGGTACAGTTGCGCATATCGTAGACTCTCTGCCCGAAACTGGTAATGAGTTTTCTGATTATTACGTTAAAAATGGCGATGGTCTATATGTCCATTATCGTTATATCGACGGGGCATTCTGTATTATTGGCGGAGATACATACACTAAGTCGCAGATGGATAGCAAACTTTCTTCGATTAATACATCTGTAGATGCCAATACTCAAAACATTACATCTAATACGACAAATATTGCCTCTCTGAGCAGAAATGTTGATACATTAAGAAAAGATTTAGATGCTATAGACACTGAGGGATACACTTATTATGCCACATATGGAACTGCGACGCTTGCAACTGGCGAAGAAAAGGAAAATGTATTTACTCTATATGAAGTTAAGAACGAAAAAGAAGAAGTGAAGAGTCAGTTTGTAATTACTGGTGGAAGCGGAGGTAGCACGACAACTACTACACTTAAAGTAGAACGTATTACAGAGTCTCCTATTATTGTGACTACGACTGATAAAGTAGAAATTAGTTTTAGCTATTCTTCAACAGACAGTGATGGCGAATCTGTCGATGGTACATATACTTGGAAACTTGGAAATACTGTTCTATCTACTGGAGCATTGGTTCAAGGCGCTAATACATTTGATATGACTGATTATGTCAATATTGGCACCCAAAAATTCACGTTGACAGTTGTCGATGCTGCTGGCAGTGTCGCAGTTAAATCTTGGACTGTGCAAAAGGTTGATATTAGGCTCGAATCCTCATTTAGCGATAAGATTTCATATGAGGCAAATAGTGCCGTGAATTTTACATATACGCCATATGGTGCTGTTAGCAAAACAGTACATTTTGTTCTTGATGGCACCGAAATTGGTACTGTTACTACAAGTTCTTCTGGTACATTGCAGTCTTATACGTTACCAGCACAAACGCATGGTGCGCATTTGTTAGAATGTTATATCACTGCAACTATTAATGGCAAAAATGTTGAAACGGAGCATATTTTCAAGGATATTATTTGGTATGACGAGAGCAATGAGAGCCCAGTCATTGGCTGCATCTATCGATACGATCATTATGGCAAGGTAGAGGCTAAGCAGTATAATTCGACTAATATTCAATTTTATGTATTTGATCCAAAGACAGAAACTCCAACTGTTACAAGGAGCGTCGATGGTAAAGTTGTTGCTACGCAGACCATGTCTGGTACATCAGATGTTTGGGCATATAAGTCATCCGACATTGGGGAACACACATTAACAATCACCTGTAGAAACACGACTCTCACGATAGTAATGGACATTAAAGAGTTAGGAATTACTATTGAGCCAATTACCGCTAATCTTGCGTTTGATTTTAATCCAACGGGATTATCAAATAGTGACGCAGATAGACTATGGAAAGATTCTAATACTAATGTTTCTATGACAGTTTCAGATAATTTTGACTGGGTTAATGGCGGTTATCAATTGGATACAGATGGGAATCAGTATTTCTGTGTTAAAGCTGGAACTACTGCTACTATAAATTATAACCTATTTGAAAGAGATGCAAGCACTTATGGTTCTGAGTTTAAGTGCATCTTTAAGACTACAAATGTTAGAAAAGTCGATGCAACATTTTTAACTTGCCAAGCTGACGCAACAGTTGTTGGTTTGGAAATGAATGTTCATGAGGCATATTTGAAGTCTAGCATTAAGAGTCTATATATTCCTTATAGCGAAGAAGATGTTATTGAGTTTGAATTTAACATTAATTCACTCGATAAAGATAATCCTGATGCAACAGCCGTTATTATGAGCTATGAGGACGGGGTTGGTTTAAGACCAATGATTTACGATTCTACTCATAGATTGTATCAATATGAACCAGTACCTATTACCATTGGTTCTGCCGATTGTGATGTCCATATTTATCGTATGAAGGCATATACTTCTGCTCTAACTGATTCTAATATTCTTTCTAATTTTATTGCAGATGCTATGAATTCTGATGAAATGATTTCTAGATATAATCGTAACCAGATTTATGATGAGAATAATGCTTTGACTCCTGAATCTGTAGCCAATGCTTGTCCTCAGTTGAGAGTCATTAAGATTGAATGCCCTCATTTTACTAATGATAAGAAGGACTATGTTAAGAATACAAATGTTGAGTGTATTTATAAGGGCGGAGATCCTGTTCTTGATAACTGGAAGTTTATTAATTGTTACCACGCTGGCCAGGGCACTACTTCTAACGAATATGGCTATGCTGGTAGAAACATTGATATCATCATGTGTGCAGATGGCAAGAATCAGATTGTAAGTAAGATCCCTTTGGATACAGAGTACGTAACAGAGCTTATTCTTGGAGATGGAACGAAGTATAGTGATGGTTCTGGAAAGGTTAGCTTGACGAGAAATTCTGTGCCAAACAATTGGTTCAATTTAAAAGTCAATATAGCCAGCTCGGAAAATGCAAACAATGCATTACTTCAGAAGAGATATAATGACTACTTACCATATAAAACTGTCGCTATGGAAAAAGATCCAAAGTGTAAGAATAGCATGGAATTTGTAAATTGCGTAATATTCATTAAGGAGACTGACCCTGATATCTCTACACATAGAGAATTTAAGGATAATGATTGGCATTACTACGCTTTGGGCAACATCGGCGACTCCAAGAAAACCGATGCAACCAGAGTAAATGATGTAAATGATCTCAAAGAGTTCGTCATTGAAGTAAGTGATAACACTCTTGCAAATAGTACGTTCCAAACTGGTGTCACGGATAGTAGTGGTGATATGGTTTATCCTATCACTAAAGAGCAGTGGAAAGCGGGAAATACTGCTTATGATGCCCTGTATAATGACTGGGATGGTTCTTTTGAGTTCCGCTATGATATGGGCGGTGAAACCAAAGATGGTGCGAGTTTAGCAACATCAGAAGAAAAAGAAGCACAGAGACTTCTAAATAAACAAGTATGGCGTGATTTTTATGAGTGGGTTATTACGTCTACTGATGAGGAATTTGTTTCTCAGTTTGATAACTGGTTTATTAAAGACTCTGCTTTATATTGGTATCTGTTTACTGAAAGATATACCATGATAGACAATCGTGCGAAGAATACTTTTTTCCACTATGCAAAATGTGCAGATGGTAAGTATCGTTTTGAAATGTGGGATTATGACAACGACAGCGTTTTGGGTATAAATAACTCAGGCGAATTAACAATGACTTATGGCAAAGAAGACACAGACTATAAAACAGATGGAGACCCATCTTCTGGGTACATCTTCAATGCGGCAGATAATGTATTGTGGTGCAGAATCCGTGACCTAATGAAAAATGATCTTGCAACAATGTATCAGACTCTTGATAGCAGTGGTTGTTGGAGTGACACTTCTCTAATTAATGAGTTTGACAATTGGCAAGCCCAATTCCCAGAAGAACTCTGGAGACTTGATATTGAGCGTAAATATTATCGTACATATCAAGGCGGCGGCTTAAATGGCGGTTTGGAGCCAGAGCCAACTCCTCGTTTCTTAGAGTCCATGATGAATGGTCGTAAGAAGTATCAGCGTAGACAATTTGAGCGTGACCAGGCTGCTTATATGGGAACCAAATATTTGTCTACGACTATTAAAGCAGACCAAATTATGTTTAGATGCAATACTCCTTCTGGCGTAGTTGTTGCACCTAATTATACATTAAATATTGTTCCGTATTCTGATATGTATCTATCAGTGCTGTTTGGCAACTCTCCAAGCGCACAACAAATTCGTGCAAAAGCCGGACAGTCTTATGAAATCAAGTGTCCGTTTACTAAGATGGATGACACAGCAGTATTGATTTACTGCGCTTCTCGTATTCAAGCATTGAATGACCTTTCTGCTTGTTATATTCATGATAATGATTTTAGTAAGGCGTCCAAGCTTCAGAAACTAGTTATTGGCAACAGTACTTCAGGATATTCTAATGTATTCTTGACCAATTTAAACCTTGGTAATAATGCTTTGCTTGAAGAACTGGATATCCGCAATTGCCCGAAGTTAACTGGCTCTATTAATCTTTCGAGTTGTGGCAATCTTGTAAAGTTCTACGCAGAAGGAGCCTCTATTACTGGCGTACTGTTTGCATCTAATGGTAAAATTGCATTGGCCCATTTGCCAGCAACTATTAATAGCTTAACATTAAAGAATTTAAATTATCTGACTGATTTGTTAGCGACTTATGACAACCTTGAGTCACTTACAGTTGAGAATTCTATTGTAGACGAATACTCCATTGTTGAAGACGCAATAGATACACTACAAATCTTAAGACTTGTTGGTATTGACTGGACAGTCTCTAATACTGATTTGTTAAATAAGATTCTTAAGATGAATAATAGCATACTTACTGGAAAGGTTCATATTGCTGGCCAAGCAAGACAAAGAGAACTTGATGCTTATGCTGCCGCATGGCCTGATTTAACTGTCACTTATAATGGTATTATTACACAGTATAAAGTTACATTTATGAACGCAGATGGAACGGCAATTAAGGATAAAAATGGCAATAGCTACGTCCAGTACGTTGACCAAGGCGGGACGATTATTGACCCAATTGCCAGCGGAGAAATCAACACGCCAACAGTTCCCAGCACGGCGCAATATGATTATACATTCGCTGGTTGGGATAATATTGACGCGGGTGTTACGGCCCCTGTGACAGTAACTGCCACATATAGCGAAACCGTTAGAACTTACACGGTTCGTTGGCTACAGCAAGCTGGCGTTGTGCTAACTACAAAAACTAATGTAGCATACGGTTCTTCTGTTGAATATGACGGAGAGTACCCGACTATGAATGACAATGAAGATTCCTATATTTATAATATTTTTAACGGCTGGAACAAGAATACTGGTTATATTACTGGAGATACAGATGTTTATGCAAAATGGGAGACGCAAAATGGGCTACCAACTGCTGGGACAGATTTAAAAGATATGACCCCGGTTCAAATTTATGCAGTTGCAACGGCTGGTAAGGCTAATGATTATTTTGAGCAGAAGGATTATGTAGACATTCGTTTAGGCCAAGATTATTCATTCAGTAATGTTGAAGAAAAAATACTTGCAGATGAGAAGTATTTTGATGGGACTAAAGCAAGCGTGATTGATACTGGCATCAAACTATTAGGAGCAGATTCCGGTTCGTTTACGATGGCAATAGATTTTGAATTTGAAACTTCTGCTGCGAATGCAACGTTGCTTTCTTGTTTTGAATATGACGGCTCTGAAGGATTCAGGCTTAAGTATAATGGCACAAGCCCAGAGCTACAATGGGGCAGTGCAAGTCAGGTTGTTGGTTATGGCACAAAAAGAGATATGTTGGTGCTTCGTCACATTAAGGGTGAAAATAAATTATATGTATATTCCTTTAATTCAGCTTCTGGCTCAAGTGAAGTATATGCTGATGAAATTGAATATACAGAATTAACTAGAAATCGTAGCACTGTTACCGAAGCGACTATTGTTCTTGGTGGATTTAAATTCTTATCCAACGGAACAATTGACGATGTTGGCAAGGGTTATATTCACTGGGCAAAGGTATGGATGGAAGACCTTGGAGATGATATCGCTAGAGATTTAGCATCTTGGACTCATGAAACATTGCGTTTTGAATATTGCGGGCCTGACCGCTATAGATTTGCAAGTGATTCTAGCCGAAAGACTGGAGCTTCTTTTATTTGTAAAAATCTATTAACATATAGCCATAGTATGAATTCCGCTAATACTAACATTGGCGGCTGGGAAAGCTCTGCTATGAGGCAATTCATGAATAGTAGAGTCTATAATGCATTCCCAACCGTATGGAAATCAATTATTAAGCGTGTGCAAGTTCCTACGAGCGTTGGTAACATGTCTAAGGAAATTGTATTCTCTAAAGACTATATCTATTTACCATCTTATGTAGAGCTTTCTGGCATTCAAGTTGTACCATATGTTAACGAAGGCAATCATATCGCATGGTTCACAGATGATACTTCAAGAATCAAGACGAGAGATGGAGTGGCGAGTATTTATTGGAGCAGATCTGCCGTTCTAGATTATGACAGGTACTTCGTGACTGTTTCTTCACAAGGTACTTGTAATAACTCCTATATGGTATCAACTCGTTCTAACGGCATTTGCCCGTGTATTTCAATTTAAAGGAGTGACTACTCATGAAATATTACAAAATTATTATGGGCGATAAATTTGTTGGGGTAGGCACTTCAATAGATTTGCGCAAGTTTCAGCAAAAACATTCCGTATTTTTTGCTTGCGATGAGTCAGAGGCGCAGTATATTCAGTGCAATGGTAAGTTATATCATGATATGTGGATGCTGCCAGTAAGCGCTCAATCATATGCTGCGGCAGATGTTAAAGAAATTGAACAGGATGAATACGAGACCCTATTTGCGGCTATAAAATCCAACCAAGAAGTTCCAGTGTTGATAGAAGAAGAGCAAATTGAGGACAGTGCGCAGGAAGAAGATCAAATTACTATTGAATATGTTAGAGAATCAAAAATTAATGAAATGAAATCGGATTGCAATAAAGCAATTACAAATGGTTTTGATATTAAATTAAGCGATGGACAGGTATCCCATTTTTCTTTGACTATACAAGATCAACTTAATCTTATTACGTCCGCGCAAATGATCGCTAGCGGCTCAGGAACAATCCCTTATCATGCGGATGGAGAATTATGTAAATATTATTCTGCTGTAGATATGAATGCCGTTATTGAAAAATCTAACGTATTTAAGACATATCACGTGGCGTATTTCAATTCGTTGAAATCTTATATTACATCATTAAATGATATGAACAAAATTTCAAAGATATCTTATGGTAGTGCAATTCCTACAAAATACCAGTCTGAAGTTTATATTGCATTAAAAAATAAATTTTAAATACAAAAAAGAGTGAGGGGTCTTGGCCTCTCACTCTTAGAATTATGGAGGTGATGAGATGCCTTACATTAATACGATAGATATAAATGGAGAAATTTATAATCTTGGTAATTTAACTGACGGAGAGTATGTTGTGGATTTACCGTCTTTACAACAAGATGATGTCTTCGTTGTACAGGGAGATATCATTAATAACTTAACAAGCAATCAGGGTAATAAACCACTATCTGCGAATCAAGGGCGTGTTATCAATGGGAAAATTGCTGATTTAGGGACGCAAATATCAAATTTAAAGCAGCAGTCAGAAGCTGGAGACGCTACAATTAATAGTGCCATTGAGTCTTTACGGTCAGATATGACTAATCAAGATGCAGAAACTTTGTCTAGTGCAAAAACATATTCAGATGAATTGAAACAACAACTAGATGATAGAGATACGGCACTTGATGATGCCATTACTCAGCTAAGAGTAGATATGGCTAGTGCAGATGATATTACTCTTTCTAGCGCAAAGTCTTATGCGGACAACTTAAAGAAACAATCTGATACTAATGTGACTGGACTTGATAATAAAATCACACAACTAAGAACAGACATGGGAACGAATGATGAATCTACTTTATCAAGTGCGAAAGCATATGCAGATGAGCAATCCGCTTCGGCATTACAGGCCGCCAAAGAGTATGCAGATACCAAAGCTTCTTCGAGTGAAACCACTACAAATACAGAATTAGATAAGAAACTAGATAAAACAGGCGGAAAGATCTCTGGAGATTTAGAAATCACCGGCGCTGTAACGGCAGATCAAAAGTTTCAAGCAAAATATGGTGTTACAATCAACCAACGTGGAGATGTGTCCAAAGAGATCACCGCTTTATGCACTGGAGAAAATGCTGGCAAATTTATTGGCAGCACCGAAACCGACCTAGCAAGGATTGCTGTTGCAACTCCTACTGCTGATGATGATGCGGCTACAAAGAAATATGTTGACGATAAGTTTTTAGGCGAAGAGGTTTTGGTCGGTGGTGTTTCAACGAATACTATTGACGTTAGCACACCTGCAAGTGGAAGTCTATTAATACAGGTTGGCTCAACGAACGCTAGACTTGGTGCCGCACAAATTTCTGCAGATTCACTTGATATGGGAGAGACTTTAATTTCTAACGTTAAAACTCCAGTTAATGATAATGACGTAGCAACTAAGGGGTATGTTGATAACCGTGAATTGCAAATTGATGATGGAGTAATTACAAAAGCAAAATTAGCGGCAGATTTATTAAATTATCTTGATGGCGAAATGACGACAAGTGATACGTGGACGTATATCAAAAAAGATAGTGGGCTAGTAATCGCATGGTCGAGCAATACTGTTACTTTAGAATTGCCCGCGAATGCAGATGTAAATGCAACTTTTGCAAACAAATATCCAGATAATTTATTTATTGAGGTTCCAGTATGTATTCCTTATCTTCATGGGGCACAATCGTTCTATCAATATAATAAAAAAGCAGGCGACTTAACGTGGACACCGCAGCTTGGTATACATAATTTAGGAGATGCTGTATTTGCTGCAAAAGTTACTGTAAGTTATTTAGCAATAGGAAAATGGAAATAATATTAAAACAAAATGTCGGTTTGTATCGGCATTTTGCAATATTTTAAGGAGGTTGTAAAATGGCAAATAAGACATTTAACACTCGTATTAAAAATAAACGAGATACGAGCGCAAATTGGACGAGTAAAGATCCGGTTTTATTAAATGGCGAGATTATTATCGTTGATACAGCAAGCGGTGAGACCAGGTTTAAGATTGGTGATGGTACGAAGAAATATTCACAATTGCCATTTCAGGATGAGGCAGTTAGGGCATTAATTGACAGCATTCCTTCCGACACCGTTCAATATACTCCCCAAACCCTCACCGACGACCAGCAATCCCAAGCCCGCACCAATATCGGAGCAATTTCCGAAACAGATATTCCTACTATTACAAATGAACAAATTATTGAGATTTGTAATGCTAATATTGTTACTGCTGCGGAGGTGAAATTCTAATGAGTAGTACAACAAATAAAGAATACGTAATTTCTGAAAAAAGTGATATAACAGCTATTGCAGATGCAGTACGAAATTTGAATTCCACCACAGATAAACTTTCACTTAGTGATATAGTTTTAAATCTAAATGAATCAAAATCAAATATTGAAAGCGCATTTAATACATTAAATACTAAAGACGTTGCGATTGGTGATAATCCATTATTAAGTGATTTGCCTACATTAATAGAAAAAACTGTAAGTCCAGTTACTTATGCAGCTTTGATTGATGGAACTTTAAATACACTATATAGTGAATCTGCAACATCAGTAAGAGCCAGCTTATATGATGCTGGTAACAGTAGTAATACTTCTTTACATCATATAGATTTACCAAACTGTAAGACTGTACGAAGCCGCGCATTTGCAGGTTGTCACGAACTTGAGTCAGTTAACTTACCGTTATGTGAAATTATTGGCGATTATGCTTTTGACGACTGTCGTTATATTGAATCTGCAAACATTCCAAACATTAAAGAAATAGGATATCGTGTATTTCCTGAGCCTTCATTTACAAGTGTAGATTTTCAAAATCTTACAACGGCTAAGGATTATGCGTTTGCTTATGGTAGTAAAATAACATCTGTTTATCTGCCTAGTCTTACAAAAATAACTATGTACACGTTTTATAAATGTACTAATTTAGTTACTGTTGACCTTCCTTTGCTTACACAACTTGGAGGGTGTATGTTTGAAGGTTGTTCATCTCTAGTTCATGTAAACTTACCAAGTGTAACAAGTTTTAGTACGTATGGTAGATGTTTCCTAGATTGTACTTCCTTAAAAACAATTGATTTTTGCAATGCTGTTGAAAAAATTCCATCAAACACGTTTGATGGTTGTACAGCAGTTGAATCAGTTAATCTTCCAAATGCAACATCGATAGGTTGGTATGGACTTCGAAATTTGAGAGCATTAAAAACGCTATCTCTTCCTAAAGTAACAAGTATTGAAGGTTATGCCATTATGAATTTAAGATCTGCCACATCTATAGATTTACCAGAATTAGTGAGCGCTGGAGAATGTGCGCTTGGCGGCAATCATATGTTAACATCTTTAAATGTTCCAAAGTTAACAAATCTAAGTAAAAGATTATTAGAAAATGACAAAGTATTAACAATATTAGACTTACCAAGTGTAACAAATATTGCTACATTAGCTGTTAATCAATGTGCTATGTTAACAACAATAATACTTCGTAATAGTTCTGTTGTATCTCTTGCTGCTGTGGACGCGTTTGATAAAACACCATTTGCCTCTGACGGAACTGGTGGGACTGTTTATGTCCCTTCGGCGCTTGTTGAATCATATAAAATAGCAGCAAATTGGAAGACGCTATACGCTGCTGGGACATGTAGTTTTGCTCCCATTGAAGGTAGCGAATATGAATAATAAATGAGGTGTATATAAATGGCGTTTTTAAACGAAACGGGTCTTGCCCAATTTTGGCAACAAACATTAGCAAGATTTAATGATATACTTAAAAACTATGTTATAAAAACAAGAAAAATAAATTCAAAATCACTTGATAGTGATATTACACTAACCGCTTCAGATGTTGGGGCCTTACCTGATACAACTACAGCACTTAAGAACCCAAATGCATTGATATTTACTGGAGCAGTTACGGAAAGTTATGACGGTAGCGCCGCTAAGTCAATAGCAATTCCATCTGTTGATTCAGATTTATCAACAACCTCTATAAATGCAATTCAAAACAAAACAGTTAAAACAGCTATTGATGATTTACAGAGTGCTGTTGATAGTAAGATCGACAACACAGCATTACAGTATGGTTTAACTCAAGTTACAAATGACGTTGCTGCAAACTATGTTAAATATACAGCAGAACAAACATTAACAGACGAACAGAAGACTCAGGCTAGAGAAAATATTGGAGCAATATGTGAATCAGATGTCGTGATCTTCCCTGTAAGAATTGGTTATATACAGGGAGGGGGCATGGCAAATAAAACAGCTAAAGAAATTTATGATGCCCATAAATCAGGTAAAACCGTAATTGTAACAACGCCTAACAACTCTCAATATAGTCTAAGTATTGCATCAATGAATAACAACAAATATCAAATTTGTTTCTCAGCTGTAAAGTATGATAGTGGCCAGACTCAAACGTCTTTAGAATTCTACTACTTAAAAGATGCTTCAGAATCCGCCACTGGACGTTATACTTTTTATACCTACAACTTTGATTCTCAATACGTTAAGTTTACAGCAGAACAAACGCTGACCGACGATCAAAAGGCTCAAGCTAGAGAAAATATTAATGCACCTTCTCCTGCTGATGCCGTATATACTGTAACAGCTTCTAGTACTGACGGAGTTGCATATACTGCTACAGTTCCTGGCATTACATCATTAACTGCGGGCGCAAGCTTTATTATGATTCCAAATAAAGCAAGTACAAGTAAAGCACCAACATTAAATGTTAACGGACTAGGCGCTAAGCCAATTAGACGCAGACTAAGCTCTCTAACAACTAGCTTACAGCAAGGATATAGTACTAACTGGATTGCTCTCAATAAGCCGTTTACTGTGGTTTATGATGGCACAGCATGGGTTATTGAAGGTCTGACAAAAACTGATGGTGCAGATGTGTATGGAGCAGTTGCACAAGCTACGGCAGATGCGAAGGGAAACAACATTGCAGATACATATGCTACGATTGCCATGCTGCAAAGTCTGTTGCCAAAGGTCACAACAATTACACTGACATCTAATTGGGTTGGAGACGCAAGCCCATATTATCAGGATATTGCACTAAGTTGTGTAACAGAGACAAGCATTGTTGATTTGCAGCCAACGCCAGATCAGCTTAACTCTTGGCAGGATGATGGGATTGCATTTACAACTTTGAGCGGAAATGGTACTGTGCGTGTTTATGTAGCTGGCGGTAAGCCAAGCAGCGCAATTTCAGTACAAATTAGAGTACAGGAGGTGACAGTTATATGAGTGGTTTATACGGAAATGTATGCGGAGGATTCGGTAATCCAAAGACCTATGTTTTAACAGATAAAAACGGGAAAGAAATCACTGGTGTTCTAGTTGATAATTTAACTGTCTTTACCGCTACCCCTAAAGATGTTCGTTCTGGTAAGGTCTTCGCCGGAGATGAAGGCGTAAAGACGGGAACGAATACATCAATTTAATAAATCGTTGAACTAATGATAAAGCTTTATTTTAAGGGAGGAATTTTCTATGCCAAATGGTGACTTTGAGCCTATGTATTCTACTAATAACATATGGTACGATACTTATACAGCGCAGTGCCTCACAAATCATCTTGAAGATATGGGAGCAGATATTGATACTTTACAAACCGGTAAAGCAAATGTAAATCATACGCATAACGAATATTCTCCAATTAACCATGAGCATTCTGAATATGCTCTGATAAATCATTCTCATACTGGGTATGCTCTTATTGGGCATACCCATAGTTATAATGACTTAGAAGATAGGCCAGTTATTCCGACTACTCTTCCTGCGAATGGCGGCAATTCTGATACTGTAGATGGCAAACACGCCGCAGATTTTGCGACTGTGGAATCAGTAGATATGCTTCAAACCCTTGTTGGAAGTACTAGTGTCCAGTCTCAGATATCAACTGCGGTTAGCGCTATAACTCCGACCAGTATTGGCGCAGCAGAGGAAGATCATGTTCATAACTATAATGATTTAACAAATAAGCCAACTTCGCTCCCAGCTAATGGCGGAAATGCGGACACCGTTGATGGTAAACACGCAAATGACTTTGCCACCGCCGAATCAATGAGTGCTATGGAAACTTTGGTTGGCAGCACAAGTGTACAATCGCAGATATCTAACGCAATTGATAATCATACACATAGTTATAATAATCTGACAGATAAACCAACGTCATTGCCAGCAAATGGCGGTAACGCTGATACTGTTGACAATAAGCATGCTAGTGACTTTGCTACAGTTGAAAGTGTGGATATGTTGCAGACCCTTGTTGGTACTACAAGTGTGCAATCTCAAATTACTACTGCTATGTTAAGTCAACAGCCAAATTGGAATCAAAATAATAGTTCTCAAATAGGATACATTAATAATAGGCCATTTTATTCAGAAGATGCTAGTTTTACTGAAATTCTTTCTAGCAGAACTTTAACATTTAGCGATGATTATCTTGAGAACCCGTTTGATCTTGATTTGGTGCCCGGAGATTTATACATTGTTATATGGGATAATACTCCATATACTTGCAGAGCATATTCTAATTATAGATACATATATTTAGGCAATGCGTCGTTAGCGACCTCGGAGATGGAAGATACGGGGGAACCGTTTTACATTGGTATTTATTGTGCCCCAGAGCCTACCGCTGCAAGTTATTCTAATACTAATGATACAGTTTATGTGAAGATTGAGAATAGTGGAGGAACGCATAGTATACAAATTAATAAAGATACCACCATTATTCATACAATCGATAGCAAGTATATTCCAAATGATGTTCTAAGAACTACTCAACAGGCACTGACAGAGATGCAACAAGCGCAAGTAAGATATAATATAGGAGCCAGTGATTTCGACGGTAATTATAATGATTTATATAACAAGCCAAATTTAATTGGTAAATCTGGTAGTGGTCAACATTCTGAGATTTTTAATGATTATACAACTAATTCTGCAATTGGTAAGTATTCACATGTGGAAGGGTATAAAAGTAAAGCTGGTAATTATGTTTCTCACGCAGAGGGATTTACTACACAAGCAAATGGGCAATATTCACATGCTGAGGGATATCAGTCAATTGCACAAGAAGGGTGCTCTCACGCTGAAGGTTCGGTCACAATAGCGTCAGGAAACGCTTCTCACGCAGAGGGACAAGGCAGTATAGCTAGTGGGCAGACTGCACATGCTGAAGGATATAGTACCAACGCTATGGGTCACTCTTCACATGCGGAAGGAAGAGGATCAAATGATATTCCTTCTTCTATTACAACCTCGACTAACAAGGATACGATTATTACTACTTGGGAAACTACGAAGTTTAATCTTGCTAAATATGATCAATGCCATACAGAGGGCGACGACACTTTGGCTCTAGATAGTTGTGCTCATGCAGAAGGATATGAAACAATTGCTGCTGGTGGTTATTCCCATAGTGAAGGTTATAAAACAAGAGCAATGGGAACTTTCACTCATACAGAAGGAGAAGGAACTATTGCATCAAGTGCCAATCAGCATGTTCAGGGTAGATATAATATTGAAGATTCTAACTCTAAATATCTACACATTGTAGGCAATGGAAATTCTAATACGAATCGTTCAAATGCTCATACCGTTGACAAAAATGGCAATGGTTGGTTTGCAGGAACTATTGAAGGAACTGCATTGATTTTAAAATCTTCAACGCCTAATAGTACGAAACGTTTTAGGATTACCGTTGACGATAGCGGTACTATTAGTGCAACAGCAATAAACTAAATATATGGCGCAGGGCCAGCATCCTTGCGCCATTATAAATATTAAAAATAAGGAGGAGGATGTAAGAATGTCAACAAAAAAATTACAGATTGTAACTCCATTTTCACCTTTTATTGATTGGACACCACAATATAATAAAATGCTTGAAAATGGTGGAGATGCAGCAGCATCAATATATACATTTGGTTTTATGCTTAACCCTGATGGAACATATCTTATGGATGATGGAATGTACTTTGTTAATAGATCAAATCGGACTGAATATTTAACAATAACAACATCTAAATGTGGATCCAATACTGTAAGAATGGTTGTAAGAGAATACATTACAGATGACCCGTTCTGGTGTAAAGAAATATGGCTTAAACCAATTGATGCATTGGATCCAACATTAACAGCTTATTTTTCAGATGAAGAAAACTTGATTCAATTAGGGGGGTATGCAGCAAATCTTCCTGCTGTTTCAACAAGGGATAATGGTAAAATACTAAAGGTTGTTAATGGGAATTGGCAAGTAGTGAGCCCTTAAAAATATAATATTAGAACAAAAACAAATCAAGAACGAGAGGAGAATGATTTATGAAGTTATATCAATGTTTATTAGAACAGAATGACTGTTATAAGAGAGGAGTAAAAATCACTCCAACAAAGATTGTAGTACATAGTACTGGCGCGAATAATAATACTGTCAAGCGCTATGTTCAGCCATATGTTGGGCAGACTAGCGGCATGGAAGAGTATTTACCACAAAGAAAAACATTTTCTCGCACAGAGATGCTATCTATTCTTGGTACAAATAATTACAGAAATGATTGGAATAGAGGCGGTTTGCAAGTTTGTGTTCATGCATTTTTGGGTAAAATTTCCGATGGTTCATTGGCAGTAGTACAAACATTACCATGGGAAATGCGTTGTTGGGGAGTTGGCTCTGGCAGATATGGATCCTATAACAATTGCGCAATTCAATTTGAGATTTGCGAAGATGACCATTCTAGCGCGAGCTATTGCAAAGAAACATTTGAACTTGCTGCAGAGCTATGTGCACATTTAATGCGAGCTTATCCATCTATTACTGAGATCGTTTCGCATAATGAAGCCGGACAGCGTGGTTATGGCAGCAATCATAATGACCCGGACAACTGGTGGCCAAGACACGGTTATACAATGGGCATGTTAAGAAGGCGCGTTAATGAACTACTTAATAATAGTTCTTCAACACCAGCGCCAAATCCAACCCCAACGAAACAACTTTACAGAGTAAGAAAGTCTTGGAATGATGCTGCTTCTCAAATTGGGGCATATTCCTCTCTTGAGAACGCTAAAAAGGCATGCAAGGTTGGATATAGTGTCTTTGATGAAAAAGGGAATGTTGTTTACTCTGTTAAAGAAAACCAAAATCAAAGTAAAGTTGATAGTGCCCAGTCATTCGATAAGAGCAAGGCAAGAACCTATATTGTTAATGCAAGCGTTGGACTACATCTAAGGGCGGGTGCAGGATCTAATAAGACAAGCCTAGGCGTTTTACCATATGGGACTAAGGTGCAATGCTTTGGTTATTATACTGGTGAATGGTTATATGTACAAACGCCTTCTGGACAGGTTGGATTTATGCACAGTGGATATTTAAAATGAGGTGCTAATAATGGAATTTTCCAAAAAGATTCTAATTGTTGCCGCCATTATTAATATACTCGTTGTCGGTTTTTCTTGTGTGATGATTTTTATTACACGTGACCTGTCTCCATTATGCTATTTGATTCCGTCTGTTGCTGGAGAAGTGGCAACTGGGACAGGGTTTTATTATGCCAAAGCAAAGGCTGAAAACAAAATTAAGCTAATGCAACAATATAATATAGAAATGACCGAAGATTCATTTAGGGAATAATTGATTCAGGAGGTAATACAATGAAAGATTTAACTGATTTAATTCTTGCGATTCTTACTGTGGTTTTCACCGCAATTTCTACGTTCTTAATTCCTTATATTAAGAGCAAGACTACTGCGGCCCAATATGCAGAAATTCAGAAATGGGTTACGATTGCGGTAGAAGCTGCAGAAATGATTTATACCGGAACTGGCAGAGGTCAAGAGAAGAAGGAATATGTTCTTGCTTTCTTAAATAGCAAAGGCTATAAGCTTGACACAGAGAGCATTGATAATATGATCGAGGCTGCGGTTCTAAAGTTACAAAGTGAAATTAAAGGCGAATAATAAATAACAATACAGGGGGCGGCGATGCTGCCCCCTAATTTTAAATAACATATATCTTATAGGAGTTGCATTGTAGATTTACGTAAGTTTGCAACTCGTAATGTAAGTTTACGAAAGTTTATAATGGATAAAAGGAGGAATTATATGAAAATACTTTCATTCGATCAGGCTACGAAAATCAGCGGGTGGGCCGTATTCAATGAAGATCAATATGTAGATAGTGGCGTTATTGATTTACATAAAAATTTAGATACAGAAGCAAGGACAAAACAAATGGGCATAGAACTTTGCAAGAAAATTGATGAAGTGAAGCCAGACTATATCATTATTGAAGAAGTACAAAATCAAAGCAATGTTGCCACAGTAATTAAATTAGCGAGGCTACAAGGAATGGTGCTTGGGTTTGCTGCTGCGCATAAAATTCAGACCAAGATTTTTGAGCCATCTCATTGGAGAAAAATTTTGTCATATAGGCAAGGAGCAAAAGTAAAGCGCGAGGCATTAAAACAACAAAGTGTTGATTACGTTAAAAACAATTTTGGATTTGATTTTTCAGAAGATAGATGTGAAGCAATTTGTATTAATGTCGCTGCGCAAATAGAATTGAAAAGTTTAGATGATATTGACATTGAAATCTAACGGCGGTGCCGTATTAAATAAATTATTTTAAAGGAGTTATGAATTATGAAAATCAAAGAATTTGTAGAAATTATGGAATCTAATAAGAGTAAAATTTATAGTAAAACTGATGCAAGCGCAATGTCAAATTTTATTAAAAAGACATTAGATGTTAAGGATTATTTACCACTACAAGAGAAGAAGGATCTTATATCTCAGATTATTGATGCGTCTATTATTTATGAGAATAGTATGTATAAATTTGATGAAATTGATAAATATGTTTATTTGGTTATGTTTAGTATTGTAGCGTATACAAATATTGAATTATCTGATGATATTGAAAACGATTATGATGAACTGTGCAGAAGTGGATTATTGACTATGATTGTAGATAGTTTCAAAGATGAATATAAGTCCGTTATGATGCTTCTTGATATGCAGTGCAATTATATTTTAGCAGACAATGCTCTTGGTGCAAAGTTCGGTACATTTATCGAAGGCCTGTCTAAAAATATTAATAGCTTAGCAGATGTTTTAAAAACAAAGATTGAAAATATTAATTTGGATTCATTGAATATAGATTTAAATAATGTGCAATCTTTATTAGAGAAATTTAAGTAAGGTGGAAGGATTATGGCTAGTGGAATTAAAAACTTGGAGCAAGCGTTTAATGATGTAATTAATAGCGCTGTGGATATAGCCAATGATGTTGTAAGGAGTGTTGGGCAAAAAGTACAAACTGATATGTATGATAAAGCTAATAAAACTCTAGAAGCATATTATGCTGACTATACGCCAAAGGTATATAGGAGAACATATTCGTTAAAACGTACCATTAAGCCATATACACAGGCGATGTCGCGTGGAGGTCTATTAACTTTAGAAGTCGGTATTGAATATGACCATAGCCGATTAGATGGCATGTATGAAAGTAATTCATATTATCATCAGCAAGGGCTTGTATGGCGCACAAGAAATGATTCAATGTTTTATAATCGCGATACTGCAAATGGAACGCCTAGACCATATTGGATATTAAATAACTTTTTGAAAGGTCTTCACCCTATTACTGTGGTTAATGAAGGGTTGGAAGAAGATGGCACAATAAAAAGAGAATATACATATAGTCCGTATCAAGGTTCGACAAAACCTTTAAAGTTAATGGAGGATTTTGTAAATAAAGAGTTAGAATCAAAGATTCCGACATATGTTCAGGAAGAGCTTTGGAATACTATAGCAGGATATTTTTAATTAATATGGTGGTGAGAACATTATGGCGAAAGAAATAAAGAAAGTTGCAATTCAACTTAGTTTGGATGTTGATAAACAAGGTGCAGTGGCTCAAGTTAAGAGTGTAACAGAGTCAATGAAAAAGATTTTGGCTGGATTTGAAAAATCCGGCGGAACATTTGAGGTTTTTCAGAATTTAGTATCATATCTTGGAGATGTTGAGCAAAAAATTTTAGAGCTTAAAAACATAAATCCAATTAAGTTTGATGAATTGTTTGGTGAAAATGGAGGGGCGGCTTTAAATTCAGCGATTCAAACGCAAATTTCTGGTACGCTTGAAACCGCTAAAAAGCTGCCCGATATTATTTCTGGCATTCAGAAAAAAATTGCAGGACTGCAAGGACAAAAAAGTGTAAAAATAGGCGACATCAGAGAAGTCGGAGAAGATATTAAGTCTTTATATGCATTAATGGGACAAAAACCAAAGATTGATCTTGATTTTGTTGGGCAAAAAGGAACATTCGATAAATTAGATGTTTTGAGTGATGCGCTTAAAGACTTTCAAGTTGATTGGTTAAACTTTGTTAATACAGTTAAAAATAATCCAAATCCATTGTCTGAGGGTAATAGTGGCGAAGGCTCTGGCGGTGGAAACTCTATGACCGCTGAAATTCAAAACCAAATCGAAGCATTAAAAGAACAGAAAAAGTTATTAGAAGAGCGCCAAAAAATATTCTCTAAATTTAATGACGGAGAGTCTTCTAGTCTTGATATAACTAAAAAATCTAGTAAAGAATTAGAAGATTTAATGGCTAAATTTAAAGCAAGTAGAGAATCAGCTTTACTTGCTAAAGGAACCGATTCATATGCTGAAAAATTTTCTGAGGCATTATCTTATGCGGTTAAGCTGCAAGACACTATAGCAAATATTGAAGCAGAAATGGATAAAGAAGATGCCGACGATAATTATTATGCAAAAACGTCTAATAAGATTAGCGAATGGTACGGAAAGAATATTGCAAATAATACATACTTATCTAATTTAATTGATGATTTTATCAATTCATGTAACAACGAGATGAGTAAAGCTATTAATGCGTTTTTTGATTCTGCTTTGAAAAATATTAATGTCAATATCACGAAATTAGAAAATAGTTTAAAAGCAGAAGGAATAAAAGGCACGCAAAAAGGCAGTCAAGGGCAAAGTATAGGAAGTTCAAATGCTGGAACTGTAGGGAATGGACAATCTGTAGATTTTACAGATGTTACAACTGCAATCCAAACCGCAACAGATACAATTAAGTCAGAATCTGGTTCTATTCAATCAAAGATAGAAGCGATTAATCCATCTGATGCTCTTAATAGTATACAGACAGTTTTAAATAATATTCAGGCAAGCGTTGATAATTTTGCCAATAAGGATGGCGTAGATTCAAAACAACAGCAAATAGATGCGATGAAGCAAAACCTATTAGAGCTTGCAAAAATACAAAAGGATACTAATAATCAAATTATTAACGGAAGTTATCAAGATCAAGAATTGAGTGGTCATATTTTTGCTAATGGCAAGATAAAAGTTAATAAGGGTGAAGGCGGAAGTGTTCCTTGGAAAAAAATATATGAACTAATTTTGTCTGAAGCGGCATCTACAATTGGAGATATTCATACTCATCCATTTGAACAAATTCAATCTACGATTGAAAAAATAATGAATGACTCTTTTAGTTTTGCTCCTGGAGATATTAGTGCATATCAACACGATAAAGAATTAAATGTTCCAATAACAGGAATGCTTACTGGCGATATTTATCGTATATTAGATATTTCTAAAGTTAGCATGGGACAAATGAAACAGTTAGCATCTGCGTTGAAAATGTATTCTAAAGAGTATACAAAACAGTACCCTGATTATGTTAAATATAGAGAAGACAAAGGACGTTTATTCCTTGGGAAGAAAACTAACGCAAGTCTATCAGATAGTCATATCCAATCTGAATTATTCGAACAAATACTTCTTAAATCACTGGATACTGCTGGTATCTCTAGAGATATTTTTCAAAAATATGATATTAAAAATGATGAAGATCTTACAAGATTAGCGACCACTCTTGTGCAATTAGGGGATGCTGCTAAGCAAGTCTCAGATCCGTTTGATAGAATGCTAACAATTTTTGGGACATTTAAAAGCGATATCGAGGACAGCGGTAAAGTAATTAAAGATTTTGCGTCAGGTAAAATGTCTGCTTCAAAATTTGCAAGCAATATGGCATATGGTGATTCCGAGCAGGCATGGGGAAAGTTTTTAAACACAGATTTTTCATCATATAAAGTTGGAGATTCAGCGTCAATTCAAAAATTTAAATCCTTATTGTCAAGTAGTGGCATTAAATCTATGTCGGGATTAGATGATAATACTATCAATAAGATGATATCTATTATGTCTAGCCAGCAGGATCAAGCACATAAGTTACTTGGCATTTTTGATACCGCAGAAAAAACTGGCGGTTATATGACGCAGCTATATGATTCTGCGGTTGCATATAATAAGGGAGAAAGATCGATATATGATATCTTTAATAGCTTTTCTGGTAAATATGGATTACGTTTTGATAAAATAAATCCAAATGCACAAGATTCTATAACTACAATTGATTATCAAAATTCATTAAGTCCATTAGAACAAGCTGTTAATGAAATTTCAAGCTTGTTGTCTTCTATTAACTCTGCTGTTAATGCAATACAACAAAGCACAAGTCAAACAACTGTGCAATCTTTAGATAAATTAAAGGAGCAAATATTAACTTCTCCATATGATGGAAGCGAGACACAATTTAATAGTTTTATTTCAAAGATGGGGAACACGTCACAATATGATCCAAGTAATGCTACGGAATATTACACAAAACAAGTTGTCCAAAATGCTGGTAAAGCAATTCAATCATTGGTGAGCGAGCTTAATAAGATTAATGTAAAAGGAATCGAAAATATTGATACTGCGGCGTTGTCTGATATTATTAATAAGTTTAAATCTGCAGTCTCTCTTACTCACGACGCAACTCAGCAAATGGATTATTATCAAAATACATACGGCAAAACGATAAATGGAGCGGCGCTGATAAATCCATATACTAACAGCACTGTAGACTATGCCGATGTTATGAATTATTTTGGTGATATGCTTGAGAGATTTACATCAACAGACGGCAATGACTCTGTCGCTAATAAAATAATTCCAGTTATAGACGAACTGAAGACAAGATTAGATACAAGTAGAACAGCGGAAGAGAACCATGCAGTTGATGACGCGTCACAAAATCAATCTATAAGTGAAATATTACCGCTTTTACAGAATATTAATGAGGGATTAAATAATTTAACCAGTGTTTTCTCTTCTGGCGAATTAAGGGTTCAACAAGTTGATCAAAACAATAACAATGTTAATGCGCAAGCCACTAATAATAACCAACAAAATATATCTGATAATACAAATGTAAGCGCTGTTAATGCTACAGATATTGCCTCTTTACAAAACGAGCAGCAAACATTATTAACGTTAGAGCAAATGGTTTTGCGCGTAAAAGATGCCGTTGATGCGAAAACGCAAGCCTTTGTAAATGAGAAGTCACAGGTTGAAGCAGGCATTACTTCTGAAATCGAGATCCTAAAAGGTTTTGAAGATGTTGTAATTCGTGTTAAAGATACTATTATGTCGATTAGTACAGAGCTAGGAGCTGTGCAGTCTGTGAATTTAGTCCAAAACATTGAACAAGAAATTGCCAATTGTGATAGTTTAAAGACAAAAATAATTGAGATTCGAGATGCGATTAACGATAAAACTCAGGCATTTGTGACGGAGAAGGAAACCGTTGCTTCTGTTGTTTCAGAGGAGATTGATTCTTTAACTAAGTTGAAAGAATATATTGACTCTATATCACAATCAGTGTCTGCTCTTATTAACGGCAAACTTGTTAATATGTCCGATAAGGTTACTAGTGAAATTGACAAGACGAAAGATACGGATAAACCAAAGACAGATACACCTCAAGTTGCCGATTCTAAAAAATCGCAAGATACTTCGTCTAAGGTTAATATGCCAGAAGATGAAAAATTACTTTCAAATATATTAACCGAGGTTCAAAAGATTGCCGGAGCTATGCAAGATGGCGGAGCGCTTTCTGGCATGAAAGAACCGTTAAATCAGATTGCTCAAAAGTTAGATCGTATTATAAGTGGGGTGTCTGAACGCAAAGACGCATCAAAGCTTCCGTCAGGCTCTGCGAATACCAGATTAGCAGACGCGAAGCAATATGACCAAATCAAAGAAGTCGCAATCGGTGCTGTTTCTGATAGGGCAACTGAAAGTAAAATTACTGGCATGAAAGCTCTTGCTAATGGGCTTGTCCAGGTTAATGGTTATATTAAAACTGCAGAAGGCAACTATGAAAACTTTGTTGTTAAAGTTAATGCCGCGAATGAGACTATCGGTCTTGCATTTAGCGAAAATAAGAAATTAATGCAACAAATGCAGCAAGAGGCGAATGCGCAAGAAGCATTTAGTAATAATTTTAATCTTGTTGCAGATGAGTTTGTTAAATATACTGAGTCCATCGATCAATCAGATCAAGTTATGGCTAAATTTTCTAGCCAAATTCAGCAAATGGAGAATCGTCTTGCGGCTGTGTCAAATGGCACAGAGCTTGATGCATGGAAAGCTGATTGGGATGCTCTAACCGCTTCAATTGCGGCCGCAAAGCAAGAGCAAGAAAAACTTATGCTTGAATCTCAAAAACGCAAAGATACAGGCATATTAAATGCAGTTGGAAAGTCTACTACTGAGATTTATAAGTCTCTTAAAATAGACCCAACTAAAATGACACCAGAGCTTGAAGAAATTAGAAAAAAGTATCTTGATGTTGTTAGTATTATTGAAGAATATAAAAAGAAACGTGAAGCTTTAACACAAGAAGAAATTAGCGGCTTGAAGCAAGCGGAGACTGAATTGCAAAAGAGCGCCCAAGCATATGCTCAAAAAATGCAAGCAGAGCAACAACAAGGTAATGCGGTGAAAAACGCATATGGTGCGAGCCAAGTTAAAAATATTAGCAATAAATACGTTCAACTATCTGGCGTTGCAAGTGGAGCTGAATTCGCAGATTCTGCAAATATTCAGGCTGCATTATCGAATTTAAAAACCGCCTATGATAATTTAATCGCCAAACAAAAAGAGTTCAAAGATGGTAGCCCAGCAGAAGGTGAAAAACAAAAATTTGCGCAGCTAACAGATCAATATAACCAAGCATATAAAGCATTGGATAATATGATTAAATCGTCAAGAAAGCTCCAAGGTGAAGGTATTGGAGACCCATATGAAATTGTATCTGGGACAAATATTGGTGATCAAAATATTAGAATGCAAGAACTTCAAAATGCTGTTAACCTATTCTCCAATGGTACAGCAAAAGTTGGGCAGTTTAATGCTGCGTGTACTGAATTGTCGTACACAGTAAAGAATGCAGATGGTACTTTTACAGAGTTTACCGCAGTTCTGGATTCTACTGGCACAAAAATTGTTAATGTAGCAGGTAAGACAAAAGAATCAACGAGTTTATTCAAAAGCGCATTTGATTCTTTAAAGAAAAAGTCCAAAGAAATTTTAACATATATGACGTCTATGGGCGTGATGACAAGGGTCATTGGCCAAATTAAACAGGGCATTCAGTATGTTAAAGATATTGATTCCGCATTAACAGAACTCAAAAAGGTAACTGACGAAACTGATGAAACGTATGCAAAATTCTTGAATACAATGGCCCAGACTGGCGCAAATGTTGGTGCTACGACATCTGATTTGACTAACATGGCTGCAAACTGGGCTAGATTAGGTTATAATATTGAACAGGCAGGAGATCTTGCTAAGAGTACTGCCGTTCTATTAAATGTTTCTGAGTTTACTGATGCCGACAAAGCTTCAGAAGCGCTAATTTCGACCATTCAGGCAAACATAATATGCCTGATTATATAGAAATATATAATTTATAATACATTTAATTGCAGGTAATTCCTAAAGCCTTACACCACAATAATCCCGAAAGGAGATTATGATGGGGCGAAAGCAGAAACAACGTAAGGATGGTTATATGGTTAAATCCTAAGTAACTTTATAATGGATGTTCGTGCAGCCAAGCTCCTAAGTACTTGACAACACAAAATTAATGTGTTATAATAAGTATAGGAGAAGGTTCAACGACTAGAGCTATGTCAGCTCGTACATTGCAAGCTAATGGCAATGGAAAAGGTGTACCCTTAACAGATAAAGCTGAAGGTGAAGAAATAGTCTAATCTTGCATGAAAGTGTAAGTGTTGTTAATTATTGTTGTTTTATGATTTGTTATTTATTTGCAAAGGAGGTGGCTTTTATGAAATATAATCAGGAAGAAGTTAAAGAAATATTATTACAGCATAATTTAATTTTACAAGACGAATATAAAAATATACAGTCCGCTATGTTCTGTATAGATAAAGAAGGTTATAAATATCAAGTTAGATTAAACGATATATTGTCTGGAAGGAAACCGTCACCAATACATGCTAAAAATCAATATAGCCTAGATAATATTGATATGTTTTTAGCCAATAATAGCTTAACTATGAAAAGATTAAGTACCGAATATAACGGGAACAAAGAAAATATGCTATGGGAATGTGAATGTGGTAAAAAATTCGAAACTACATGGAATAGTGTTACGAGAGGAAAACATTATTGTAATTGGTGTGCAAAGAGTAAACGTTTTGATGACATAAAAGATTATACAACTGAAATTAAACAAGAATGTGAACGAAGGGGATATGTTTTATTAACCGATCATATTCATCGCTCAAATAATAAATTTGAATACATATGTACTAAGCACCCAGAATATGGTATTAAAACAAGTACGTATGACATAATGATTAATTGTGGACGAGGTTGTAAACAGTGTGGGATAGAGTCTAGAACCGAAAAGCATAAAATCCCAGAGGAAAAATTAAAAGAATTAGTAGAATCTAAGGGATTTATTTATGCAGGTTATGATTATGACAATGATAAAAATAAATCAAATAAGGTCAACATACATATAATATGTCCAAAACATATTGAAAAGGGAATTCAAAAGATTAAATATGATAATTTAAAAAAGAACACTGGTAAGTGTGGTTATTGTGTTGGTAAATATAGAAGTAAAGATGATTTACAAAAAGAACTAGACGAACTTCATGGTCTTGTTGATATTATTGAATATACTCAATATTCTGAACCAATTACTGCGAAATGTAGAGTGTGTGGCCATATATGGGATACAAATGGGCCAAATCTTACTAATGGGCGTAGATGCCCAAAATGTGTTAAATCTAAATTTGAGATTGAAGTATCTAAGTTATTAGATGATTTTGGGTATAATTATGAAGACCAATACACTTTTTATGATTGTAGAGACATAAATCCATTACCATTTGATTTTTATATATCTGATTATAATATTTTAATTGAGGCTGATGGCGAGGGGCATTATAAGCCAATTCCAAGAGGAAATATGTCTATAGAAGAGGCTGAGGCGCAATTAAATATTATAAAAAAACACGATTATATTAAAACAAAATATTGTTCGGATAATAATATCATATTAATTAGAATTCCATACTGGGAACGTAAAAATTTAAAATGTTATTTGCTAAATGTATTAAACAATATTATAAATAATAAAGCAATATAATTAACAACAAACGAGATGTTGCGAATCTCGTTCAATAATATGATATGGATATGCCGCAGAAGATAGCATGCACGTAGTTGACGTGTTAAATGAAATTGGTAACAATTTTGCAATCTCAAGTGACGGAATTGCAACAGCGTTACAAGATTCTGCAAGCTCCTTAATGGCTGCCGGTAATAATCTTGAGCAAAGTGTAGCACTGGTTGCTGCAGCTATATTTTATGGCTGTTCATATAGAAATATATGATTTGAACACATTTAACTGCTGGGAAACCCTTAGAGCTTTATAAACTACAGCATAGTTAGTAATAACAGGTGTGAATGTTCAAAAATTATAAAGATTGGGCAATCAGCATCCAAGTTGCTTGACAAATTTAAATTTTGTGATATAATGTACAATACAAAATTAAAATCAAGCAAAAGGTTCAACGACCATCCCCATGAAGGGATTTGAGAATATCTAATTGATTATAAAATAAGGGTAAAATCCCGAATACTCAAATCAATAGGAGTAGGACGCAATCGCAAATGGCGTTGGTTAAATACCTTTAAACGAAATGGTGTGCTCCTAACAGGTAATGCTGAGGATGAAGATATGGTCTATTCAATATAGAAATATATTGGCATGTTATTATTTAGAGAGGGAATGAATTTTTAAATAAATATTATAAATAATAACATGCAATACGTTGTTGCGAAACGTATTAAATATAAAAGAATAAAGTATTACAGGATCCATCAAGCGTAGGAAGTGCATTACGTACCATCTCACTACGTATTCGTGGTACAAGTATAAAAGAATTAGAAGAAATGGGCGAAGAAACCGACGGTGTTGTAGAAAGCGTTAGCAAACTACAATCTAAGGTAAAAGCTATTAGTGGAGTAGATATTCTAACCGACACCGGGGCATATAAAGATACATATACAATCATCAAAGAGCTTGCAGAGGTCTGGGATGACATAGGTAAAACCGATCCAAAAGGACAGGCGGCACTTCTTGAGTTGTTAGCTGGCAAAAATAGAAGTAACGCTATGGCTGCAATGCTTACCAATATTGAAGACCTTGAAGGCGCATATGAAAGCGCTCTAGACGCTGAAGGTTCTGCAATGGCAGAAAACGAGAAACAGCTTAACAGCATTCAAGGCCGCATTACATTATTCAAAAATGCAGTTCAGACTATGTGGTCTGACGCACTGGATAGTAGCTGGATTAAATTCTTTGTTGACCTAGGAACTACAGTAGTAAAAGCGGTCGATTCATTCGGATTATTTAAATCTGTATTAGCTGGAGTCGTGTCGTATTTATTAATTGCTAAAAAGATAAATCCTGTCACTATGTTCAAAGAAGTCTCTGCCAATATATACAATTATGGCGTGGCGCTAGAAAAAATTAAAGCAATTCAATCATTAAACGGCGTTGGCGGAACTGCAAGTGTTCCTACTTCTGAATTTAATGCGCAAAATATTAGTGCGTATGCTGCTGCAGTAAGTGATTTAACTGCAAAGCAACAGGCTGCGGCTCTTGCATCCGCTGGTTTAACAAAAGCGCAAATAGAAGAAGCTATGGCTAAAAATGATGTAGGGAAAGAGAACATACAACAGGCGGTGTCTGAAGCACAGGTAACAGCAGAAAAAACAAAACAAACAACTGTTACTGCGGCAAATGCTGCGGCGATGGCGACAGAAGGTGCTGTAAAACTATCCGCCGAATCAACTAACTGGCTTTTAGCTCAAGGCGAAACAGAGCTTACACTAGCAAAAGTCAAAAATGCTGTTGCAACTGGCGCATTGACAGCAGCTCAGGGTGCAGAAATTATTTCAGCGTTTGGCTTGACCGCAGCAAATACAGGGCTTTCTACATCTATCCATGGTGTCGCGGCAGCAATGAAATCTTTATTGGCATCTAATCCAATTGGATGGATTATGCTTGCTATTGGGTTAGTTATATCGCTTATCACATATATTTCAAACCTAACCCCAGCATCTGAAAAACTAAAAAATGAAATTAATGAATTAAACAATGAAATTGAAGGTTTAAATTCTGAACTTGAAACAACGAAAAATAGAATTGAAGAGCTTGAAGGCAAACATAACTTATCTTTTGTGGAGAAAGAAGAGTTAGAACAACTAAGGCAGACTAACGACGAACTAGAGCGTAGATTGCGCTTGTTAAATGATAGTAAAGAAGCAAAACAAAAAGAGTTGCAAATAGAAGTAAAAAAGGATTATGAAGACGATTATCAAAATACTTCACAAGTTGACACTAGCCGCATCGTAACTGAAGGAACATGGGCGCAACATGATACCGTTAAGACCGTAGCATATGCGATAGAACAAGTTACACAAAATGGTGCAACATGGGACGATCTTAATGACCAACAGCAAAAAGAAATTAAAGCATATGATAGAGATCTTTATGAAGCTTTAACTGGTGGTAAAATCTGGGACAAACTTTCTAAAGAACAAAAAGAATCCATTGAGAGATATGACAAGGAATTATATGACGCGTTATCTAATGGCATTACATGGGATGAGCTTTCTGATGAGCAAAAAGCGTCAATTAAATCTTATAATGAAGATTTATATAATGAATTGTCTCAATACAAAAATTTTAGCACAATGGATGATAGGACTAGGCAACAGATTCTTGATGTTAATAACAATAAAGTTGTACCGCAAGAAAAAGAATTAAAATTTGTTGAAACAGGATTTGGCAACAAAGAAGATTATATTACAGAAGGTATTAAAAAGTACAATGAGTTAAAACAAGAGTGGAACGATTTAGTCAATACAGATACAAGCAACATGACTGACGAAGAAAAGGCACAATTAGATGCTAGAAAGAAAGAAATTTCAGACAGCATGGGCGAAATTAAAACACAGTTGGCAACTTATGGTACTGAGCTTTATGATTATTTGGAGACATATGGCGCGGATGTTGACGATGGGTTCACTCAAGGTTTAAAACAAACAATTGAAAATATAGATAAAACTATCAATCCAGGCGAATACTATACAGAAGAATTTGATGCGTTATTAGAGAAATACCCAGAAGTTAAAAAGCAGCTATATTCTTTAGCGGCTGAAGGGAAGCTTACGGCGGATGTTTTAAATGGTTCGGATTATAGCGATTTCAGAAATGAACTAAATGAAATAGGGTTAACTACTCAGGAAGCCGTTGACCAAATCAATGCTTTAGGACAGGCTGGAGCAGAAACAGAGCTTGCCAAAGCAACGCCCGTCGGCAATACTCTTTCTACTTATGCAGATGCTCTGGAAAAATTTGCAAATGCACAATCTATCCAAAATGAAGTAATTTATGACAATATTGAGCTCACAGAAGATCAAGGCGCAGCACTGAAAGAACTTATTGGCGGCGAAGAAGATTATGCGGACGCAGTTGATGAAAGCAACGGATATGTCGTTAAGAATATTGAGCTCGTTAATAGACTTATTGCGAAAAAGAAGCAGGAGGCCGTTCAAAATGCTAAGACCGAAAAATCGCAAGCCAGATTAAAGTATTATGAACTGTATAAGAAAATTAGACAATTAACTGGTGCTAATGGCGAACTTGCTCAAGCCAATGCCAAAGAAATTAATGCTCTCTACAAAGAAATGGGCGCAGTGGAACAAACAATTGCGAAATATAGTATGCTTGAGCAAAGATTGCTTGGCGCAGCAAATGCTTATGATAAATTTGAAGAGGCACAAACTGCGGATCAAGAAAAGGATTATGGAAGCAAAGCAGAAGAAATGATATCTAGCCTTATTGAAGGGCTGCAGTCTGCAAAGATTGGTACAGAAACGTTTAGGGCTGCTGTGTTTGGCATGATTCCAGAAGAAGTATATTCTAATCTTGATACTGTCGAAGAGAAAGTTGCGGCGATTGCTAATTACTTAAAAAATTCTGATTTTAGTAAATATTTTACTTTAACATTTGGTGATGATGGCACTCTTGAAAGTGCTGAAATGAAACTAGATAATGTTAAGGCGTTTATTGAAAGTGCCCAAGAAAAAGGCGTATTCACTAATAAAGGCGACTGGACACATTTTGAACTTTCTGATGACATCAAAACATTAGATGATTTTTGCGAAAAAATGAACCTTACAAAAGAAATGGCTTTTGCAATGTTCACAGAAATTGACTCTTATGATGGCGAATGGTTAAATGGAGATTTTGGCACGATGCTCGATCAACTTGATTTGGGCTTAGAAGGTAATATCTTCATGGCAACAAAAACTCTAACAGAGCTCGATGTTTCTTTAGCTAATAACAAAATAAGTGTGGAAGAGTGGGCAGAAAAATATCAAGAGGCAAATTCTAAGCTGCAAGGATGTGCACAAGAAGCAAGAACAAATGCAGTAGAATATCAAAATGCTACTACAGAAGTTGCAAATTACAAGAAAGAACTAGAACAAGCGACTCAAAAACTTAGTGAGCTGAATAAACCAGAGAGTGGAGCTACGCAAGAGGAAATTCAGGCACAAACAGATAAAGTCAAGCAACTTACCGAGCAACTTGGAGCAGCTCTGCAAAAGAAGTATGGATTAGAAGAACCAACAGAAATGTCTATTCAGCTTGCATTAGATGATATAGATTCGCAAATGACCGTCTGGAAAGCGAATAATAATGAGTTAGCTGTTAAGGCTAATATAGCGAATATAGACGATAGTCAACTTGTAGAACTTGGTGAAGATGGTAAATATCAAATTAAGCCAGACGTAGAGATAACTGATGATGAACGTCAAAAATTGCAACAGTATATAGATTTATTGAATGATCAAGGCACGATTAATCTTCTCGTCGAAAATCAAGAAGAAGCGAAAGCGCAAATTGAAGAAGTTAAAACCGCAGCAGAAGCAGCAAAAAAAGCTATTGAGGCTCTTCCTGATCCAAGTGTGGATAGTACTGCTGCTGTAAAATCAATTAATAAGCTAATTGATGCAATTAACCTGATACCAACTGGCGTTACTATTACCACTACTTATCGTGAAATCAATGAGAACCAAACTGCAACGAAAACTGGTGGTGGGAAACCTGGCAATTCTCGATATAGAAATAATTCACTTCAATATTCAAACGGCACAGCTCATGCGTCTGGCAGTTGGGGAGCGGAAACGTCAGATACATCGTTAGTCGGCGAACTAGGCCCAGAACTTCGTGTACGCGGTAATCGCTGGGATATGCTTGGTGAAAATGGCGCAGAATTTGCCGATGTTAAGAAAGGCGACATCATTTTCAACCATAAACAAACAAAATCTTTACTTGAAAATGGTTACATTAATAGTAGAGGCAAAGCATATGCAAGCGGAACAAATGTTATTGGTAACATATTTGATAAGCTAAAACTTAATAAGCTTGCTAAATATGCTGAAGAAATGTGTGAACAATACGAAGAGCTAGTTAACGGTAATGTAGATCTTCGTAAACGTCCGCATTTATCGCCATCGTATGAACATGATCTTGCAATGAGCGGAGGATACAATTCATTTATTGGATCCGACGGTCAAATATATGCAAGTACTTCTGCGGAAACTGTAACAATTGGAACGGGCGATAATCAGTATACCATTGATGTTACACCTGTTCTTGAAAATGGTGAAGTCTTAACATCTGATGCACTCTCTGATTATATAGATAGCCTTGTTACAAATGGTTCGACACAAGACCTTCTTAACTCAGATAAGTATAACTTAGTTATTCGTGCAGTACCCGGAGAGTACAATGAAGAAGATTGGACTGGATTTGAGGAGGAGCTTTCTCAATATAAAGACGGTTATCTTGACACGCTTTTAAAGATGTTCAATCTTGGCGGAGAAAACGCTATTGAATCACGTGGGTTTAGCTCGGTCGGTATTGCTGGCGTAGCAAAAGATTTGCAGGGTGATGATTCCTATGTTGGCAAAGAAGTAACATCTGCTATTGATAGTACTTCTGACGGCATGAGAAATCTTGACAGTCTTATCAACCAATATGTAACCGATGTACTCAATGCTAAGTCTCTTGCAGATGATATTGGCACAGACTTATCTCAAACAAAGTATGGGAACGTCGATACCGATAATCGTCAAAAACTATACTGGGACGATGATTCAATTGATAAGTATAGCGACGCAATAGACAGTTGGGGAATGAAGGCTGATGATTTAGTTGGCACATATTCCACTTTACTTAGTTGTGTTGGTGAATTTGGCGGTGCAGATATTGCATTTACTCCAATTTTACAGACAGATAGTGGCCCACAATTACTTGACTCTGACACCGTTGATAAATATATTGATGTACTTATCAGTAAGGCAAGCCAAGACAATGGGCAATGGACGAATGATGAGCTGTTTAGACTTGATACAGAAGGACTTGAAGTTGATGGAACTGTCGTTAAAAACCTCCTTGAAGATATTGGAGAAAATGCTGACAAAACTGCTAGATTACTTCATTATGTTGGAGATACTGGAGCAATAGCAAGTCTTGAAGGAGAGACTGAATCTACGTCTTCCGAACTTGTAGCGACAGGCGAAAATGTCAATGCTGTTCAGGCAAAACTTGATAAATTAAACGCGACGAATATTAGCGATAAGACGTTCACTGTCACAACTGAATATCAAACAATTGGTAGAGGTACCGAACAAACAGTTCATACTCTTGGAGCGAGCGGACGTTTGACAATATACGCGGATGGAACTGCGCATGCTTCTGGCGACTGGGGATTGCCGCGAGCAGAAAATGATGCTCTTGTTGGAGAACTTGGGCAAGAAACTGTGGTTGATCCACGCACTGGAAAATATTATACTGTCGGAGATAACGGAGCGGAGTTTGTTGACCTGCCAAAAGATGCGATTATTTTTAACCACAAGCAGACTGAAGAACTGTTTAAAAATGGCCATATTAATTCTCGCGGTAAGGCATGCGCTGAAGGTAATGCACATGTAACAATTATCCCAGACTATACGACGCCAACCTATTATAGCGGTGCCAGTAATGATAATTACTGGACGGATTGGAATAATGCAGCAGATAGCCTGTCTGGCGCTGCAGACGACCTTTCTGATGCTGCTGATAAGTTTGAAGAAGTATTTGATTGGTTTGCAGTGCTTCTCGAAGAAATCGATGATGATTTAAGTTATATGTCCTCCCAACTTGAAAATGCTATAGGTATTTCTGCAAAAAATAGTATCCAAGATCAAATGATTAATGTTAACAAGTACAAACTAACAGAACTTGGAGAGGGCTATAAACTTTATGCAGATTATGCTGCAGAGCTTTTAGAGAAAGTGCCAGAACAATATCAAGAGCTCGCACAACAAGGTGGCGTAGCTTTAACACAATTCTTAGGCGAAGCAAATCAAGAAGTGGTTGAGGCTATTAACAATTATCGCGAATGGGCGCAAAAGGCTTCCGATGTTAAAAAGCAACAGCAAGAAGTTAAGAAAGAAATTACGTCCATCTCTCTGCAAAAGGTTCAAACAATTGCAGACGAATATGATAGAGTTATTACAAAGATTACTACCATAAATGATTTGCTTCAGGCAAATGTTGATCTTGTTGAGGAACAAGGCGAACGCACTTCTGCTGTAATGTACGAAGAAATGATTAAAAATAGTCAGAAGGAACTTGAGCAACTTCAAAAGCAACGTGCAGAAATGCAAAAAGAATTTGATACGCAAGTTTCGGCTGGCAATATTGAAGTCGGTTCTGAGGAGTGGTATGAAGGCATAGCCGCCATTCAAGATGTCGATAAATCTATTATTGATTGTCGTACTGATATTGAAGGCTTCCAAAACTCTATCAATCAGTTACATTGGGATGCTTTTGACAAGCTAATTGATGCAATTGATAACGTCGGCACAGAAATATCTAATCTTGGAGACTTAATCGATGACGAAGATATTGCGGACGAAATGGGTAATTGGACAGACAAGGGCATTACAGCCATGGGTCTATATGCTCAAGAAATGGAACGTGCTCAGTATCGTGCCAAACAATATGCGGAACAAATTGATTATCTCAATCAGGAATATGCCGCTGGTAAATATAGCGTTGATGAGTATAACGAAAAGTTACAAGAACTCAAAGACGGTCAGTGGGATAGCATAAAGTCTTATGAGGCTGCAAAAGACGCCATTGTCGATTTAAATAGGACTCGTGTTGATGCTGCCAAGGATGCAATGCAAAAAGAGATCGATGCTTATAATGAGCTTATTGATAAGAAGAAAGAAGAACTTCAACTTTCTAAAGATGCCCATGACTTCTCTAAACAGGTAGCAGAGTCGCAAAAGAATATTGCCACCATTGAAAAACAACTTGCCGCATTAGCTGGCGATAATTCTGCCAGTGCCATTGCTAGAAGAAAGAAACTCGAAGCGGAGCTTGCTGCAGCCCAAGAAGAACTGGATGAGCTATATTATAATCATAGTATCGAAAAACAACAAGATGCGTTGGACGATCAAGCAGAGAATTATCAAGACGAAAAAGAGAAAGAAATGGAGGCTCTCGACGAATACCTTAAGAACGTTGAGCAAGTTATCGCTGATAGTTTTGCAACCATTACTGGTAATACTGAGGCAGTTGCTGAAACGCTTAAGGGAATCGCGGACGAATATGGTATCGACCTTTCCGAAGCAATCATTAATCCTTGGGAACAAGGTGTAATTGCTATTGGTACTTATCAAGATCAGCTTAATACTTCTACGAGCGCCTTTACCGCACAACTAGATTTAATTAAACAACAGTTACTTGATTTGCAAGCGGCAGCGGATGAAACTGCAAGGCATTTAATTGATGTTACTAATCAAAATGCAAATAAGACGTCTTCTGCAACATATACTCCTCCGACTCCATCTGCTCCTTCTCAGCCTAGTCAATCTCAAACACCTTCAAAACCAGCAGCTCCAGCTAATGGTTCTAGTGTTACGGTTAAAAAGTCTGCTACTAATTTTAGCAGAGATGGTGGCAATGGTACGAGAATGCAATCTTGGGTTCCAGGTTCAACATTTACTGTTTATCAAGTTAGTGGCTCTGAGGTGCTAATTGGCAGAAATGGACAGTATACTGGATGGGTCAAGTTAAGTGACATAGAAGGATATGCAAAAGGTACAAAGAAAGTCTCAAAAGACCAGTTGGCGCTTATTGATGAACTTGGCGAAGAACTGGTATTACATGCTGGCAAAGATGGGAAGCTCCAATTCCTAAGCAAAGGTAGTAGTGTTGTCCCGTCTGATATTACAGATAATCTCATGAAGCTCGGCTCTCTTGATCCAACAGATGTTCTTGATAGAAACAAGCCTAAGATCGGCGCTCCTTATATTGTAAACAATAGTATGGAAATCAATATGAATATAGCAGAAGTCGTGCATATTGACAACGCCGATAATCGTTCTATTCCAGATATCACTAAGGCAGTACAGAGTCAAATGGATGCGTATATGAAAAACATCAATAACAGCCTTAAGAGATTCACAAGATAATTTATTATAGGAGAGGTATTTCGGTGCCTCTCCTTATCTTATATAGGAGTTAGGAGGTGCGGTATTAGTGATTTACCAGCCTAAAGTAGAATTTAGAAATAAAACTAATTATGATGAGAGACTTGTTGTCGCAACTTTTAATCCAGATTCTGGCGAAGTAGATTCGTATCTCAATATGGAACCTGTATATACGGATAGCTATGATGGGAGTCTGCGTACAGATTACGGAGCAAAGTATAGTTCCGTAGCTGCACCATCTGTAACGTTTGTAGATATTGATGGCGCAGACATTCAGCCATCAAAGGTTCGATCTATGATGAGATGGCTAACTGGCTCGAAACAAAACGCGTGGATGAATATTTATAATATAGACAATGAACTTGTATGTTCATATTTTGGTAGATTTACTGATGTTAAACTTCAAAAAATGGACGCGAGAGTTATTGGAATTAGAGCCGAATTTACATCTGTCAGTCCATGGGCTTATTCAGCCGCGAAGACTGTTAAGATGACAATCTCTGGAAACACCGATTTTAATATAGATAATCAGAGCGATGATTTATATTCTTATGTTTATCCTAGAATGGTATTTAAAAATGGTCAGAGCCTAGCTGATTTTTCAATCCAAAATAATACAACCGGGTCTGAAACTGTTTTTAAAAATCTTCAACCAGGCGAAACCGTTACAATAGATAATAATTTTGTCGCATATTCTGATAATACTGCAAGGATTTTCAATAATGATTTTAACTTTATATTCCCAGCATTATCTACTGGTATAAATAGCTTTAGCACAATTGGAAATGGTGAATTAACAATTGAATTTAGATATCCAATGAAGGTATCTGACGGACTATTAAATAACTATGAAGTGAAAAATGCAGTAGTTGTTTATGTTGAAAATAGTGTTGTAAAAATTAAGGGCAATACGGACTTAGAGCCGCCAGTTGGAGTTAATATAAGCGTATCTGGCGAAACTATGACTGTCAGAGGCACTATCAAGAGTGTTAAAACAGAAATTGGAACTTCTGCATTCAGTGAAAGTGATGGCATTTTGTTTATCGATGATAGCACACATGAGTGCCCGTTTGACGAGTTCAACGCCGATGTACAAAACGGAAGACTTATTATTAAAAAATATTTTAATGATATTCAAATTACAAGATAAGGTGGTGCGACGAGATGCAATTACCATTCGACCTTACTTCTGGCACTTATAGAAAACCAAAGGTAATTTTGTGCCAGACAAACAAAGAAAAAATTTGTCAACTAGATGTAACAGATTTGCAAGGTACATTTAAGTTTAATAGTTATTCTGAAATTTCATTTAATGTCGCATCAATTTATCATGATCTTATTACTGGAGAACAGAAGCCTACTCCGTACTATGATTATGTTGAAGGACTTCGTCTTGTGTATCTTGAGGGATTTGGATATTTTCAGCTTCAAGATCCAGAGCTTTATAGTGATGGCATTCAAGAATATAAACAGATTAATGCTTATTCATTAGAATATTCATTATCGCAAAGATATCTTGAAACATTTATTATCAATATGGGTGATGCTGGAGACACCATTGGTAGTATAGATGGGGTTGTACTATATAATCCATCGGATGTGAGCCACAGTTTGCTACATTTAGTTTTGCAAAAAGCGTATGGGTGGACTATTGGACATGTAGATGAGGAACTGGCGTCTCAAGGACGTAGTTTTGAAGTTGATAGAGAGTCAATTTACGACTTTATTATGAACGATATGTGCGATACTTTTAAGTGCTATGTTGAATTTGATACAATAAATAATATTATAAATGTATATTCAGAAAATGAAATTGAACGATTTACCGGTGATGGCGAAACGAAAATCTTTAAGTTATCTAGTGATTTTTCTGACGATAGCACAGTCACAATTAATGGACATGAGACTACGCAATATGAATATAACAAAGATACAAAGGAACTTGAATTGGCGGCTACCCCATCTCAGGGGGATATTATTGAAATTACCAATGAATTCAAGAGTAAATATGATACAGATATTATTGTTGCGTTTGAAAATTTATCAAATGAAATGCACATAAATTATTCCGCAGATGATATTAAAACAGTTCTTACTGTTAAAGGCGCAGATGATTTAGATGTTCGTAATGTTAATTTTGGGTTGCCATCTATCATGAATTTAGAATATTATTGCACCCCAGAATGGATGGGAGAAAAGCTTTATAAGGAATATCTCGCCTATATAGATAAGCAAGATAAATATATGAGCGGCTTCTATAGTAAAGATATTTCTGGCTCTACGGAAGAATCATTTACCGTTGCACCAACAACAGAAAAATTTGTTGCAGGAGAAACACAAGAATTCATTGCTCAAGGCGCTACCGAATCGTTTAATGCAGATGGGAATATTTCGTCTTTTAACATTGATAAAACTTCCGTAGAATTTGTGATAGAAAGTGCGATTGAAGAGTTTGAAATTAGTGGTAATACAGAAACATTTACAGAGCCAGAAATGCAGACAGAAATCATTATGAGCCAAGATGAGTTCGTTCAAGCAATAACGGTTTCTGACGCAAATATTAATACATTTAATCTTTCGGCTGCTATTATAATTGAGCAGATAAGAGTGTTGTTAAATGAAAAAGAATTAGAGTCTACAGAATATCAATATGCAGATAATGTGTTAACAATTAATACGGCCTTAAATAAAAATGATAAAATTGAGGTTTATTCGTATACGAATGAATTTACACTAAAAAAATCACTTTCTTCTAAAAGTATTGTATATATTAACGGTAAAGAAACAACTAATTATAAATATAATACAGAAATTAATAAGTTAACGCTTTATGACAATTTGCCATCTCAATGTACCATAACAATTAAAACACCAATGGGGACAATTCAAACAAGTTTTAAGCTGTCTAATCTTGCGAATAAAATAGTCTTTGTGAAAGTTGATAATGTGGCAACAAATGCTTATTCTATAAACAAAAGCAGCAAGACCTTAACCATTACTGATACCACGATTCTACAATACGGTAGCGTTATTACTGTGACGTCAATTGATAATGAAGTTACTTTAAGTAATACGAAAGATAAAATTATAGCGATCAAGATCAATGGCAATAATACTAATAAATATAATTTGCAAGGCAGCACTTTAATTATAACTGATGATGATTTAAATGTTGACGATATTGTTTCCGTAGAATCTGTTGATACACATTTTAATTTATCTGCACATAAAGATAAAAAAATTGTGTCAGTCAGTATTGAAGATAATGTGCTTACATCTCCAGATAATTATCAATTAGATACAAATACTGGTATATTAACGATCTTGAATTATGAACTGCATTCAGGGGACAAGCTATTAATTAAGCTAGTTAATAACAATTTCAATGTTTTTCAAAGAAAAAATAAAACGTTATCTGTTAAAATTGATTCTGCAAAAACATCTTTATACAGCTTAAACACCGATACAAATGTATTAACAATTACAGACCTAAATACATTATTTAATGGGACGCAAGTATCATTTGAGTCAGTAGATGAATATTTTACATTAAGTTCGACAAAAGATAAAATAGTTTTAATTTCAGTAAATGGTATTGCTATTGATGATGGCGAATATAGTTATGCAAATAATCAATTAACCATTACATCGAGCGTTTTAACTGCAACTAGCAATATTACTGTGCAATCCGTAGGCACTAATTTTGTTCCAATGGCGTTTGTTGGTAAAATAGATTCTGTTTTTGTTGATGGAATAAAAACTACTGCATATGATTTTGATAGCATAGAAAATATCCTGACAATTAATGATACTAAATTAATGCCGAATAGCACTGTTGTTTTAAAAATAATTAATAATAGTTTTTACCTATCTGATGTTCAGTCGTCTGCGATAACAACGGTTATGATTAATGACATAAAAACAACAAATTATACTTTTATTTCTGGTGTATTAACTATTGCAGATAACTTACAAGTCGGTGATACAATATCGGTTGAAATAATTGACAATCATTTTAATGTGTTAAATGAAGTTGGCTTAAGACACATCGTAGAAAAGTCATCTGACAACATTACATTCGAAACCATTCAAGAAGGCAAAAATGGTTATGAATATGATGAGACTACGAGAATATTAACTATTTATGTTCCATTACAAAATGGTGATAAAATTAGAATTAAGACGATTGACTCTGAAAATGCATTATTAATTGTTGCCTCAAATGCAGGAGAAGGAGAAATTGCAATCGATGATGTAACGCCAACGTTAAAGTCTTATGCCCCAAAAATTGGTGATTATGTTATAAAAATTAATGGATATACAGAAACTTTACAAGAATTATATAAATTAATTGATAGTCGTTTAACAGAGGAAAATTCTATTCCTGATGAATATAAAATTACCGAAATTAAACTTAACCCAGATAACTATGATGATGCTGATATGTTTTTGCCAGAAGCGAGTATAGAAAATCTTGGCGAGGTTTATAAAATTATTAATCAGGAAAAGATCGAAGAGAATGGCACTATCACATATAACGATATAGCCTATAAGTATTATGTATGCGAAATGCGCATGACGACTTATACCAATGATGATGGCAAAGAACAGAGAAAATATACGTATAGTTGGAATGAAAGAGATTTGATTTTTGGTGGGGACGGAATTAATTCGCTCAAAGAACAGATAGATATTTATTCTTCTATTAATGATGTTCAAATTGCTGCAGAGTGGGATCAAAAACCACAAGATAGTGATGAATATAAAAGTTATGTTGATAATTTGAATAAATTGCAAAAAGCAAAAGCCGAGTTAGAAGAAAAGCAAAATGCAGTAAATGGTATTGCAGAACAAATACAAGCAATGCAAGCAAGCATTCGAGCAATTTCAGAAGATATTAGTATTGAAAAAAACTTTTCGCCAGAGAGTTTAGACAGACTATCTTTATTTTTGAGAGAAGACGAATATTCTGACGATTGCTTCTGCACAACCGAAATTGATACTGATTTGGATATTATCAATACACAAAAAGAATTATTGGTCGCAGGATATAAAAAGCTAAAAAATATTTCACGTCCTACATTATCTTTTTCTGCATCTATGAAAAACATTTATGCCATGCCGGAATTTGCCCCAATTTTAAAGCAATTCGAATTAGGTAATTTCATTAAAGTTAGAATAAGACCAGATTATCTTAAAAAGGCAAGATTACTTGAAGTACAACTTAATTTTGATGATTTAAGTAATTTCACATGTACATTTGGAGATTTACTACTTGCAAAAGACCAAGGAGATTTACATGCGGAATTATTAGCTCAAGCTGTTAATGCTGGCAAGGCTGTCGCAAGTGGTTCTTCTTATTGGCAAAAGGGATACGACGTTGCTACGGCAATTGAAGAAAAAATTCGTCAAGGCTTAATTGATGCTACAACTTCAATTAAATCAAATTCCGCTGGGCAAAATGTTTCATGGGACAATTACGGTATTCATCTACGCAAAATTGTAGATGGTGTATTAGATAATCATGAAGGTTGGATTACTAACAATAAATTCTTATATTCAGATGATAATTTCCAGACTACAAAATCAGTGTTCGGTAATTATACTGTCAATGGAGAGACATATTGGGGTATCTTAGCTGGATGTGTTAGCGCAGGACTAATTGAAGGTAGTAGTATTATCGGCGGCACAATATGCATTGGAGAGCAAGAAGATGGCACATATGCATTTATGGTTGACAAAGATGGCACTGTAACGATGAACAAGGGCGATGCTGCAGACAAGTTATCATACTTTGGGTTTGATGGCGATAATGGCTTAATCGTTGGTGAAAATAAGAACGGAGATTATTTCTCTAGGGTATCTGCCCAAAAAATTGAATTCTGTCGTAAAGCTAGAATCATTACTGTGACTTCCGAACCAACTCATAAATATGACAACTATGATTACATTCTGTACGAACATGCAGAATCTAGCGCGACATATTATGATTATTATAAGAATCCAGATTTCTTATATAAAGTAGAAGAACCAATTTATGAAGCACGAGCAATTAATGAGAATTTTGCAGATCCAGAGATTAAGTTTGGCATTCCAATTACTTATTTCGCAAATGATACTGCATATATGAAACAAGCAGAAATAGAAGGCAGTCTCAAGGTCGGCACGATAGAGCAAACTCCATCTATTTCTTTGGGTAATTTTAAGTTGCAAGTAGAAAGTAATGGTAGTTTATCTATCATAGCTACATAATCGAATGGAGGTGATAAACTATGGCATCAAGTGGTGCATTTGAAACAAGCGTATATAATGCTGCCGGTAGTTCATATCCAGATAGAATCAGAGTTGAGTGGTCTTCTTCGCAGAGTATTGCTAACAATACTTCTACTATATATTGGGCTGTAAAATCGGCAGGTGGCACTGGAAACTCATATCATTATGTAATGGCTGGCCCAGTGACTGTAAATATTGCTGGTACCACAGTATATAGTCGTTCTGATAGATTTGAATTGCACGTTGGAGCAACGCTTGGTTCTGGTAGTTTTACGCTAACACACAATACAGATGGCTCTGCGACATTAACAGGATGGGCTGAGGCCGCAATTTATACATATGCGGTTAGTAGTACTAGATACGGCTATTCTGTTGATCTTCCGCAAATTCCTAGAGCTTCCAGCGTTAGCGTAAATGGCAGCACAATGGGCTCTCCAATTACGGTTCAAATATCTAAGGCAGTATCATCTTTTACCCATACAGTGACATGGGCTTTTGGCAGCCGTAGTGGGACAATAGTTTCACAAACTTCTAGCTCGTCTATATCATGGACTCCTCCATTGGACTTAGCATGGCAGATTCCAAATGCGACATCTGGTACGGGTACAATTGTATGCACAACATATAATAACGGAACTAACGTTGGGCAAAAATCGATTAATTTTACATTAACAGTTCCATCTTATGTTTGTCCGGCCATTAATAGTTTTGTTCCGTCTATTGCAAGCACCAGGCCGTCTGGGTGCGGCATGTATGTGAAGAATAATTCAACTGTTCAATGGAGCGCAAATGTCTCTGGAACTTATGGATCAACAATTAGGAAATGTGTAATTAATGGCCCGAATCTATCTTATACATCTACAAGTTCTTCTACGTCATATTCTGCTACAAGTTCTACGCTGACTACTTACGGCAGAAAAGAATATACAATAATAATTACAGATAGCCGTGGCAGAACCGCCACAGGTGTTCAAAGTATAGAGGTCGTAGATTATAATGCGCCAGTGTTGACATCATGTAACTCATTTAGAAGCAATTCTGATGGGACAATGAATAGCTCTGGGACATATGTCACACATAAAATAACGGCGTCATTTTACACACTAGGTGGTAAAAACAATATAAAAATTGTTGTATCTAGCCGCGAAGGTAAAACGGGGAGTTATGGGAATCAAACAACAATTAAAAATGATTCGACTAATACAATTAGTTATACGTATACTTCTGCTTCTCATTCTTTCCAAGTAGATAAGACATACGATTTTCAATTCCAAATTATAGATAGTGTTGGACAGTATGCGTTTGAATACACACACATCGGCACAAAAAATATCCCATTGAACATAGCTGGTGATAATAATGCAGTTGCTATTGGAAGATTCGCGCAAACATCCAAAGACAATACTGGTCGATTTGACTGCACATGGCCAGCACATTTTGCCTCCGCTCCAATTGTTGATTCTGACAGAAATTTAAAACACAATATCAAAGACATTGATATTGATATTATTGACTCTTTGCGTCCTGTACAATATAAACTATGCAGCGAAAATTCGGATACAATTCATTATGGATTTATTGCTCAAGATGTGGAACAGGCGCTTTATAGCACAAGCCTCCGGTCACAAAAAACAGGCATAGTTTATTATGATGAGGATAAGGATACCAATAAGCGTTCAAATTATGCCTTAGCGTATGATGAACTTATTCCATTGTTAGTAAAAAAATGTCAAGAACTCCAGCAAGAAATCAATAAATTAAAAGGAAAACAATAAAAATGGTTAAAAGGAGATAATTTATTATGAATGGGTGATTTTTTATGGAATTAATTAAAGATATAGCTGCTATTGTTGGTTGCATATCGGCCATTATCGCACTTGTTACTACAATGTTTAGACCTGTAAGAAAAAAGATTGTCAATTGGATTAAGCATACTTCTGAGGCAAGTGAAACTGCTATTGCTATTAAGGATATTAATACCAAAATTGCGTCACTTGAGGATAGTGTTGGTGATATTCTTACACGAGTTAATAAAATAGATAGCAGTATTAAGACATTAGATCAAAGGGTTTTTGAAAATGAGCGCGATAGAATTAAGTCAGAACTGTCCGAGTATGCATCTAGATGTGCTCGTGGGTTGAAAATATATCCAGAAGAAATGGTACATATAGAAGAAATGTATGCAAAATACAGCGATACGCTCCACTGTAACCACACAGGGACGCAGAATTATAAGATAATAGTTAATTATTATAAAAATCAAGATTGGTTAAAAGGATAAAATTATAGGGTCGAGATTAATTGCTCGACCCTATTTTTTTTGCTTATTATAGTCCTCGATATATTGACTCATTACGTAATTAATTAAATTCGTGATCGTTCTTCCTTGCTTTTTAGCTATACACTCAAGTTCAAGGCGTTGCGAAACCGTCATACGTAATGTAAAGTTTGTTGTCTCAGTTGATTTTATTTCCAAATTTATCACTCCCCTCTCATATTATTTTAACCTCTCTCCGTGTCATTTGCAATGCAAAAATAAAAAGAGTGGTTGAAACCACTCATTACTTAAGATTTTTTATAACAGACATAGATGCATTTTGTGTTTCTTGCAACAAATGAGAATATACTGTCATTGTAACGTCAATTTTTGCGTGCCCAACTATTTTCGAAATCATTGTTATTGGAACACCTTGGTCAATAAGCGTACTTACGAACGTGTGCCTCAATGAGTGCGGCCCACACTGTTCTATGTCTGCTTGTTTTAATATACGCTGAAATACCTTATACGCATCAGCAGGGCGAATTATTGTATTATATCTTGAGCGTACAATGTACTGTTCTGGATCATATCCTTTTTCTTTTTTCAAATCGTTAAGAGCCTCTATTGCCATGTCTGATAAAAATACGGTTCTCCCTCTTCCTCCCTTTGTAGTTGATTGATCAATAAGAATTTTGCTTCCATCATTTTTTGTTCGGTCTTTTACATACACTATGGTTCTTGATACATATACTGTTCTTTTTTCAAAGTCAATATATTTCCACTTAAGTGCGAGTCCTTCGCCAAGTCTAAGCCCAGTATACATTAAGAAAACATAAAATGCACCATATTTAAATCTTCTTTCCCCGTTACTATATTTCATATAGCAGGCGTTTACCAACCTAGCTCTTTCCTCTTCTGAAAAGAATCTTTGCTCTTTTTCTTCAAATAGTTCTCGTTTTGGCATCACTACATTGTCTATTGGGTTTTTGTTTACTTTTCCTCTGGCTATAGCATAATCAAAAATTTGCCCCAATGTTCCATAAGCTTTGCGAATTGTTGAACGTGAATACCCGTCTGTTTTAAACTTATTTATTATCATGGTTTGAATTAAACTATCGTCTATTTGCTGCAATGCCAAATCCCCTAACTGTTTAATTAAAAATTTTTCTGTTATGTCTGCAAGTCTATCATATGAGGCTTGTTTAATCGATGGCTGTTTAATATTTTTAAGCCATGAACGAGCAAAATCCTTAAATAAAACGTCTTTCTCTCCAACAATACCTGTTGACAATAACGCTTCAAATTCTTGCTTTTTGTTTAAACACTCTTGCTTTGTGCCATAGAAATATTTCCTGCCAAACCCCTTGTATGATACAGATAACTTCCATTTACCATTATCGCGCTGTGTCCAAGATCCTTCTCCGTTCATTCTCTTCTTTGCCACAATAACCACTCCTTTAACAATACAAAATTAATTGTACTACTATTATAATTTATGTTAACTAATGTGGTCAAGTTGTAAATTTCGTACCACATTTATACCACAATTATGGTATTAAATATGGTGAAAAAACATCAAAAACAATGAATGTTAGTGAAATGCTTATGATTTATATATTAGGGCTAATCCATTGAAAATACTAGACTTGTTGATTCTATAATGATAATATTTATTGCACTAATATTTATTCAAATGGATAGACTAAACCTACCTAGGTAAGAACTTCAAAGTATTGATTCGACTAGTGTTTGTGTGAATGTGTTTTGTATTTGACCACATCATTTACCACAATTTGATTGTACCACAATTTGCAATGCATAGCAAGGCTTAATAATTATTTTTTATATGCCAATGTCTTTTTCTCGAACCATGCATCAACTTTATCTTCAATAACAAGAAATTTGTTGCCAATTCTCACCGAAGGGAAGTCTTTTCTTTTGACAAGATCATATACAGAATTGATTCCTATTATACCAGAATGTTGTGCGTTTAATTTTTCGTATAATTGTTTAACGGTAATATATTTCATTATATCATCTCCTTGAATATTTTTAAATAAATATGGCAATTATTTAAATGGTTGCATAATGCTTTTCATCTATATAATTTACGGGGCGACAGGTTATCTATTCCTGCCGTCCCGTATTTTTTATTTAATTGTCATACTCCAGTAGAGCCATAACCACCGATTCTGGCTGTTTCGGTATTGTCATTATCTATTGTTAAATACTTAATAAACATGCCCTGTCCAATACGATCCCCGGTATGTACCGTATAAATGGTTTTGCCAAGATTGAATAGCCTAAATCCGATGTTCCCATCATTATCAGGATTATTTGCATAGTCACTTTCGATCCATCCTTGCGTATTTGCAATCATAACAGGCTGCTTACCCATGGAACTACGAACATTAATTAACAAAGCTTCGTCATTCTCAAAAATAGCTTTTATATCTGTCCAAATCATTTGTGAACACATTGGTTCAATGTCTACACTAATTGGGCTATAAAAATCATATGCAATACTATTCTTGGTAGCGCGGGTGGGGAGTTTAATTTCCCCACCATTTTTTCTGTGCTTGTCTTTAACTACTTCAAAATGTCTCATTAGAACCAACCTCCCAGCAGCTTAGATAGCGCAGGGAAATCATCAAAATAACGAGCCTCACCAATCTGAATGGAGCCATAGTCCTTGATATAATTGTCGATAAGAACATTTAGTTCCTTGTACTTCTTATCAATTTCTTCCTTACGAGCAGCCTTTTCGTCTTCAAGCTTCTTCTTCGCAAGCGCTGCTTCCGCCTTTTTGCGGTCAGCAATGCACTGAGCTTCGTGAACATTTCTTTCCTCAATTGTCGCAAAAGTCTTTCCGCAAATGCCGCATGTATATAGCTTGTTATTGACCTTTGTATCTTTCTTCATATTGTTATCCATATTTTATTCCTCCAATAAATTAATTTTGTATTGTATTAACCACAATGGGTAAATCCACAATTTTTGCACAAATCACATCCACCGACATGTTCGAGTACAGAACCACATTCCGGACATTTGTCATTGGATTCAATTCTTTGAACTTGTGTTGGCTTGCTAATAATTGCATCGGCGCTATTTTCTTCTTCATTATCACCAATATCTTGCTGCATTTCTTTATACATATCAACTAGAGCATTGCCGATAGCCATTGGGCAACATGAACCTGGAGATGTATCATGTCTAGTAGCAGTTCTTGCAGCATAACTTGGACAAGCGCCAGTAGAATCTAGCTGATCTTTAATGGTCATAATATCAACACCAGCTCTGCACAATAGTGAAACTGTTCTACTAAGACCAGTCATAAAGTTGGCGCATCCTCCAGTTGACCCCTTATTGAAATATGCTTCTTGTAGTGAGCCATCATATGGGTCAAAAAATGCAAGAACATGTAAACTACCACACCCCGTAGTAAGCTTGCGCTTTTTACCAACTAGGTCACTAGAACATTCAATGATAGCGCCACGTGGAAGTTCATAAGGCTTAGTTCCGTTTTCGTCTGTGTCACTTTCAGATTTGTCTGTTGTCAGAATGCCAAGGCGTTTACATCCATCTCTAAACATCGTAATGCCCTTACAGCCAGTTGACCACGCAAGTAAATACATATGAGCTACATCTTCTTTTGTAGCAGAATTAGGCATATTTACTGTAGAACTAATTGCAGTATCTACATGGTTTTGCATAGCCGCCTGTGTTAGCACTCTATTTTGCCAAGGAATATCTGCAGAACCAACAAAATAGTCTGGAAGGATATCTGTATGATTTTCGTTCATATATTCTTTTGCTGCTTTACAATAAACATCGTAATAAGTATCTTCACCGTCTGTCATGCCAACAGTTCTGCGTGTATACTTAAGTGCAAACTCAGGCTCACATCCACCAGATTCTCCAAGTAAAGTAGCAAGAGACCCATTCGGAGCAATTGAAATTAAAGAGCAGTTTCTAAGACCGTGTTCTTTTAGACCATCAATTTCATCTGGCGTAAAATGCTTCTTAATAATATCGCTATCAAATACGCACTCCTTATACTTCGGATATGTTCCTAATTCTTTTGCTAGATTATTACTTGCAAATACTGCTCGTTTGAATAAAAGCGAGAATACATCATCTGTAAATTCAATGGCTTCATTTGAGCCATATTTAAGTCCAAGCTTCATTAGAGCAGTTGCATATCCAAAAATACCGAGACCAATGTTTCTATAATTATACGACATATCTCTTTGCTGCTGTAGTGGGTGTCTATTATAGTTTTCGTCAATTAGCTTATCAAGAGTTTTAATGCCAACATCAATAGCATGGAGGAAATCTTCTGTGTTCAAATGCGCAGTTGGAGTATATGGGTTTACAACAAACTCTGATAGGTTAAGAGATGACAAGCAACATGCTCCATGCTTTGGAAGTGGTTGCTCCCCGCAGGGGTTGCAAGTTTCAATCTCATATTCATCATCATATTGCATTAGATTATAATTTCTAAACCTGTCAACAAACAAACATGCAGGATCTGCCCAGTCGTAGCAATTATCTACTAGCATGTTAAAAATATTAATTGGTGTTACATCATATTCTACTTCATGACCAGCATAATTACGCTTCTCGTGTAGTATAACAACCTCTCCAGTATCATAATACTTCTCAACGGCTCTCATAAATTCATCATCGATTTCAAGAGATAAATTCGCCTTTTCAATCTCTCCGTCCTTTGACTTAATCTTAATGAATGTTTCTGCTTCCTTGTGCCTAGCATCGATAGAAAGCATAAGCGCTCCCTTTCGAGCCCCGCCCTGAGAAGTCCCTGCGGTAACTTCATTAAAAATCTTCATAAATGGTACAATACCATCAGAAAAATATTCTTTCTTGATTGGTGTGCCCTTTGGGCGAAGCTTAGTAAGAGAAATGCCCTGTCCTCCCTGAGCCTTAAATGTTACGCCAATGTCTTTTGCGGCATCCATAATATCAGAATAGTCATCTTCAACATAGCCTCTGGAGTAACAATTAAACAGGCTGCCAGTACTATTTGTACCACGATTAGCGAGTGTTCTACCACCCATTAAAAATTTCTTTTCAATGATAAGTTGTTTTAGCTCTTTATCTCCAGCGCTTACTCTATCTAACCATTCGTCAAAATTTTCATTGTTGTATTGATATTTCTTATGCCAAATATCAATACCGATTTTGTTATCTTTACCAAGCCATTGTTCTATAGTCACAGACATCACTCCTTATTAAATTTCTTATAAAAATCTTCATTATATGCTCGATATCTTTCTTTAATATCGGTCATATCTACATCTGGATGCTTTTCCTTGAACTTCTTCCAAAATCCGCAAGTTTCAAACTCTGGACATCCTGCTCTATATAAGCAATTCGGCATAAGCACATTTGCTAGTTGTGGTTCGTAATTATATAGTTCATATTTCAAATTTTCTGCCGCTTCTCTAGCTTCTTTGGTTGCCATAAAACAAAGTCTTTTACGCATCATGTCAATCAGATTTTGGGCGTTTGCATATGCGTCATGAGCGACGGGCGAATCTTGTGGTTTCTTCCCACGAGGAATTTCATTATTATTTCTGTCGTCACGCTGTGAATTAATAAACTTTTCATGCTTATGACGGCTTAGCTCTGTACTCACCCAATAAGGAATATCCTCCCATGTCCAATCAACCTCAAGACATCTAATAGGGGAATGTTCACTAATTAAAAGTTCTTCCTTAAACTTATCCGTTGGCTCTTTTTCTGTGAATTTCTTATTGACAGTTGTTCTACAATGATTCTTTATTCTTGTCCAAGAATCTGAAATATAATTAATTCTTGTATTCAATCCTCCATCAACTCCTTATCCTGCTTATAAAATTCTTCTACTGCTTCAACAATTTCATCCCAATTTGTACAGCGCTTAATACTATATACCTCATCATGTACATTCATATTCCAAGGTTTTTCTACAAGGACTCTATTGCAATGTAAATTATTGATAAGATTATCTGTATGGTCATCTACCATAACGTCCACGTTTAGAATACTCTTGTCACCAATACAAATAATATGGCGTTCATCAATGAACTTGAAATAATGTTTCAGCCACTCAACTTTCCATGGGAAGTTTTCGTAGTGCGTACTGGTTGCAATGTAAACACTAAATCCATCATCTACAAGCTTTTTAGCGCCCCACTGAGAATGATATGTTGGAGAGAGAGAATCCCATAGTTCACGTTCGTGCCACAGAGCCTTAAACTTTTCTGCATCTTCAAATGATAGGCACTTATAAACATCATATTGAGTGAAAGTTTCTTCTGAAATATCTGCACCATATCTTTCATTAAACATCTGACAAGTTCTTTCAATAAGGTTATTCAGGACGCAATCACAATCTAAAGCTACAATATACTTCATAATAAACTCCTTTTAATTTTGTACTGTGCCAATTCTTTCGGTATTAATAATCCATCTAATAATGCTCCCAGCTTTTGCACTGTCAATATTAGAAACTGCATAATCATACCTATTGTGAATCTTCATATTTGCAAATTGCTCAAATTCGTCAGCGGCACGTCTAGCATATGTATCCATGTTATCTCCGCGCTTAATGGCTCTTTCTCTGCGAATTGCTTTTGGTACATTGATATAAATACGAACAAATCTATAAGGGAGTCCCATAGATTGTAACATATCAGCACCTTTGCAGTCGATGATGTAAATATCGGCATCTTTTAATTGTTCTTTTGTTGCCCAATAATAAATGTTATTAATACACGTTTCTGCAATGATCTGCTCAGATTCCTTGGCCTTCACATAATCATCATAAGTAGAAAATACGTGACTTGTATCTGGTTCATCTGGACGCTTTTGGCGTGTAGTGTGGCTAACCAATTTCTTAAGTCCAGTCTTGCAAAGCCTATCGACAATCGTATCTTTACCAGCGCCACTCTCCGCTAGAATTAAGAAAATAGTCTTTCTATCATCCATGCCATTTCACATCCTTCACATATTCTTCTTTTTCAAATAGTACTTCATTAACAGGCTTAGATTTAATTGCGTCCATAGGGAGCAATCTCTGTCCAACTGAAATTTCCTCATAGGCTTCTGCCATAATTTCATCAAACTGCTTTTTATTAAGTGAAATCATATACCCATCATCAAAGAATGGGCAACAATAGCTCATATTTTGATGATCAAAATAAGTAAAATTATAATGTCTACGTCTGATAGTTTTCACAATTTCCTGCTTATGAGCATTTGTAAGACGCTCAGTGCCATGACTGCTCAAAATATCAGACCATCCAACAAGCTTAGGCATCTGTCTCCTCCTCGTTATTCGTATCAAATTTTGGCTCTTCTACCGGATGGTCAATCGCCTTCTGACAAAAATCACGAACCTTCTTTACAAGTCTCTTCATGTCTGCCATAGTACGCTTGCCGGGCGCATTCATTGCATTATCAATAATACCTGCAATTGTTACTGTCATAGCACGAGCACCAAGCAGCATGTTTTGTGTGCGGATTTTTTCTAGTGTTTCAGAAATCTTGTCCTTTAGTTCATCTGCCACAGCCTCTTCTGATTCTGTTGTAGGATTCTTTTGCTCCTGTTCTTCAATTTGCGTTACATTCTGTTCGTCCATATTATTCCTCCTTCATTAATTTTGTACTGTTATTATAGCACGATTATATTATTTGTCAAGAGGTGGCAATACAATTTTTATACTGCCACCCAAAATTTAATTGCCCAATATCTTCATTAGTTCGTTTTCGTCTGCAATTTTAATTCCAAGTTGTTGTGCTTTAGCAAGTTTGCTACCAGCTTTATCTCCAACAAAAAGCACATCGAGATTTTTACTTACAGAACTAATAAACTTTGCTCCTTTAGATTCAAGTATTGCTTTAAGCTCGTCTCGTGATTGACTAAACGTTCCAGTTATACAGAATTTAAGCCCACTTAACGAATTATCGACACTCTTCTCCTTAACAATAAAATTCATCTCAATAGGCAATAGCTCTGCCATTGGATCTTTACTCTTCCACCAATCGTGCAATGATTTATTCGTAATCTCTCCGAAATCATCAATCTGACTAAAGTCATAATCGCTGGACAACGCCTGTATAAATTCATAATGATCACCATTAAACTTCTTACTGATAGCCTTTGCCGCAGACAATCCAATATTAGGAATACCAAGTGCGGTAATAAAGTTTTCTAGCTTCACATTCCTTGATTTTTCAATAGATTCCAATAGATTATCAATAGACTTTGCACCGTATCCATCAAGTCTAATAAGTTCACTCCTGTGGTCACTTAGATGATAGATATCTTTGTAGTTATGTATAAAACCATGCGAAATTAACGTCTCCAGGGTACGTTCTGACAGTCCATCAATATTCATACATTTACGACTGACGAAGTGAGTAAATTGGGCCAATTTCTTTGCTGCACAATCTGGATTAGTACACATTAATACCTTACTATTATTTGTATATTTAATCTCAGTAGATTGCCCACAGCAAGGACAAGTAGTGGGGATTTTTAGCGTATTACTACGAGTTAAATTGTCATCAATCTTAGGAATTACCATATTTGACCTATATACTGTAATGGTATCACCAATACCAAGCTCAAGTTGCTCAATAATGGAAAGATTATGAAGTGTAGCTCTTGTGGTCAAGGCTCCGTCTAGGTCAACCTCATCGAAAACGGCTACGGGAGCAATAATTCCAGTTCTTGTTGTGTTCCATTCAACATTTCTCAAAGTTGTTTCGTATACATCATCCTTGAATTTGTACGCAAGAGCACTATTACTATGATGTTCTGTTGCCCCAAGGTTCTCTCCATACTTGATGTCATCAAAACGCCCAACCAAACCATCAATCGGGTATCCAAGCTCCTTAGCCTTATTAACCAAAAACTCATTTGCATCCCAATCAAAAGAACTAGTCCACGGAACAACAGTAAAACCTAACTTGTCAATAAGCACTAGCTTACGCAAGAAGCTATTCTCATCATTGAAGCCTTTAATTACATTCCAAGCTACAAAGGTTAGTGGTCTCTTTGCGCATTCATTTGAATCAAGTAGTCTGATACTGCCAGAGGCAAAGTTTCTCGGATTCTTGTATTCTGTAGAGAATGGCTCAAAGTCCTGATATGTGCAAATAATTTCACCATCGACAATGAGTTCATCCTTATATGGAATCTTTTGCGGAACTGTTTTTACAGTTTTAATGTTATGAAAAATGTCTTCGCCAATCTTACCATTGCCACGAGTTTCTGCTGAAACCAATTCTCCATTAATGTAGCGAAGCGAACAAGTAAGACCATCCATCTTTTCCATACCAATAACATCTTTGTTTCCAAAATATCTGATGAATTCATTCCAGTCCTTAGTTTTTGCTAAGGATAACATAGGGTGATTATGAGTAACCTTCTGTAGTTCCGACTTTACTTCATACCCAACTTTATGTGTAGGCGATGCCATCATAACAAATCCAGTCTCCTGCTCCAGAGAATAAAGTTCTTTTAGTAGAGAATCATACTCACGATCCTCCATAATTGTATTGCCTGTATTATAATAAGCATCCGCTGCTTTATTAAGCAATCCAATTAATTCTTTGATTTTATCAATCTTATTCACTCGATCATCCCTTTACTTAAAAATTCAATCATTCTAGCTTTGTTATTTCGTAAATCATTTTTGTTCTCATAAACTATTTCAAGAACTTCATCTAAAAGATACATAAAACCTAGCAAAGTAGTTTGATTAATTTCTTCAATCATCCATCTACGGCATTCACATTCAGTATATTCTGTATCAGTACATTCTGAGCGCTTTAGTCCTAAATCACAATTTGCACATACTGATTTCATATTTGATACTCCTATTAAATCTCTATTTTTAATCTATCCATTTAATTGTTAAACGGCACCAATCATTAGCATCTTTTTCTACAAGAACATTAAAACCTCTTTCTTCAAAATATTCTTTAAAACGCTCAATTGATGAATCTGGAGAAAAATCATAACAACGTCCATCGTCATCACAAACCAATAAAATTTTATTCCCATCCCCTATAACCAAAAAGCTATTTGTATAAATATATTTCTTACCTTCTCTTGAAGCGGTCTTTATTTTCTCACACCATTTTTCAATGTAATCTTGTTCCCGTTGTGCTAACTCTTCTTGATATAGTCGATAATTATCTCTTGCAATTTCGGCAGTTATATCTTCACTTTTATAATTGTTTGATAATGCATTATCAAGTTCTTTTACTTCTTTGATACTATTTTTAGTTATTCCTTTAATCATCTTATTAATTTTTTCTACCGAATATTTAAAATCGCTCATCTAGTCAGCCCCTTATCAATTTTAACCGTTAGAAACATAATGGTTATCATGGCCAAATCTTGCGCACAATTCACATTTGTATTTTTTATCTCCAAAATGAAGACATCCAGAACATCCTTTGTTCTGCTCTTCCAATTTATTTACTGTATCTATCAGTTCATTGATTTTCTTACGAAGCTCAATAATACTTTTGATGTACCATCCATCGTCATTATAGTCAGATGATGTAAAAGTAATTTGCATTTTTTCAATCTTCTTATCTTGTCTAGTAAAATCGTACTGTCCGATACGAACAAAACTATGCTCAACATCGCGGTCAACTACATCACAAGGGAAAGTTTTCCCGTCTGTATAACAAATATAGAGCATAGTATGTCCATTACTAAGTTGATTGATTTTTGAGACATATCCTATATGACCACATTTAGTCTCAACATAATCACCTACATGAAATTCGTAATTCATATTCATCCTCCACTTATTTTCTTAACTTACCATTCTGAGTGCTCACCTTAATCTTATTAAAATCACTTAGCATTTCCTCAAATGGCTTGTGCGCAACGCTTGTATGATTAGTAATCGTCAAATCACTTCTCTGTCTTGGAATGTAGGTTCTATGTTCTTGTGCATCCCGTAGTTTTACTGACGCACCCTGAATGGATTGGATCTTGTTCTTGAATGATTGTCCTTGCTGGCTTTTAAGATAATCGTACATATCTTTAAGAAGCTCGTTCTCCTCTTTGGCTTTACGGCGCTTAATACGCACATCTCTAACTTCTTTATATGCCAAGTATCCTTTATACATATCTTTTGGGGCGGACAATTCAATTTCATGTTCTAGATCCATAAGCTCTTCTTCTGCTTGCTTGATAATCTCAAGGTTTCTTTCGTAATTATTAATAACATCTTGAAAAATAGACACAATGGTTGTTGAGTAATTGTTAATGATATTCATAATTACCTCTCTCCTCGCATACGGCACACAATCCAGTTACGGCAATTTTAAATCTGGTATAAAGCTCCTCAATAGAATCAGCCTTAAGACTTAGATCTAGGCCAGAACAAAACGTGCAATAATTTCGTTCTGTGTCCAGTCCATTTTCCTTCATATATTTAGTGAACGATTCTAGTAAGCTATTATAATATGCGCATTCAGCTTGTGTATCGTCAAACATATATATGGTTTCAACTCCTAAACTATACTGTTTAATATCTCTATCGTAATAAATATCAATATCATTCATTGTCCACATGTTTGCGTCAGATGAAGACATGTCATCATAAGATTTAATGCCCAGATAAATTTCAAATTACCACAATTGTATTCATCATCGATACAATCTGGATACTTTTTCTTGTATACTCGAATTAATCTCTTTTGTCGTGCATTCTTATATCTGAATAAAATTTCCCAGCACAATTTCTTAAACATGATTATCCTCCGTTACAATAAAATCGTAAACATCTCCCCACGAATAAATCTTTACTGGCTCACCATTTACTTCGACGTCACCAAGTTTAAAATCTCTAAGCCAATCTCTTTCATAGACAAAATATTCAATCCAGTTGTCCTTGTCATTCATTGCTTCTTTAAGAAGATCAAATGTTGTATCAAAAATACCCGTAACATAAAAACTACAGAAGTCTGAGTCTAACGCCTTAAACGCTTTATCTACTGCGTCCATTTTCCTATCAAGATCCCGCAGCTTGTTCATAGTATTTATAAATGTTTCCTTACTAATCATCAAATCACTCCTTTTTATTCAGCCAATCACAATACTTTTGACATTCTTCTTTTGATTTAAAACCAATCTTTTTTCCATATCCAAGTTGCTCTTTCTTCTCAATAACATCATCACAGAACTTATCATATACAAATTGGACACAGAAATCTTGATATGAATAATCATCACACATACTGTTCGGCATGCGCTGATAACTTTTATCAAGGCGATAATACCTTTCGGATTGATATTTACTGTCTTTGACTGTATATCTTATATTCTCAATCCATATTTCTTCTGGCTCATACCAATAGTCTAGCTGTGAACATGTACATTTCTTACTTGTAGTTGTACCATCAGGCCAAGTCAAAACCCATTTTCTATTTTCATCACATTTATCACACTTAGGCCTTTCGTGTGGTTTATTAGTTGCAAACCAAAGCTGAGATTGCTCAGTGGCATCCTTAAACAGATCATCAATAGCGGTCTTGTAGAATTCTCTTTCTACTTCTCTACGAAGGTTTTGTGCCTTATATTCTATATCGTGTTCTTTTTGCTCTACAACCCATGCCTTGTTTTCAAGCTCTTTATTACGCTTCTCAAGATAATTATTACGTGTTTTAAGATTTTCAAGATCAGCTTTAATGGATGATTTAGCAGAGTCGATAAGTTTTTGCTTAATTTCATCAAATAGATCATCTGCTTCTGAAGGTTCCCAAATTGGTTCTTCAAAATCCCAATAGCCCATACTTATTACTCCTTTAACTCGTTAAGTGCTTTTACCTTGTCAAGATAATCCTTAAAGCTAAACCACTTATTTTTCATGAGATGTCCAATCCTAAGAATTTTTCCACAATATCCCTCGATTTCAACGCGTACATATTTACCCTTAAGTGCTTCCCATGATTCCACCTCAAGTGTCTTCATAAGCTCAATAATTGCACCATAGCCATCAGAGGAATGATGCTCTCCAGTTTCTGCAAACCAATGATCGAGACAGTAGCCACCAAATGCGCAACCCCATCCATCTCCTTCGAGCAATAAATCTGCAGTTAGACAGCCATGCTCTTCGCCAAGTTTAGTGCTAGTAATTTTACCATTTAAAATTTCAGTTTTGTTCATATATATATAAACTCCTTTTATACTCCGCTTATACTCTTATCATGCAAAGGCTTCGTCGGAACAAAGTCCCTATACATGTTTGCATACCCGCATTCTTTAAAGTCACAATCCACTTCGCAGCCATATACATAATAACTCTTATCGCAATAATCGCAAACCATCTTTCGATTATCTAGCAGAATCATATACTTAATGCGATCTATTGGAGTCATGTGGGACGCTTCACACATCTCGCATTCTTTCAAGTTCTTAAATTCTCGTCCACAGGTGTCACACTTATAAATAGTAGTCATAATCTTACCTCAAATTAGCTTTTCAACATAGTTTCTGTCCTGAGTAAAGATAGGAATTTTATTATCGATTACCCACTTACTTCTTTGAGTATAACCACGAATATTTCCCACTTCGTCATACTCAGTAAGACTATCATCGACTTTAATACAACAGCTACCACGCTTTAGAGTCGTTGCATAGTCATTCCAGTTGATACCTTTTGAGTCATAAGCATATCTTGAATGTCTTTAGTGGATTTCTTATGCAATTCTTTATCACTAAAGTTTGCTTGACCCACAGACTGGATGGAATTGCGAGTAGCATCCTGCTGTCTAAAGATGAAGTAGTTACAAACTTCTTCTTTAGGAATTGAGAATGCACGAGAATCGAACATCGCACCTTTATTTCTTGCATTAATGAGAATTTTTGTATATTCAGTTAAATCGTCCGTAATACCACGACCAGCATCAAGACGACCGTCAATATACTTTACAATATTGTCGTTAAATGCTTTATTAAACGCCAATGTTGCCATACTAGCAGATACGCTACACATCTTCTGTAGGTTGTTGCCAAACCAAGCATCTGTTGTAAGTTCTGTATAATCAGTAAGGACAAGAGAAATTTCGTCGCTCTGAGTGTAACCAAGCACACAACCCTGAATGTTTTCACAGAGGTATTTCATTGTCTCCTGCATACTCTTTACCAAAATATCATCAAAAGGCTTCTTGAATCCTCTTGTGAAAGTGTGGAATGCCTTGCCGTCAATACGGATAATTACAGGAGTTCTACGAGTTAGATAATATCTACTGATATTCTCATAGTTGTTTTTCATTCTATCACCAAGAGATGTTTTATCCATAATTACTTCTCCTTCTTATTTCTCAAAAAGTTAAACATGTCATCAATATTATCCCTAAGAGGATAACGTTCCATAGACAAAGAATCTTTTGCGAACATTCCTTCGACCATATCAATATAGAAAGTATAATCTCCGTCTTCGCCCATAAAGAAACTATTCCATTCTCCCTTGGACATATGTTCTTTAACATGAAGCTGTTCGATTGCTAGATTATCAAAACTCACAACATCAAACCAACTGTGCCCGATAATTTCAGGGAAGAGGTAGCGGTTTAAATCTTCCTGTAATCCAAGTACACTTTCATTGTGACTCTCATAATAACTTTCACCACGTCTTAGATTCTTATATCCAAGAATAAGAATTTTGAGTCCATTTCCAGCAAGAGTATCAAGATCTGGCATAGAAACGATGCCATTAATTACATGAATAACAGCGTTTGGAATCTGCTTAACCATATCAATGAATTCATATGTCGGCTTACGCAGAGAGATTCCAAGTCCATAAATTAGCTTTTTGTCAATCCAGTCTTTAATTGTATCAAAGTATCTTTCAAAATGAATCTGATTCACTGTCATATTGAGAATGATATTCTTATCTTTCATCTTGTACATGAAAGGAACCAAATCTGGATGAGAAAGATCGTTGCCATTGATAGCCAGCTCAGTATATGGATGAAGGGTATCTAGGAATTTAGGTTTTAGAATATCACCATGCTTGCCATTAGGTGTGCAGCCTTCATAGCAGAAGGCACAGCCTCCATCACACTTATCTGTAATTTTAACATCACAGTTTTCTGCAAAAGCAGGAGTCAGATTATCCAAATCATTCTCACGAATCTTAGTTCCATTTTCGTACAAACTTACGATATAATTCCCATTCTGATACTTGCCAATAAGATTCATATTTTCCTCCTTAACCATCATATCCATAAGCGCCGAAAGCTACAATTTTTTCGTTATTTTTAGTAGTATATTCTTTATAGAATTTGTCTAGATAATTATTTCTGTCTAGCCATTCTGGATATGTTACAATTTCATCCATTGACTTATTCTCTTTAATATACCCAATTGTATATTCTTCTTGCTCTTCTTTAGTTAGCTGATTCCAATTCTTCTGATATTTCTGTTTATGAGATTCATAATTATTTTCAGCTTTCTCAAAATCTGCTTTTGTTAATTCTAGTGAAGATACAAACTTTTTATAGTAACTATCAAATAGAAGTTTTCCGTTTTTCCAGTTATCGTATTCTTCTTTTGTACACATTGTTAGTGAATGAGTAGAAGAACTGTTTGTTTCAAATACATTCTTTCTAATCTGTCTCATAATTAATTCCCCTTAAAAAAGTAATCATAATGTTCTGCGTCGTGATTTGGGTTTGGAATAGTTTCATTATTATCATCCCAAATAGTTGCATCTGCGCAATAGCACATGCTGTCTTCGTCATCAGAATTATCATTCCCGGTGTAAATGCAGCTATCACCAAAGAGATATCTAATTAGAAGGTCTTCGTTTGAAAGCAGTGCATTAATTAGTTCCGCACATTCACCGGCATGGTCAACGTTTGCCCATCGATAATGAGGAGATGCGAACTCAATATACTCATAATCAGGATTGTACTCAGACTTCTTATATTTAACCGGCGCAAATTCATATTGCACACCATACCTGTCAAGAATTTCTTTAATTTTATTGATTCTTTCCTCATATTGTGCGGGAGTAGAAGAATCAACAATTGCCGTATGCAAATATGATGCGGTATCTCCTACGCAATCTTGTCCCCAACCGTATTCACCAGCTCCGAAATAAACATGCCTACCAGCTACATTTGGAACCTTTTCTTTACTAATTGCAATACTGTGAGTGCTGGACGAGTTCGATTCAAATACTCCCCTACGAATAGTTCTCATATATTTATCCTCCTTTAATTTTGTATTGTTCTTGTTTCTGCCATTATTATAGCATGAATTTATTATTTGTCAAGTTGTCAATATGCACAAAAGGTACGGCGAAAATGCCGTACCAATTGGTTAATGTGCTGCAAGGTCTGCTTCGTGAAGCAAACAAATATCATTAAATAAAGTCTCCCCAAGAAGTTTTCTATCCTTCTGCATTGCTTTTTCAGAGTGCTCCCACGCAAGGTACGCTCTCATATGCCATTGAATAAGCTGTGCAATATAAAGATGTCTATCTATACCACTAAAAAACAAACTATCGTATGATCCACAGAATTGATGATTATAATAATGACATTCGTTCGTTTGTTCGCCTTTACTATTGATATATGTAGCACTTTTGCATTTACCACAATCGTGGATTAATGCTGCGGTTCTAAGTTCCCAGAATGCAACTGGCATTGAATTTAAGTATTCGAATGTTTTGAGACAATGTTCTCCAAGTGTTAAAGAATGATGACTGTTATGTTGGTCGTAATCCATAACAGACTCAACCCAATTACTAACACAGCCATAGCTTCCTTCTGCACTTTCAGAATACACAATCTGAATATCATCCCAACCTTCATACCAATATGGACTATTCCAGCTCATATACATACGCTTAATCACATGCTCAGGAACCTTACGCTCTCGTTGTGCGTTACGTTCAAGACAGACTTCATAAGGCGTTGCCATGAGGATTGCAATTTTCTCACAAGAAATTTTGTTAAGAGACTTAAGGAACTCCATACGGCGCTTGTATGAAATATTACAAGCATCGTACACCGCATTCTTTTCAGAAACAAGACACTCTCTAATACGCTTATGTAGTTCCTTGAACAGAGTATCATTATCTGTTTGATGATTCACATCTCCGAACATTTCCTCTCGAAGTGAGTCACTAGAGAAAATTTCTGCATCATATTCCTCGGCAAGTTTCTTGGCTTGCCAACTCTTTCCACTTGCGGGGAGCCCACACATGACAAAACACTTAACCATTATTTTCTCCTTCTTCTCTTAAAAATCCACCAATAATCTACCATTGCAAAATCTCTGCCGTAGTAATAAATGAAAATTGAATCTTCATCTTCTGCAATGTAAAGTCTACCATTATAACTTACTCTACATTTCTTTGTGTACTCAAGATGTTTTCTACTAATTTTGTCAACATCTTTCTGAGATGCGCCCCAATTACCCTTAAAATAAGGCTCTACCCAATTGTTAAACTCAATTCTGTGTGACTCATAATCTTTTCTCTGTTGTGTAATTTTATCATACGCTTGCTTAAGTTCTTCCATCGTATGTTCTCCTTCTGAAAAGCGGAAATCTTCTTGTTCTTTTGCTATTTTTTCAGAATTAAGAATTGTATTGAAAAAAGCAGTGCCAGAAACAGGATCTATTCTATGATGAATATAATCGTAATCCATATACATGTTGAATTCTTCATCATCATATTCTGGTTCAGAATCATAGAAATGTTCCGTATGTTCGACAACATAGTAATGATTAAAAAGCTTATCAATAAATCTGTTGCTAGGCTTTAATTTTCGAAACGTAAGCCTATTAGTGCAGCCTCTTTCAAGTTCTTTTTGAATCAAGTCTTGACGAATGTTAATCATTTAATCACCAATCTCTTTCTTAATTGCAATCTTCATAATTTCATACTGTACACCGTCTAATGACTTATCAACATCTTCATTAATAGGCCATTCATATTCCAAAAATTGGTTACACATTGCATCGATATGATTAATAGCCGTGATTGCTTTCGTCCTAGCTTCTTTTAAATCAAACGCTTTTCCAAGTTTTACTTCTTTGAGAAAATCAGGCATATTTGATAGCAAACAATCTTCATACGACTCTCCATTAATATATCTTTCAAGATATTCTTCAATACGCAATAAATGATGAAGTTCTTTTGCTGAGTATCCATACTTTGCAATTTCAATAGCATGCGACGGAGAATTGTTTTCTAGCTGTTCATACTTCTTATGACTTAATCCCCACATTGATTTAACGGCCTTAACAGGATCATAATGTGCAATAGCTTCTCGTTCTTCAAGAAGACAATTCCATTCATCTTCATACATATGATTGATAAGATGGTATGGTGTAAACAAGCATTCTAGAAAGTTTAAGTTCTGCTTACGAAGCGTGTTTAGCATCAATCTCAAATCCTTCAAATCAATATGTTCTTCGTTTGCTCTTATATGAGTTGTGCTAATTGGCTGTTTGTTCATTACTATATCATAAAATGATGGAGTTAAAACCAGTCTAGTATCAATGTCTGATTTCTCCGTTTCTAGTCCATAATTTTGTGCGCCGCATAACATTAGACATACAATTCTATCTTCTGGAACGATTGTAAGTGCCTCGTTATAATGTTCTTGAACACGATCCATAATCCATTCATTAGAATGATAATTCATGTTACTGTCCTTTCTTAGTATCAGTACTCATCTTTGAACTCTTAAAGAACGAGCCGATTACGCCAAGCGTACCGCAAATTGTTGGCAACATATCCGTAGTGAATCTCGTTGTATTAAATAGATAATTCATTCCATTGACAACAGTATCGCCAATAAAAAACTTCAAAATATGTCCTGTAACCCATCCAAAGAAATAGTACAGTAAAGGGCAAATAATAAATACAACAATTAAAGCAAGTAGTAATGCTAAACATCCAGCGATTGTTTTCTTCATAATTTATTCTCCTTTCAATTCATTAATAGCTTTAACCCACTTATTTGCATCCCAAGACTTTGCGTAATCCCAAAAAATTCTAGAATCAAAACAATGGAATAGAAAATCCTTCGTATACATTGGGCATTTCATAACTTCACGAGCATAAGCACCACGAGTTTCAAACTCTTTCATGTTAAAAATTTCTTTCAGCCTATCAAGTGCTTTGTATCCAATTTCATACATTGCTTCTTCCACTTTCTTCAACTCGTCAGCATAATCGGATGCATAAGCAAGGAACTCTTCCTGTTCTCCATCAAGCACAATCTGAACAAGACGTTCTGTATTGACTACTCCATTGTTACGAGCATAATGGACTAAAATATAAGCACTTGATTTGATCTTGACTCTGTTAAATTTTGCGTCACATACAACATAACCTTCTTCGTCCCAAGGAAGTGCATTTGCCGCCTTCTGTACATCTTCAAGAGAATGAAGAGGATAACGCTTAGGCATTTCAAAAGCATGGCTCATATCAGAATCTTCTGGATTCCATTCTCTCCCATCTTCCATATCGCGCACACCAAGAAAATATAGCTTAGTTTCTTTATATGGAATTACAACGCGGTTATACGGAGACACAAGTTCAAACATATATGTACATTTCGGATCTAACATCGCAAAGAACTTATGCTCGTCTTCAAATATGTGATGAATTGCCGTAAGAACAAGTTGCCCAAAATTCTGATACTTCACATCATTAAGCTCTGCTTTAAAAGCATCAATTGTACCATTGGTTGAAATGTGCCAACCTTTATCATACCAAAACTTGATAAGTGATCCGTCAACTTTTTCTTGAACAGAAGCTGTGCTCCAATCAATATTTGGACAATAATTTTCGCCCCAATTACCAAATTTATTAAAGGCATGCGAAACACATTCCCAATCACTCTCTCTGAAAATAATTCCCCGTGCTTCACGAACAAGAGGAATTGTAAAGTCAGAAGAAAGCTGATTATACTTGAACATGATATAATCGCCATCACGAGAAATTTTTAGGTTGTAAGGATCTGTTGTGAGTAGTTCTTCCCAATTGTCATGAGACAAAATAAAGTCTCTTAGTTCAAGCTTATACATTACGAAAATTCACTCCTTGAAAATTCAAATCCGTCAGAGTCAACAAAACAATCATTTGCAAACCAGCCATCAAACTTATAGCTCTGTGGACTTCCACTAATATGACTAATAGGATAATAATCTGGCATATTTTTGTCATACCATCGAGAACGCTTATTTTGCTCAATCTTTTTGGGCTTCTGCACACCAAGAATTCCACCGTTAAATTTTAATACTCTATCATCAAAGGCGTCCCAATTGTACTCTGTCCCATATTCATCATAGATTTTAAATTCACCAGTATCATATGCAGCTTTATATTCAGCTACGGAATTAATACCATCTTTATGTCCCTGCCAAACCGGAAGCCAGCCGCAACTAGTCTTGGCTACGTGAATCTCATACCCAAAATATGGCTCATCTGTAAGTTCATAAGAATATGGTGCATACCGCTGAGCCATTTCTTTGTTCTTTGTAATCATATAAAAATTTGTGCCCATGTGTTTTAATTCTCCTTATAAATCAATATCGTCATCAGCCTCAATCTTTTCTTCCGCTTTCTTCTTACAAGCTGCAATAGCATCTAGAACATCTCTGCGACCAATGTTTTCTTCACACCATTGCAAATAGTCTGGATGTTCACGATACACATCGATAATTTTCTGTCCCTTATATTTGCCAAACTGCATTACATAATTATCTACATCAAAATTGTTAACTGCATTGACGTCAGATTTTGAGAAAATTTCATTCAAATATTCTGGAATTGTCATATCAATATCGCTACGGCTTGCAAGATAGTCACATTCGTGAACAAAAATTTCGGCTTCATTCTGAGGTTCTGGAAGAACGGTCTTCCTTCCACGTCTTGCAGTCGTCCATTCTCCTGAATGCGCTGCGCAAAGATGCGCCATAAACTCTTTAATTTCTGAATCAATATCATGTTTGACTTTTGTTGTTCTTATCCATTCTGCTGCGAGAAGAGGATGCTCATGAACCGTATATTGAGATGTTCCGTCGCCACATTTCAATGCATCATGGAAAATCGCTGTACACCTAATAGCATCTCTAATTTTTGGGTCTGGGAACTTCTTTTCTTTATTATACTTAAGTCCAAGTCTATAATTTGCAATTGTTCCAAACATAATGATGTGGTAAATTTGCCCATGAAACATACATTGTGTTTTATTATGGTGCCTACCTGTTGTACTACTTGGCATATCAAATATGTAATTTGGAATTTGTTCAATCATATCCTCGCAATATAGTTTAATTTCTTCTGTTTCAAACTCATTTAAAAGCTTTTGAAAAACTAAGATTTTAGTTTCAGATGTCATCTTTGCCCTCCATATTTATACTATTTTCTTCTGTCATAATTATGCCTCCTCCTTGCATTCTTCACAAACAGGAAGTACCCATCCAGTCGTATATGACGTCGCTAACTTTCCACACACCGCACAAGTTTCCCGGCTAATAGTGGCGTATTTTTCAAGTGTATTTTCAATCTTGTCATATAATTCATTCATATCAGCAACTTCTAGGTCGGAATAATCTTTGTCTTCCCAGCACCAATACACTCTTAGTTCTCCCCACTTTTCCTTCGCCTGTACAATTTCAAAGTTTTCAGTATAACTACCAATAATACCAAAGAGTTCTTCTTTCAGCTTTGGCACAAAACTATTAACCCAGCCATCCGGTAGAAAATCTAGTGCCTCAACTCTGTCTTCAAACTCACAATAAAGGTCTTCATAATAATCTTTATATTCATTACTCATCTGCCATTTTCTCCAATCTTTTTAATGCTTTTTCTCGTTCTCCGATATATTTATCCTCCAATACCAAAGGACTTTTATTGCTCCCAAGCTTTGTAGCAACATTGTCCGCAATTTTATAAATATAATATATGTCGCGCAAAGCTGTTGTTGTAACATAAAATGTTTCGCCTTTTAGAGACTTGATCTCTGTCATAATAATTTCTTTGGACGAAATGCCCTTCATTAATCATCCTCCACAAAATCCACAATTTGCTTTGTTTTATGGCAACAATCACACTCTGCTTCATATGGTGTCATTACAATTTTCTTAATCTCCTTTTTTGAAGGCTTCATAATGCGAATATAACATGCTTTGCATAGATCGGAATATGCTTCTTTCATAATTGTTACTCCTTTTTATATAAATATTCTTTAAAATATTTAATTTCTGCTAATTTTCTTGCTTCTATTGCATCATTTATGTCATAGTAACACCCTAAAGACTTGCGTTTACCATTAATATCAATTCTTGCTTGCCATTTTTTTATTCCTTTAATGTAAATCACTCCAGTATAGCCACTTGTATTGTTTCGCTGAGTGCAACTATTAAGTATATTCTGCTGCTGCGTCACAAATCTTAGATTAGATTTCCTATTATCAATTTTATGCTCTTGTCTTGGAAGGTGCTTGATATGATCTACTATATCTATATCAGAAGCATTCATTACCAATCTACGCAAAGATATTTTATGCTTCTTTGGATTATATGATGTCGTCACTACATATCCGCCCGTATCATAATGCCATGTATAATTCTTAATCTTATCATAATCCTCTTTGTCAAACCAAAATGGCTCATTTTTCAGTGTATATCCTATCCCATAATCTCCGGATAAATCGAATTCATTATATTTTTTATGCGCTTTACCTACGTTTTCTCTAGTGAGGCAACCGCAGCTTAATGTACGACCATTTCTTAAGCTGTCTTGTAACACGATTGTTGGGTCACTTGTACCACAAGAGCATTTACAAATCCATGCTGGCTTAGATTTTCCATTAGAATATATTTTATCATCGGCTCTTTCTAATACAACCCATCTACTCTTTGGAACACCATGCTCAGACATGATCCAGTCTGTCATATCTTCTTTCACGTTAATCATTGATTATACCACCTCCTCTTCGGCATATCCATTCTCTGTAGTATAGTGTATCGTTTTTATACCTAAATCTTTTATTAGTTTCATACAACTTTTACAAGGCCGACTCATCGCCAGCCCTCCACGCTTATATTCTCTGTATACATAGAGTTCACAATCTCTCCATCTGATGTCTTTATTCCCAAGCAGTGGAATAAGACAACTAACTTCAGCATGCAGTTTTGCAGGAGTTTCCTCTTCAAATCGCTCTTTGTTCAACTTTTGCTGTAAAGGATGCGTTCGCTGAGAATTGCAAGAGCTAGAAATGATTCTGTGTTTATAAACCAATACCGCTCCTACATTTACTCTTTTAAAGTCCGACATTGTGCTAACGGCTGCAGATGCCCTAAAATAACTTTTATCTTTCTTCGACAGCATCTTCTACGTCTTCCTCATACAATCGTTTATCCTTACGATCCTTGGCTCTGTTGTATGCCTTAGCATTGCGCAGAACCTTAGTCACTGGTCGTGGACATGTCCAAAAATTTCTCTGCTTCTTGGCTTCTTCCTTAATACGATTGTCCTCTGTCATGGTGTCAATCTCCTTTCAATTAATTTTGTATTGTTATTATAGCATGGAATCTTCATTTGTCAAGTACCTTACTGACGTAATCTGGAAATAATTTTTGGTAACATTTTAGAAACATAGTCGATTTCTTCTTCAGTGTTTAGATAAGATAGTGAGATTCTAACGCTGCTTAATGCCTGTTCGGTTGTGAGCCCAATAGCTTTTAGCACATGAGAAGGTTCTGCTGTTCCTTCGTTACATGCCGACCCAGAGCTAATCTCAATGCCATATAGATCACACATTGTGACTAGGTCAGAACTTTTCACGTCGTCAATCCTGATGTTTAAAATGCTTTCTACACATGGAGTTTTTGAATCAATCGCATTAAGTGTGACTCCTTTTACCGCTAGTAAGTTATCCTTTAATTTCTTTAATAAGCAAGAGACTTTAGCATTATTTTCATCCATGTGTGTAACTGTATCTTCTAGCGCAGCAGCCATTGCAAGAATACCTAGTACATTTGTTGTCCCGCCTCTAACGTGCTGTTCTTGGGAACCACCATAAATTAATGGATGCATATGAATTCCATTTTTAATATAGAGGAAGCCACACCCCTTAAGGCTATTAAACTTATGTCCAGAACCTGACATCATATCACAACCAAGTTCTCTAACATTAATTTTCATATGTGGCAATGCTTGAGTTGCATCTATGTGATACAGTAATTTATTTTTATGCGCGATATTGGCAATCTCCGAAACTGGCTGAATAGTGCCAATTTCATTATTGACATAAATACATGTGATGGCAGATACTAGATCCCAATTTGTGAATCTATCGACTTGCTTATTTAAATCGTCGAAATCTACAATGCCATGTTCGTCTACCGTATATAGAAAACGTGGAGCCATTGAATGATGTTCAATTGTTGATCCTAAAATAGTATTATTCTTCCTCACCCATGAATTAGACTCAGAAGATCCACTTGTAAAATAAATCTCGTCAGGTTCTGCCCCAATTAGCTCTGCAATCTTTTCACGTGCTTTTTCTACCTTTACTTTGACATTACGTGCCGATTCATAAGAACTATTAGGATTATAGAATTCATCCAAATTTTCTAGAATGACTTTCTTTGCTGCTTCACAAATAGGTGTTGTAGATGCATTGTCCAAATACGCTTTCATCTTATACCTCCTCGCCAGTTGCGCTATCAATAATTTTGTATTCTGTCATCCATTCACAAATATTCGGCACTGTTTTAAGCAGTGATAGATTATTTGCGTCAATCCATTTATTAACTCCATTATGCTTATAAATTAAAATATACTTATCTGTTTTCATATATACACCATCCTTTAATTAATTTTGTATTGTTTATCCTGTATTATTATATCATGCATTTACAATTTGTCAACCCATTGCATAAAAAAATAGTGGGCAATAACCCACTATTTTATTTTGAGAAATATACTCCATCTACATATAACATTGGCGTACCAAAACTATGGAATGTATGTATTCTAAAATATACAACATCTGCAATTCTATGTCCAGATAATACATAATCAACAACTTTATATTGTTCTTCTTGTGGCATAACATATTGATAATATGGAGCAACTGCAAAATGATTTTCAGAATTCAATACCCATAATCCACCGTATTCGTCACAATGATTAAGAATGGCAGACAATGTAATTACTTGACACTCCCATGATGTGCTTCCGGCTTCACAATACAAGCATTGGGCCAATAGCTGTTTCTCATAATCTGTATATTGTGTATCTGTATCTATAAATTTGATTTCAGACACGTCGCAATATATACTACACTTTGATAAAATATCATCTAATTCTTCTTGCTTTAATTTTTCTTGTTGCTGCTCGAAAATTTCTTCCTGATATAGTACTGCTTGTTCATAAATATTAAGCTTATTGATTGGCGGATTTGTTTCTGATTCATATTCTACGATTAAATGTTCTTTATATAAACTAGCATTTTCTGATGCTACATAATCTTTTTTATTCAATATATTAATAATAATTACAAATAATAAAAGTCCCAAAATTATAGTTACTTGCTTCCACTTACGCATCATATCACTCCTAATAACAAAAAAATAATAACCCATGCTACCCGATCCATTGATAGCACGGGTTATAATTTACTTACATAGTTCTTGCTTAAGATGTTCATTTTCTAATTTTAATTCCTCTAGTTCATTAACCATTTGCACAATCGAATACAAGAATGATATCCCCGTTGGATTACCATTTTCGGCCTGAATTCTTGTGGCGATAATGTCTTTCAACGTTTTAGTATCCATCTTTACCTCCTTAATTAATATCTGGATGATTGTTGAAAAAATTAAAGAAATAAGTTTCGTCTGCTTTATTATCACAAAATAGTTCGAGATAATCACCCTTATCTCCAAGTAGAGCACCCAGCGCAACATATTGAGAAAACTCAGATTTAAGGTTAAATTTATCACCTTCTGGAGAAGTCAAATATACATTTCCAGAACATTGCTTTACAGCATAAAGAAAATCATTGATTTCATTAATGTTTTTAATTCTCATATAATCCTATCCCCTTCTTAATATTTTTAGCCCTACGTCCGCAGAACACGACAGCGCTATCGCTAGTTTTTTACAGAAATAACAGTACAGTCATGAGCTAAACCATACAAACGTAAACATAACTAATAGGGCTTACTGGTCAGGATGGGGAGTCTCGAACTCCCGACCCATTGCTTAAAAGGCAATTGCTCTGCCAACTGAGCTACATCCTGATATTTTTATTCACCAACGAGAATCCACAAAAACTTCTTTCCCCATTTTACTTGAAAGAAATCCAACTCATTAAGTTCTCTCCAAAGGTCAGGTCTATTTCTGCGAACTTCGCTAGTACTTTTCACAATCCCCGCTTCAACTAAAATCCGAGGAAGAAATCTTTCTTCTGTCAAAAGAGTAACTTCGGATTCGTTCAGAGCCCAATCTTCCAGACTGGAACCGAAAAGTTCTGCGGGAGTTCCAACCAAAGGGACGCCAACAATTACGTTTTGATACATAAACTTACTCCTTTCTAATAAGAATTACCTTTATTCAGTCAACCTGTAGCAGCAGGTAGTAATTGTGAGACTTATACCATTTTTCTCCTTCGCATACTTGTTGGAAGTATCGCCGAGAATTCGCGAGAGCGGTGGAGCGAGTGAGGGCAATCGAAGCCCCATCTTCTGCTTGGAAGGCAGACATAATAACCATTATACTACACCCGCATATTTTGGCCGTTACCGAATGGCTTCATGTGGTCAGCAATCAGCCACTCAGCAACTACATTACAACCAAAAGTTAGAACGGACTCAATATGACCAACTTATTCAGTCCGCCCTTATGAAAAAATAGGATTTTATTTTTCTCCAAAAGGCTTATCTGGGGCACTTGCAATGCTAAACAGAGGTGCGATAAGACAATTATGTGTTGATGTTTTTGTGAAAGATCTAAGTTAGGACGTAGGAACCATCTCTTTACAAGATAACATCAAACCTACGGGTAGAGCCTCCACAAACACCACCTAACAAAGCCTTTGTTTCATCGGCTGGCAGCGGATGTTGGTAACGATCCAACCTTTCTCGGGTCAAAGCCGAGTGTCCTTCCAATGAACGAATCCGCCATATATGCGGTTTAGGATAACCGCAAATGGTACCGCTGACGTGTTCGACCACGCAATCTCTTTCGAGCCTTGGTTTTTGAGACCAAGATGTATACATTCCATCACAGCGGCATATTGAATGGGGTATTATAAACGACCGCCCCATCATCGGCCTCAGCATAACAACCACTAGGGATGTATGTAGTGAGAAGTTCAAGGGGATGACTTCTCTCGCATTTTTACCATACGAAGACAAATGCTTTGCATACGCTAATCCGTATGCCAGAGATAACACTCCGGCTGTGTCAAGCCGTCCTCTGCACGGAATCGAACCGTTCCTGCTCCTTGACTGGAGGTGTGCAACCTTTACACCACAAGAGGATATGATGCCGTCAAAGTGTCTGACGGCTGACACCCAATTTGATATGTTGATATCATTATATCTAAGTCATTATTTGGAATGACAAATATATCTTACTATTAGCATTACCCGCTACTCACCACGTGGAGGTTGTAAGATTTGAGTAGTTACCCCCACTTGGACTCGAACCAAGAACGTGCTCTAATCTGGAGCCTTAATGCCGGGTATAGGCCGGGTGTTTTACCATTAAACTATGAGGGCATATATTTTGTTGTCTCTCCAACTGTCACCGTTTCTGCCATTTTAACCGGCTATCACGGTACGCCCAGTATGGTGGACACGCTTGAATTTCACAATTGCCTAGCGTTTCAGGTACTTTTTAGGAGTTTGGATGTAATCCCTTATCCATTCACGCATAGTCCATTAGTACCATGGGCTATAGGACTCACTCCAAGTGGCTGGATTCAACTTTCATATCCCCTACCCTTGAAGGATGTTTACCGTACTTTTATGCCGCTGGCACACATCAGGCGGCTGTGGTAATGATAGCAAGCGGAGCCGTGCATGACTCCATTTCATAGTGTTTCGTCAATTACCTTCAGCCCATCTAATTAATATCAACAGTTAGCAAATCCTGTCGGGGGCTTATTCTCATCGGTAATCACTTATGAAATTTGCACTACTCACTATCATTTGGTGCCCAAAGTGGGCTACGATCCCACACGCTTTGCAGCACAGCTTTTTGAGAGCTGTATGTCTACCAATTCCATCATTCGGGCATATTTAATGGTAGTTTATTGACTTGCCAAGGTCAATTAATTTTGTATTGTTAATTCTATACTTTATAAATTTCCCAACCTTTTATTGTATGATGGTTTGGATATTTTTCACTCAATACCATCCATGCATTTCTAAGATTTAAATTTAAAATCCTACAAGCTTCTTTTAAAGATGGAAAAATAATTGTTTTGTCAGTTTTTGTGCTTACAAACTTAACTGGCTCAGATGCTTTTTCTTTAAATGCATTTTGTGCTTTTTGAATATTGTCTGGATGCCTCTCCCATACATCCTTATTGGATTCTGTATGAGTAATAAATCTACAAGTATCTTTGCTATAATGTTTGTTACCTTCTACTATTGTATCCTTATCTAACATCATTTGATGATTAGATGAAGTAGCCCAATCTTCGTATCCTTCTAATTCCTTTATATCATTTACAAAGTTGCTTAACATTCTCCACTTATCATCAACCGTTGTCCCAGTATATGTCGGATACTTTTCCCAATACTTTTTTGTAGTTCTAGATATCATAGCCTTCCATAAATAATAGATTTTCATATTTAGTTCAGACCAATTCATCCATCCTTTTGGCATATCATTTACTTTATAGCCATCTATATCTTCTTTTGATACTTTATGTCTACATACTTTATTCGATCCTTTTATGTCTGCCAATCTTTTTTCGACTACTGTCCCGCACATTTTACATGTTGCATAATATAACTTATGACCATCTGCAACAGTATTTCCACTTTCGTGAATGTCTGTATAAATTCCAATATCCTCTAATGTCTTTTCCATAGCTGTCTCCTCTCATGTGTCGAAAGAAATAATTTTATATTGTGTGTGAGTAGTTAGACACATTAACTACTCACCAAATATAGTACTTGTACACATACTATAACCACAAATGGTACCGGAGACGGGCTTTGCTCCCGCACGGTATTTCTACCACAGGTTTTTAAGACCTGAATGTCTACTAGTTCCATCACTCCGGCATATCTTAGGGCAGCTTTAAGGTGATGCCCAGCACCATACAGTTTTGCTACTATCCAGCCTTGTGGATAACCTACCGGCATTGAACTTGAACCGAAACCATTACTCAAGGATTTTGTAAAACTTTGTGGGCTCCACATTTATTGTTTCTCAGCCCTCTTTACAACTTTAAGACTTGACCTTTGACGAAAAATAAGCTTTGAACATTGATCTCTGAGCTTTGACATTTGAATTTTAAGCTTTACAGCCATTAATAACAATTAAATAAACATATCCATTATGTGTTTATGTAATTATTTGAATTATAGCTTAGCGGGCTATTTCAAATAGCTTTTTCTAAAGATTTCAGCGACCAATTGTTTTATTATTTTACATCAATGTATTGGCCAAAACCATCGAAGCAAGTCCGTTCTAGGTTTTCGAATAGCAGCAAGTTAACTACTTAATACTCGATGTCGAGTACGGTCAATGCGTTGCTAACCGAGAGAGCTGCATCCACATCAGTGATAAAACCAGTAATCTCGTTATCAAGCTTCTCAATGATATCCTTAACACCAATGGGGTCAATGATATCATAGGTATTGTCCTTGATATACTGAGCACGGAGGTTCTTCATTGCCTCAGAATCGACTGCCATCTTAGAATCCTTAGGCTGTGCCTGAATGACACTCAGCACATAATTCTCTGCTCTGCGCTCAAGATGCTCACCGCTGTTCTTATCGAACTCATTCTTAGCATTAATATACTGACGTACAATGTAGTCCTTGAATGAAGCCTTAAACTCCATACCGTGGTTCTTCATCTCAATTGCCTCAGCAACTGTGTACTCAGTATCACCAACCTTAATCTTAGTGACTGCATTAGATGCAACCACGGCCCTCTTAATGGCGTTACGTCTTGCAATTAGATCAGATACCTTCTGAAGACCGGCCTTCATGCTAGTCTTGAAGTCGTCAATCGTCATTCCATGGATCTTGGTATTGGAATGCTTATTTGCGATTACATAAGTACCACTAACAATTGCATTATTGATTCGGTCATCAATAATCTTCAGCTCTGCAAGAGCCTTATGCACGGTCATCTGTTCGTTGGTCATATCGATTACTTCCTTTCTTGAACTTTTAACTTTAATTTTGTACTGTCTTGAACTGTTTATATTATATCACAAATTTCCGATTTGTCAAGAGGTTTTAAGAATTTTCCGAATTTTTTGTAAGCCGCCAAGATGCTTCGAACATCGCCTTATTGAGATCCTCTACGAACGCAGAAGACAGTCTATCAAGCTGCTTATAATACTTCCGCATGACCTTGCGCTTTACTTCCTGTTCGCCATATTCCTTGTCGTACTCGTCGCCGCCATAGGGCTTAGACGCAGCCTTGAAGACATCATTCATAAGATACTTACTAGGATCGAAGCACAGACTCTTTGTCATACCCATTGCCTTTGCAATCCGGTTAATACAGTCATACTTTGTACCCCGCAGCTCTCCAATCGTCGTGCCATCGCTCAGGTGATAATACTTAATCATTTTTTCTTGCTCCTTTTCAATTAATTTTGTTTTGTGTCTATATTATATCACGTTTTTCTTATTTGTCAAGAGGTATTTTAATTATTTTTAGCTCTAAAACAATGAAAATCTTCACAAAAACCATTATCAAATGCTATATCTTGGTGCGCTTCATCATTATATTTCGCACATCCTTTCGGCCCTTGGTCACTTTCCCAGCCATTTTCATCAACCCAAATATCACGAATTGAGTAAATACAAAAGTCACAACGGGGAATACAACCTTCTCCACACAGTATCATCTATACCAAGGCCCTCCATTGTTATAAAATAGATCATTCATTAGACGCACAAGCTCTGCTGGATCTTCTCTCGTATCACTAATATCCTCAACGACCTCAGCAATTTTCACTTCAGGTTTTTCCTTAGTCTTTACTTCTTCTATATCCACTGACGAGCCTCCTTTGGATTTTCATCTACTTCATACCAATAATCAACATTGTAAGTTGTATCAGTATACTGATTTCCATACACATCAAGTTTACATCCACAACCGAGTTCTGTGCAAATCCAACCAGTCGTTACGCTTCTCATCGGTGCGCCGCACTTCGGGCAATACATCCAAATCATTTCAGTTACCCCGCGTTATAACTTGCGCACAGAACTGTTCCTTCGGGAAAAATTTCTGTTGTTCCAACCAGTCTAACATTTACTCTTTCTGGCATTACCCAACTGTCAAGAGGCTCATCACTCTCATACCACAATTTATCATAACGATTAGTCTCCTTATTCCATCCACGCGCCTCTCCTTGCGGGTGGATATGTCGCGCAGTCGCTTCATCCTTAGCCACAACAATCGCGCTATCAAAGGTATCATATCCAAGCCACTCGTCAACCCAAATCTTATAGATATTCATCTTCAATTCTCCTTACCACACAAATTCAGGGTGTTCCGCCATAAAAGGCTTTACAATTTCTTCAATCGCTCTTTCTGCCGCTAATATTGAAGAAAAGAAAACCACTCCTTGATGATGCCACTGTGAAGTCCACTCTACTACTAGCTTCTTTTCACCAATCCCATCCTGAAACGTAATATAATAATGACATGCAACTCCATCCCACTCGTTTTCATCTCCTCCATTTATTTCTGAAAATCTCCAAAGAAGCCTATTCAAAGTCTCATGAAGATTGCGCTGACTCATCAAATTTTTGTCTGCGCAATAATTACCTACTCTGTAACGAATATCATCAGTAAAGCTATTGGAATCAATAATAACGTCAACACTACCACAAGATGTAATAAAGTAGTAGGGATTATCACACGCTTGCGAGAAACAGCTCTCTTCTCCTCTCTTCTCCTCGCCAACGACCGCGCGAAGAAGTAGCGAACTCTTTTCATCAATTTCAAACTTACGACCATCAAGCATAATATAATTTTCCATTTCAAAATTCTTTCTTCCGGGTTTCCCATTTGGGTCTGACCATTCAATACTATTTGAGGGAATTTTACAACGAATTATAGACATTTCCAAATCTCCTTTCAAACCAAATCATCTATACAAAAGTGTCATAAGCACCAAGTAGAGCTTCCTTCATCAGAATTCGAAAGTCCTTAGACTTCCCATTCTCAATCCAGCGTTCTTTCATCTTATGCCAATTTTCTTCACTTGCAAAGAAAGAAGAAAGAACAGAAGCAAGTTCGTCCAAAGAAATACCTTCTTTGACCCCAAAGTGAAGATTTTCTCTTTGTAGGTAAATATCAAAGCGAATATTACTCATCAATCTCTAACCCTCCCGAAATACAACGGTTCACCACCATAAGTCCAAGTCCAACCTTCCTGTTTCCACTCCTTTTCTCGCTTCGCACCATAATGGCGAGCACCTCTGCGAGTAAGGAAATACATCGAGTGGATATTCTCATGTGTCTCGTTATCAAGAATTTCAAGTTGCCAAATATTGATGCTCATTATAATTAGCCCTCCTCATAAATAACTTTATCCGTATTGATGTCGCGCGGAACACGACGTAACACGTAACTGTGTTCTGAATAAACCTTATCATGAGGGCCCAAATCGTAATCAAACGGTCTTACGCTGTCACCAAGACCAACCACGAATTGTCTTTCACGAGTTGACATAAGTTCCCACCCATTCTGATTGGCTTCCTCCAAACCTTCAAACCAATCATTGAAGCCAATGATTCTATTTTCAACTTTTGGCCTACTAATTTCTGCCCAATCCTCATAATGTTCTGCGATGTTTCGATGAATGCGCGGAGCATCAAAAGCAAGACGATTGATGAGGCCACGCTTCTTTGCTTCACCATAAGTTCCAGAGAAGATATTACATCTTCCATCAAAAGTCTGCCTCCCAATGATGAGAGTGCCCTTTCGATTGAGATACGAATAATAGCCAGTGGGAACCTGTCTGCCAAAAGTATAAGTCATTTCAATTCTCCTCTTCTTCATTCAAATAAAAGTCAAACCAAAAACGATATTTATAGAGGTATCCACAATTACTACAAAGACATTTCACATAAAACTTGCCGTCATCAACACAAAATCCCTTACTAATCTCTTCGTGGTCATTACTCTGGCACTTTGGACAAAGGAATAAGCTATCAAGTGTCATCTTTATCCTCCAAAACCCACAAATCTCCACGTCGCTCAACTACAATGTACTTCTCATAAATATCAATGAATGACGCATCATCATCAATTGTGCATTCGTAACGATAACGACCTGTTGGAATGTCCTCTTTAGTCACAATGGGCCTCACTACCCATCCCCATACAATGGTGAAAATAATAGCAAAGGATAAGACTGCCAGTGCATACCTTGATGCGCTTTCGGTTGCAATAATAGTCATGATAAAAATAAATACAAGCAATGCCATAAGGGTCATAATCCACCAAGTTGGGGTTACATTTTTAAGAATCTCGTATTGATTCAGAATCGTCATCTGTCTTCCTCCAATTCCTTCCAAAGATAGCGCACCAGATGCCACCAAAAACAAAAGCAATAACTGCCAAAATCATAAGCTCCATTATGTTGCCATCCACTCCTTCTCTAAGCACTTTTTACAACAATAAACTGAACCGCCAAGAAACTTTGCTTCACTCTCTGGAATAGTTGTCTCATCTACATCCAGTTCAAAAGCCACAGGATTTTCTTTGGTGTGAAAACCACCGCAGAAGTAACACTTCCGAAAGTCTCTGTCTTTTTCAGGGATCATCTTCATTTTAAATTCTCCTTCATTAATTTTGTATTGTGATTATAACACAAAATTTTAATTTGTCAAGAGGACGATTCGCAGTATGTATAAGTGTTTGAATCGCCCCTTGACTGTCTGTATTATAGCATGAATTCCTGATTTGTCAAGAGGTTTAGAGATTATTTTTTATGATATATGCCGTAATCCAAGTATCGTACTCGTTTGGCACCTTCTCCCAACCATTCTCCGTTTTTCTAGACTTATTACGTTGTTCTGTGCGCACTTGAATAAAATCCCCTGTATCAAATGGCTGCTTCTGATAAGCTGCTTTAGAAAGTTTATATGTGACTGTGGCCCCTTTGTTTAAGAGGTACATAGTGATCTTCGGAGAATACTTGCAATCCACGTTCATTACATAACCTACATCTTTCTGCTCTGGCATAACAATAGAACAATAACCGAGATATTCCTGTTGCCACTGAATCTCGCTCATCAATGGTACATGACAGTCCTTTGGTATCATACCACATAGTTCCTGTAGTAGTCCGTCTGAATCGGTAATTTTGTACTGCTTTGCGGTTTCTGTACAATACTTAGATAGAATTTCTGGAGGCAATGAGCACTTATCTTTCTTGAGAATTCTTTTTGACCCATATAAATTGTACATATCGATTATGCGTAATAACGTACCGATAGAACAAAATTCTGGAGAAAAGAATCCTAATTTAATTAATGTATCGAATTGAGATTTATCAACATTAGTATTCTCGGTTATATTCTTTACAAGATCCATAGCAGTATTGTTATCCTTTTGCGAAACTTCCACTAGTCCATCTGCAACATTACTCCCACAACCCTTAATTGTATTAATTCCAAGTATGACTTTGCCGTTTTTACAAGTTGTTTTTCTTTGAGATTCTCTCCATGGTGCAAATTCAACTGTAACATTCATCCTTTTTGCTTCTTGTATTGTTTTAACAATATTATCAATATCCCCGTCATATGAGTTAATACATGCTGCGAAAAATTCAGCCGTATGATAAACCTTTAGATACATAGTTATATATGCAGTTAGTCCATATGCACTAGAATGCGATTTGTTAAATGAATACTTTGCAAATTGAAGAATTGTATCCCATAGATCATCAACTTGTTTTTGTGTCCATCCTCTTGTCATAAGACCGTTTTTAAGCTCTGGTTCAATTTTTGCCATTAATTTTGGTTTCTTTTTAGCAGTAGCCTTTCTTAATTCATCAGGATTTCTTAATCCAGCTAGTCTGCCAATTTCAATGAGCTGCTCCTGGAATACAATTATTCCGTAAGATGACTTCAAAATTGGCTCCAAATCTGGGTGTAAATATTCTATTTTTTCTACGCCATTTTTTCTATTAACATAATTAGGAATATATTGTTTACTGCCGGGTCTATACAATGCGTTTGCAGCAGACAACTCATCCATGCAGCTACATTTCATATCCTTCAGCATCTGCTTCATTCCGGGTGATTCAAACTGGAAAATACAATTTGTATGACCCTGTGCAAACTCGTTCCACACCTTTATGTCGTTCATGTTAAGTTTATGCGGAGCAATATAGTCATAGTCTTTGCCAATCATATCCAGTACGTCATATATAACATCCAATGTACGCAACCCAAGGAAATCCGCCTTAACGAGCCCCAAATCATCTGCGGAATGCATATCACCCTCTAGAACCCATGTATTTTTATTTTCATTCCATTCAATTGCATTATAATATTCTGCTTCTTTAATGGTAATACATTTGCCACATGGGTGAACTCCGAACGACTTAGGCAGACCGGACAGCCTTGATGCATATTCGAATAGCTGAGGATATTTATCCTTGTATGAATCTAAAGCACCGTTATCAAGCGCTTCTTCAATACTTTCGCCGTCTAGATTCTTTGTAATTTCATTAGTAATTTCAAATGGAATTCCTAGCACTCTTCCAATATCTTTAATTGCGCCCTTTGCCCACAAGTAAGAAAACTGCCCCAATGATACAACATTATCTTCACCATATTTATTAACTACAAATTGTACAACCTTTTCTCTATCATTGGGAGCAAAATCAACATCAAAGTCTGGGATTTTGAGCTCCTTTTTAGTGATAGTGCCATCTTTTAATAGGTCTATTGCACCAACATCAATAAACCTTTCAAAATAAAGACCATACTTAATCGGATCAATATCAACTATTCCACATAAATACGCCAGCAAAGATCCTCCGCCTGAACCTCTCGCAATACCTCTACGCCTTGCAGCATTAACATAACTATGAACCATTAAATAATACCCTTCAAAACCCATTGCTTCAAGAGCGTTCATTTCATATCTAGCTCTTTGGATATACTTTTGTTGTATCTCTCTAACGGAATTAAAATCAACTAGTTTTCGTTCAACATATGTACCATCTTCTGCGTAAATCTTATCAGTCATATATGTGTTCCATTGATCAATATTCCACTTCATAAAGCCTTTTTTCTTAAGCCCATCATTACAAAGAAACTTTAAATACTCTAATTCTGATTTATATGGAGCTGGTACTGGAAAATGTGGAATAATTGGAGCAGAAAGTGGGATAGTATTTTCGCACTTATTCGCAATTTCATGAGTAGTTGCAATAGCGCTACTTGTGTACTCCATAGTGGAAGCGCATTTTTTAATTACATCATCTTCAGACTGTAAATAACAATCATCGTAAACTTCTCCTGCCTCTCTAGAACTACCAACTTGTACAAATACACTATGATATTTTTGATCCTCTTCACGAACATAATGAGCATCACATGTGACAACATATTTAATTCCAAGTTTAACAGCTAAATTTATTAGTTTTTTGTTCAGTTCTTGCTGTTCATCCACCATATGTGCCTGATATTCTATGTAATAATCGTCGCCAAATAAATTTTTATATTTTAACGCAACTTGTTCTGCTAATACTTCATTACCATTTCTCAGAGCTTTTGCAACTTCTCCCACCATACATGCAGACATACAAATCAGTCCATCATGACGGCTTTTAAGCATTTCAAAATCAATACGAGGCTTACCGTAGTATTTATGAAGCGTTGATTGAGATACTAGCCAATTTAAATTTAATCTTCCTATTTCGTTTTTTACTAGTAAAATTAAATGATAATACCTATTGTCCTTATTATTCACATTTACATCATCACAAATGTAAACTTCGCACCCATTAATTACTTTAATTCCTTCTTTTGATAACTTGCTATATGCTTCTACATTTGAATATAAATTACCATGTTCTGTTATTGCAATAGTGTCTTGTCCAATTTCTTTAAGACGAGTTGCAATATCTTCAATGTGCATCATTCCGTCCAAAAGGCTATATTTTGTATGTACATGTAAATGAACCATTATGACACCTCGCGTTCTTTATATTCTGATAATTTAATATAGGTCTTATTATTTAAAATAATCGCTCCATTTTTATTTAAACAACGTTTTACATATTGATATGTAACAGATAAATATTTCGCTAATTCGGTCAAATTTGGGAATACAGTTTTATTTTCAATACATATAGCCGGTATAACTTTTGCATTCAACAAGCATACATTGATTAGATAATTTAATCTATAATCATTATCCAGATATTTTTCATCATATAAAACCCAATGTTTTCCGCCAGCAGTTCTAACGGGGTTCTTTAATGCAACAGTTACGCTACCTTCACATTTGATATTATACTTTTGCATTGCATATTTAATGCAACTAAAAACTTCTCCTGTTTCCACGCATATTACGCATGTTGCCTTTGGGTTATTTTCATTAGCAGACAATCCATTACTTTTGCGAACGTTGCTTAAATGTTGCTTCATTTCATCTGTCCACCTATGGTTATAATTTGGATTATTTTCTCCTTGTACTAATTGTGCAATTTTATCTCTAAACTCTTGAGATTTATATGGGCCATTTTCATCTGTGCGAATAGCTATCATCTTATTTTTAAATTCTTCATCTTGCCACTGCTCTTTATGTATTTTTGACTGCTTATCTCTAAATTCTTGAGATGGTTCCCATCCAGATGAGCCTTCTCCTCCATCTGTTTGATTTGTTAAACGAAAATTTGTATTTTCTCTAAACCATTTTACAGTGTCTTTTTCTTTTTGAAATGCTTCATCTTCAGTTAAATTTTCATAAATTTTCTTAACGGTGCAATTATGAGAATTGTACATATCGGTAAAAAATTTATTTCTATGCGAAACTTGCTTATATCTTTTCCCTTTCCCCTTACCGACATAAAATACTTCTCCGGTATCAACTATATACCATATGTATACATAATATACTCTATCTTCATCTTTCATCTCTCACACCTTCTCCATTAATTTTGTACTCTCAAAACACCTTCTCTTCAATTTGCTTTAAAATACTCTCGGCTTCTTGCTTGCAAGCTAACAGAGAATCATTCTTATCCTTTTCTGCTTGTTCCATAATATAATTTACAATATCGTACTTATAGTAATTAAGCGCCTTTAAAAGATACTTCTGTATCTCTGGGCAACAAGCGCTATAGCCACTGGGCTTCCCATAATACCCATATGACGCATGAAACCACACAGAGATATCCTCACTTCCAATGCCGCGGTCATGAAAACCAAGCTGATGCTTATCATTGCTAGGATCTTCTTTTCCAATAGCAGTAAGACCCTTAGCCTTATTAAGATTGCTAATAATCTTGGTTGTTATATTTTTTTGTTCGTTATACTTTTCAATACAGGTCATAGTGCTCCTCCTACTTTCACATTACTTTTCTTTCAACTGTTACAATTGTGTCATTATGCCAACCGCCATGCGGAACAAGCAAAATCTCTTCAATTTCAAATCCATATTTCTTACCAATGCCGCCGCTATTCCAGCAGCAAGTAATTACAACACCATCTTTCTTAACGATTCTGCCAATTTGCTCCTTTTGTTTGCTCCAGTAAGATGCTTGTGTTGTTTGCATATTTACTGTTTTGCCAAGTGATGTATAACATTCTGACACTTGACGTGGAGAGTATGGCGGATCATACAGAACAGTATCAATAGAATTATCTCCAAGCATCTTCAAAAAATCCAAAGCATCCATGTGGTAATCAGTATCATATTGTTCATCCAAATCATTGGTAATGGTTCCGATTTTACTATCATTAGCGAATGGATCTACAATAACCCCATATGCATATTTGTTGATTAATTCTCTAATTGGTTTAATTTGAAACGTCTTGCTATTCGGCATAGCCCACACACGATTAATCTGCATTGTTGTCCTCCATTAATTTTGTATTGTATTTATATCACGATTTTTCTGATTTGTCAAGCACTTCATAATCATCGATAATCATTTGTGCCACTCTTTTCCCACCATAATCATTAATACTGCATTTTCCAACAACATTAAGCTTAATTTCTTCTCCTGATGCTTCATTTGCCAACTCCAGCAGTTCATCATCTTGCGAAAGTTTAAACTTGCAATACTTTACGCCATCTGCAAAAAATGAGATAGAATTTTTATCCTTGCCCATAATAGCAATTTCATCTGTAGAGACCGTAACACCTTCTACTGCGACCAAAGGCTCAGAAATCCCGTTCCCCCAAACCCATTGGTTCTTATCAAGTGTCTGAAAGAAGTCTGCATCTAAATCATAAGGTTCAAAAATAAAATCAACATAAATAGTATCGTCATATTCAATATGATTAAGAGCTTCATTAAGTGCCGCTCTCGCATCTTCAAGTTTATTTTCGTCAATATCTATGCCAAATGCACCTGAATGGCCCTGTGCGAAGTTAAACAATCCAACAGAATTTACCAACTCTTTAAAATCTTTCACTGGAGATCCATTATAATTTCTCGCAGAACCACCAAGAACACCATCCTTGTACTCTTGAAGAAGTATGGTCGGCTTCTGTGCATAATCACATAACTTCATTGTTGACAAACCTACAATGCCACTATCGGCACCATTTGCAACAAGTATAACAACTTTATCATCTGGATTAATCTCGTCTTTGAGGTCATTATACAAAGCATCTCTCATCTTATCTTGTTTGGCTTTAATATTCTTACAGAGTCTCGCTGCTCTTGTATAAATATCTTCATCGACCTCAACATCACTTCCACGTTTCTTATACGGAAATACTTCATCTGTTTCAATAAAAGCCCTAAACACGAGATTTCTATCCTCAATTTCACCGATACGTATCATACTGTTCAGAATAGGTGTCCAATACCACGAAATAGTGTGTATATTCGTAACCCCTTTTGTACTAAATTCTTGTGCTTTTGCTAAGGCTAGTAAGAATTTATTTTTTACATTCTTAATGCCCTCTTCAATATAGTATCTTGTTTGCGAATTACGTATATCCATAACATCACTGATATTTGCAAAAGCACACAAGTCTAAGAATTTATCTGCATAATCACAGATATAATAATCGTCCAATGCCCTTAAAAATTCCATCACAATTCCTGCACCTGAAAAATCTTTATCTGTGTAATTTTTGCTCATTTGATTGTTAACAATAATAGCCTTATTTAATTTTGCTATATCTTCAGCTTCATGATGGTCTAGACAAATGCAATCAATACCATTATCAATAAGCTCGTTAAATTGCTCTGCATCGTTTGTCCCTGCATCTGGCACTATAAACAACTTCGTACCTTCAGGAATGTCAAAGTCCCCATCATGTATCTTTGCAAGACCATGTGCTTTATTATTGTTATGTAAAATATATCTAACTTGATAACCTTTATCTAACATCTTAATATAATTATATAACATTGCGGCACTTGAAAATCCGTCAGGGATCGCTATCAACGAGGATAGCGACTAAATCACCCCTTTCAAAATGCTTCGCAAAGCAATTGATAGCCTCTTTCATATTGGCAAGGTTATCATAATCATTTATGCAACTTGAATCCAGAGAGAGATACTCCTCTGGATTCTCGATGCCTCTATTGAGTAGAACTTGCTCAATCAAATTTTCTTTGTCGTTTTTGCCTATAAGTTTATACTTCATTATTATCACCTATGAAATTATTTTAGTTGTTTAATAACATCTTCTTCTGTTATTAGACCAAGACTAATAGCCCCCATAATAATAGAACCATCATTTTGTTGTTGATCATAAATAAATTTCCATCTATATCCACCTGCAGTCTGCCTTTTCCCTTCGCATACCTTTTTGACATCTGAATGATTAATACTAGTTTGTCTCTCGACTTCTCTTGTAGAACAATATACGATATTCAATTCAAGACATAATACAGGGAACTTTTTTTGAGCATTTTGCATATTTTTGCGCAAGCTTGGCTTCAATGTTTAGAGTATTCATAAAACTACTTCCTTATTCCACTTATCAACCCATCTATAAAACTCTGCAAGCTCTTCCTCCGTGGGTTGAGTATTTTCTAGCCCATATATGCAACCAGAATCGAAGCAACATCCATCAAGGTCTTCTCTTGTTTCAACCCAATCTGGATACGACATCCAGCCATATTTGCAGCCCTGACAATGTTTCACTACAGGGTCAATGCAGCGCGTAGGCTTATCATCCATAATAATCCTCCTTAATAACTATCGTAAAAATAAGCAGTCACATCTTTATGTTCTTCCATATATGTCTTTAACCATATCAGATTAATAATGCTTCTTTGAATATTGCCGTAAGCCTCTTCGTATTCCCATATAGAATCAGCGTTATCATCATAGTATTCTTTATCAAGATATTGCATTAGAATCTTAACAATTGGTAGAATATCTTCTGATTCTACTGGTGTTCTGCTATCATTATCTTTTATACAATGTAGCTTCGCTAGAATTTCTCCTCTGATTCCCCAACACTTTCTAAAATACAGCAAGTCAACATCTTCGTCTCTCCAGTCAAACGGTAAATTTACCCAATACGGAATGTCGTTTCTCTTAATATTTCTGCATACAAGTCCATTGTCTAATCCCATTGCATGTCATTCCTTTCTATTCAGCTTATCATATTCCTTACAAAACTCGTCGTAAATTGGACGCCATTTACTAGAATCTGTGTACCCAGTCATAGCGAGAACAAAGGACATACTACGCATACGCCGATATTCAGCTTCATTGTATAATTCCAATACGCGGTGGCCTAAGCTGTCAACAGCCTTGTTTTGGCACTCATCTGCAGTTTGTATTGTTTCCATAATCTCAGTGCTCATATCATACAAGACTTCAAATAAATCTCCCCATGTTACTGGCTTGTCTTTTAAATCACCCAGCTCATCAATCTTCGCATGAATCTCTTCATTCGTCATCTGCTGCCACCTCTCCGTTCAAAGTCAATCAACGCAGTAATGTCTGAAATACTCATCCCATACTCCTCCGATACCTGCTTGATTTTATCAATACTAATCTCAAAATCATCTTTGCATGACCACGCTGTACATCCATCGAAAGAATCGTAGCATTTACAGCAGTAACACTTTAAGTTTTTAATATCACTCATTGTTTTCTCCTTTTGCAAATGGATCATATTCTGATTCGTCCGCTTTATTTGCCCACTCAACCCATCTTGTAACCTTTTCTCTCAGTTCATCATCGAGTAAAAATGGCTCTTGCACAAGAATTAAATTTGGATTCTTCTTCATGATTTCAGCGTTATCTACAATTTCCTCGTAATCAATTGGGAATTGCAACATTTTCGAGTAAGCTCGGTCGCCGCGTGAACTAATTCTACGAGTAAATGCCACTTCTCTGAACTTAAACCTCTCTGTTAAGTTCGGATTAAGTGTTAAATCATATTTTACGATATATCCAATCTTCATTAAATTTTCCTCCCTAGACAATCAACTTCAACAATATCATTGTCAAGTACATCTGTTTCGTAAAGCATCTTTTCCAATGCATTAAGTTCATTAAAATAATATTCAAGTTCTTTCTTGAGATTCTCTATTGCTTCTTCTTTTGTTTCTCCATATCCATAGATGTTTGTTATGTCAAATCCAGGATAACCATTAACATCATTAAACAAATAACAGGTATGTGATTGCCATTTTTCTTTACCATCATTGTGGTGCGCAATTTTCATTAACATGGCTTTCTCCTTTCGACTCATACATATCACACGCATCTGTATCTTCATAGCACAGATGTCCAAAAATAAATGTCTTACCCATTTCCCACTCTTTAGGTGTTGGATGCTGAACCGTGCAGCATAGATTCCAATCACCACATCCAGTATAATGTCTACAGGTTCCACACTTATTCATCGTCTTCTCTACTATCATATTTAGTACATTTATGGCACTGAAGGATTCCAAAAGGTAAATCTTTATTCTTTTTTGTGCAATAATATTTATAGCTTGGATGGTCAAACACATCCCCATGCCAAAAGGTTACATCTTCAATTTTGAGATATTTACATTCATTATCCATAATTAATCCTCCACATTCTTAGAACACTCAGGACAATAATCTTTATTACCGTTCACATAATGAATCCAGCCTGCTTCTTTTGCTTTATCAAGAGCTTCATTATAACTACTTGCATACGGACTATGTTTACCACACCCGTCACAAACTCTATAACTTTTAGTTTTTGTTTCTATACCATTTACAAAGAGTAGGGCAAAAAGAGCTATCCACCATTTATTAAACAGAATTGCAAGTGCAACCCAAGCAAGTATTGCTATAATATTCTTAAAGGCCCATGCCCATATAAAACTTTTATCCATAATAACCTCCATCTGGCACATCTCTCTTATAGTCCTTGCAACCTACTGGATTTCCATGACAACCAACTTCATAGGCACATTTACGGCAATCTCTTGTGAATGGAACTTTGTCTCCAAGTGCGACATCCCTAACGTCAACAAGCTGCTCTGCAAACTTACGTGCAGCCTTTTCTATAACTTCTGGATGTTCTCGGATATATTTGTCAAACTTATCAACAGCATCTACGTATGCTTGGTATTGTTCTGGTGCCAGCATAGTTAATCCTCCGGTGGTTCAATATATGCCCAACGGTCTGTATCCCTGATATCTTCCGCACATCCATCACGCCTCCAGTTACTACCAAGCCTAGAGCATAAAAATGTTGCCTCAGCATTATACTTATTATCGAGATTCCAATAAGCAACGATTAATTGCTTACCTTCTTTTGGTAATTCTTCGTCTGCTTTATGCCAAATCATTCCTGTACCTTCTTTCTGAATACGTCAAACTTTCTGAAAAACTTTCCATATGGCAGACAGCACCAATATAATACCTTATATCTTCCATTTGAAGTGTTTTCGTAGTAATGCCAAAATCCAAAGAACGAATAAACCTTTTGCCATAATGTCTTTCTCATAATTAATTCTCCTTTAATTTTGTATTGTCATTATATCATAGAATTCTAGTTTGTCAAGTATATTCTACAAGCTGTTCCTGCATTATTTCATTGAATTTTTCTACTCCCATATCCGTAGGAGAACACTTTGATGGGATATCAAGATCCAATGTACTGTCCCAATAGTAAAGTTTCACTTGTCTCATTGTAGCAAGTGATTTTAATAAATCCAAATTCTTTTTTATCTGCTCAAATTCAAGACCCTCATCAAGTGCCATAATAATTCTTTTTGGTTGCAATTGCAATATTAGCTTTGATTGCGCTTCACTAAGATTGTTTGAGCCAATTGCAACAATATTTCTATATCCAAATGTACATCCTTGTAGACAACTTTTTTCTGCTTCTACAATAACAACATCATTTCCATATAAATATTGATAATTGTGACTATATCCATATAAACTGCTTGATATATTGCCGCCAACAGGATAAAAATATTTGCTCATACCTTCTGGCGGCGTACCATTATATCTTGATTTAATTGCAATAATATCGTCTTTTGCATCTTTCCATGGAAAAATTATTGCGTTATCTTCAGGAGAAAAACACACATCAAATTCTCGTTGTACTTCAAGACTTATCCCGTCCTTAAGCCAAAGTTCATTTCCAATCGGTACGTACTGCTTCAAAATCTCTTCTGGATATACCTTTGGTTCTGGAGAAGTTTTATTAATGATTCGTTGGTAAATTCCTCCGAACAGAGGTCTACATTTACTTGGCGCAGTCCAATGTTCATCAAGCCCTAAAATATTCTTAGTTGTTGTCAGAACATCCTTAAACGTCACTCCACGCTCTTGAATGATATAGCTAAATATATCCGTATAAATACCATGGCTATAATCTGCCACATTTAAGTAAGAATTTCTATCTTGGTCTGTACGAATAGATACATTATTTGCGCCACCATCTGAATCATGTGCAAAGCGTAGTTCATTATTACGTATAGATATCTTCTCAAAATCATATGCGGAAAGGAGGGCGGCAATGTTCTCTGGATTCTCTAATAGCATCTGCTTAAGTTTATTAATCATTCATTGCGCACCCTCCTTTCTGTTAATTATTTTTATTAAAATTCAATTGCTGTCTTCTCTCCGTCTCTAGTTTCAGTATAATAATGCCCGATGTTTTCGATGCCTCCATGCGCAAGAACCCATCTTGCTGCATCTGCTGGAGTTTCAAACTGGTCTTCACAACCATAATAGATATCATATGCGGTTGGCGAATCCTTATATCTAAACGCATTAACAAATACATTTTCCTCGTTTGTTAGGGCGTCAGATAGGTATTCTAGTGCTTTGTTGTACATATTGTCCAAAACTGCAAAGCACCAATCTTCTGGAGCATTGCCAGAATCAGCAACATATGTAAGCACAAGCTGATTGCCGTTGCATTCACATAGTGCATCGAAGCTAGTCAGGTTTCTGTTTTTATCTACTGTGAGTTCTGAGTTGATAATGTTAATGTCGGCATTGTAAGCGGTGTAGTTAGACATTGAATTACCTTCTTTCAATTAATTTTGTACTATGATTATATCATAGATTTGCGGTTTGTCAAGAGGAGAATTAATAAAATCCAAGCATACTATTGCGATAATCTACATAACTACGTCTAACTTCATCGAAATTCTTTCCATTAGCAATGTGCTTCTCAACCATTTCTTGCATTTCATGCATAGTCCAACGATAATAACCATTTTCTTTATTATCTTCTATAAAACCATGCATTACCTCTTCTTCTGACGGCGTAAATCCACACACATTTTTACATGCATAAATAACTAAATTTATATTTTTCTTTTCTTGCTCAATAAATTTATTGCGTTGTGCTTCTTTATTTACTTTTTCTTCCGCCATACGAATTGAATTTTCTAATCTAGTTTTGTATGTATTATCCGACTTTTGTTCATCGCAAATAGATTTAACATCATTATATGATAAATTAATATTGTATTTTTTATTTGTTATATCAACAAGGCTTTTAATGGAATTACCTTTCCAATGCTTTAAAATATACAACGCTATTTCATCAGAAATATTGTTATCCCCTTGAAACCCTAAAAACCTTTCTGTATCTGTATCTGAATATGTATCTGATTCTATATCTTTATCTGATTCTGTTTTAATAGATTTTTTATTTTTATTATATTCAGTTATATGGTATTCTATAGTCTTTTCACTACAGCTAAACATTTCTGCAATTTCCTTATTTGTTTTCCCATCCGCTTTAAGCTGCATTATTTTCTCAGCATCAATATTAGTTGGTCTTCCGCCCTTTTTGCCGTTTTCAACTGCTTTTAAATATCTTTCTTTAGCATTTCTCATAGATGGAATTGCTTGTACATATACCATGTTTATAAATGGATTATCACTTTCTGGAACAACTCCATAAAATCCATATTCAAATAATCCATTCACCGCTTCCCATTTTAGCTCATTTGTTGGCAGATAATTGATTGCTAAATACGCACTTTCATAAAATACCATGCTGTTTTTATAATTCTCCATGATTTTGATCTCCTTCGTCGTTAAGTTTGATTTACTTTTTATTTATTTCTGTAATAGCTTTGTGCAATTCGTCTGTATCTTCAAAAAGATATACATTGAGCCAAGGAACCTTTCTATTAGGCTCCGTAGCAACACATTTAAATCCTCTAAGTCCAAGCTCTCTTGCTAATTTCATAGTAAAAATTTTAAAAGTTTTCATATTATCTCCTTTATTGAATATATCCATGACGGAATTTTGCTTTTGCAGAATCTTTCCACAAGCCCCATTCTCCTTGAAAATGAAACAAGTAGCCAATTCCAGTATCGCTACTTACATTGCCAGATGATCTGCTTTTTTCAATGAAAACAGCCCTATATACTTGGCCTTCTTTTGGCGTCCAAGGTACATCGCTCCATCCAGATGGGCTATTTAAATCTTGAATTGTTTTATATGGCCTACAATAATATTTGGAATTTGTTTGGTCAAATTCTTCAGAGTATGTCGCTCTGCATAGAATCATTAAGTCACACACTTCTTTTATCTGCTTACTCATACTTAAAACAGACGAATCCAAAAACAATTTTCCAAGAGAATTAATTGCAAGCTGTAGCGTGCAAATAACTTGTGTTCCTGGATATTTACGAGCAAGAGATTCAAATCTACGACTATCTCTAATAAGTGACATCCATGAAGAATCATTATCTTTATTAGATGAAAAATCTAACTTAAATGTATCATAAACTAGTGTGTTAATTCCCTTATTTAAAATGCCAATGCGCATCTTCTTAATAGCTAAATCAACATCACTATCTGGTATGCTAATAAAATACATTTTCCCTTTATAATTTTTCCTCCAGTAATCCTGTGCTTTCTTAATATATTCTCTATCGGTTTCATTGATGTTTCCGTTTAGCAGCTTTGTTTTAGTTAAATTCCAATAATCAAAGTGTTTAGTCAGAATCAACAATAAAAAACCAATTTTAAAGATTTTAGATCTCTGTTCATTGGAAATTATCATACAACGTCTATTGTAGTGGAGCAGCGAAGTAAGCATTTGAATTATTAAAGTTGATTTTCCTACGTTACTGAATCCTCCAATAATTGTTAATCCATCAGGAATTCCATTTACCTGTTTCGAAAAATAAGGTAGGCATTTTGATGGTTGCCCATTTTCCATGTCGTCAAAGTATTCAAATGGACACCCTGCCTCCTCGCCACTTTCAAGAGAATCAATAAAATCATCTGTAATGTCAAGTTCTTCTTCTTCCAGAATCTTGCTACTATATCCTGTACTAAAGCCCTCAAGCTTTGATTCATACCATTCCACAACCTGATCACTCGTCATTTTATCAAACAACTTTAATGGAACAATTTTCTTTCCATTAACATCGATAGGATTGGTTACATTAAACCCAAAATCGTGCATATTAAGAATAATATTTGATTTTAAAAGTGAGTCTAGATAAGATTCGTAGTTCTTTGGATTAATACATCCGGCCAAATCTGTTATCTTTTTAAAACCACCAATTTCTTCAATACGCTCCTTCACACTATCTGTCGCATATGTAAGATATGATACTTCATCACAAACTGTGCATTTCTTATCTCTTAAAATTTTTAAAAGGCCATAGATCAATTTGCCATCTTTTGTGAGGAACTTTGAAGAGTCAATATTCGTGTCTGAAACGAGAAGCATATCGTCAATCATACACCCAATAACATTTGCCTCACAATTTAATCTACCTTCCAATAATTCTGCCGGATATTTATCTGTTACTCCTTTAATAAAAACATCATTTGTCACATTATGCACCTGCCTCTATGTCTTCTAGCCCTACTCTTTTTGTTTTTAGTTTATATTTAGTTTCATATCCCTCGTCAACATTAATTTTGTGTTCAATAGGTTTGTCAATTTGTTTCTCTTCCTTTGCCACTTTTGCCTCATAATCGTGCAATTTTGAAGATACAATAACGCTATAATATCTTATTCTATTATAGTCATTTGCAAATTCTTTTTTTGCCAAGATAGAAGATAAATAATTTTCGTTTTCTTTAAGATAATTTAATATCTTATTTCTATTCGCGAGTTTTTCCCAGTTTTGAACTTCTTTTTTTAGAAGACTATATCCCTGAAAATCATATCCAAATATAACTTTCGTCTCTTCAAAAATAGAGTCATATTCTTCTTTTTTCTTTGCAGCTTCTAACGCATTTTTTGTTGCTTGCTCTAAACACGAAGAATCGCAATACCATAGTTTTGCCTTTCCATTTTGGACGCTAATAGCAGAGTCTCTATTGATAAATGTGCCACAGTTACGACATTTAACCTGCCTCATTCCCATTCTCCTTTCACTCATATTTTTAAACATTGGAGGAGGCAGAACCGCCGCCTCCTCCATAAATTGTTTATTCAAATACTGCCAGCATCTTCTCGATAGTTGTCTGATCGTTGATCTGAGCTAGATTCTTGTCTCCACGAATTTTCTTTACTGCATTCTTTTGCTCTACTGTGCCACTTTTGTATAGACTGCGTAAATTTGCCTTGGCAGATTCTACATCAAATGGCTCTTCATCATCATCTACATCAAAAGACGGAGAGTCTAGATCCTCATCTTCATCGTCTAGAAGAACTGCTCCCATATCGTGAAGCTCCTCTGCTTCTTCCTTTGTAACAGTTACGTGGTCTTCAAGAGATTCCTCATTAGCGTTTAACTTCTTAAAAGCAAAAGCTGGAGTAGCAGATGCTGCCTTAATTGCAGATTCTACGGCATTGATAAACTCGTCTGCCGACAAATCGATCTCATCTACAATGCTAGAAAATCTTGATTTCGCATCGGCAACGAGAGAATCATCTCTAAACTTAATCTTGCGATTCTCAGAAGTTGTAATTTCTCTTGTCTTCTTCTTCTTTGTTACGGGATTTGCTTCGCCAATCTCAACCTTCTGAATACTACGGTCATAATATCCAAAACCAATTAGGTGGCTAATATCACGAATACTATTAAAGTATCTCATAGTCATAGATGCAGTAAGCTGAGTATAAGACGCTCCAGTGAACAAATCCGTTTGGTCTCTTTCCTTTACGTGAGAAGTCCACCATACACCTACTCCCGCATTCTTTAGACGAGTTAGTTCCTTTTTTACAGTGTCCACAACACGATCCATGCCACGTCCGAAACCGCCTTCTACTCCATTAATACTTGTTGCTGGTCTAAAATTCTGTTCGCCCATGTGTTCTCTGTTATAGGCAGAAATTGTATACTGCTCTGCAATATTAAATAGAGCATCGAGTGTGTCTAGAATAATTACCCTTAACTGTGGATAATCTGTATTCTTATTCTTAACAATATCATCAACAATTTCCTTAAATACTTTGAAAGTAGGAACGTGTTCTGCTGTAACACCGTCAATTGCAGCTACACCATCCTCGTCCCCAAGATCAAGCAAAATATAACCTTCATCTCCAAACTTCTTCTGGCACACATGATACATAAGACTTGTCTTACCAAATCCACTTGGCCCCATAATACCAATCATGAAATTTTCCATTCCATTATTTACTTTAATTTTCTTACCAAATTTCGCCATGTTCTTATCTCCTTTTATCAATTAATTTTGTGTTGTAGGGAGAATTAATCTCCCTACTTATCAAAGCTCGTCATCAAAAAGATCGATATCCTCGTCCTCTTCGTCATTATCTTCAACCTTCGCCGCAATCTCTCTTACAGGCTTCTGGTTCATATCATCAATTGTATACATAGTAGTTTCAGATCCCTTAGTGAAGCCACGACCCGGCTTGTTGATTCTAATTTCCTGAATTCTATCGCCATACATCTGACCACCAAGATCCCTAATAACGTCTTCTAGAGAGATAATTCCAAAATCAATATTATCTCGTGTATCTTCATCGAGGTCATCATAAGAAATATCTACTTTTTGTGCCCCATTAATCTGGTCGCATGTTAGTACGATTCTACGAATTTCTTCATCTTCAAACTTATCAAAAATTTTCTTCCATCCCTTTAGCTGCTTCTTTCCCTTATCGTCTGTTCCGAATCTCATTGCAAGAGTGATTGGGCAATACCAATTCTTCTTTGTATTTCCATCGTAGAACGGAGTCCAACCATTAACAATTGCGTGTCCTGTTTCGTCATAATCATCTGCATCAACGCAATCCTTGCCGAAATAAAAATCAATGTTGACTTCACTTGAAGATTCAACAGAATCATCTACTCTGTAAATCTTATTCACTTCAAAAGTTGAATAATATCTATCATTCTTTTCGCTATATGTATAGGTTACGTTACCGTTAACTCTAAATTTTACATTTACAATCTTGTCACTATTGACTAGCTTATTTACATACTCACAGAATTCAGTGCCAGCAAGAAAATGCTTTCTCTTACTATTAGACTTAGCAATAGCCTCAGCATCACCGCTATCTTCTACGTCCTTACGGTGCTGATATGTGTCGAGATCTACCGTCATGATCTTGAAACCTGCCATTTTTTCAATGATATCTGGATTATTTCTCTGATTCCAAGGAACTTGGAAAGTTTCACCCTTCTTATTGGCATCTCCCTTGGTAAATCCGTAGATAACGTTCTTCGACTCGTCAATCCAACGTCCTGCATTAACTTCTACCAGATGGCTTGAATCGCCACATACAATATTGAATCTTGTTCTTTCTGACATCCACCCGCTGTCGTAAGTTTTCGATTCGAATCCTTTAAAATTTTCCTTGTCCTTTACCTTACGTAGATAGCCTACAAAACTGAAATTATTCATATGCCTTTATATCTCCTTTTAAATTAATTTTGTATTGTATCAATCATAAATAAAAAATCGCTCATCAAAATTTGGGTTCATATACAAATATTTTTCTAACAAATCCGTTCCGACATACAATTGCGGAGTTTCCGTTTCACATTGCCCACAATATAAATCTACAAACATATTTTCTGTTTTATATTCAAAACGTGTCTCATGTATATCCCCGCATCGTTGACACTGCCAATAATATTTCTCGCTCATACTTACGCTCATGTCCAAACCGACATCCAGCTTCCCCCTCTCTGCAAATATGTTAGTTACGAGGGCACCAGACCCCTATCTTGTGCCCTTATTATACCACATATTTCCAATTTGTCAAGACCTTAAAATGATTTTTATACTCATCATTTTCCCATTAATTTCCACCTTTCCGTTGTTAATATCATATGAAACAACATCATCTTTATCAATATAGATTGCCTGTCCACGTACACGGAACCCCCATCCCGCTTCTGTTTCTGGTATAAACTTCATTTGAATATGTTGCTTACCGAAGAGCTTATGCTCTGTATAGATGTCTACATTTTTATCTTTTGTTTCTCTTAATGCCTCAAGTATTTGTCCCATGATTTACTCCCCTTTTTTGCTACTAAAATTATACAAATATTCTAACATATTTACCCACAATATGCAAGAACTAATGTTCCCCTGCTATATATTCCTAATTAATTTTGTACTGTAAGTACTTGAATAATGAGCAACATAATTAAATATATTGCTCGTATTTCTGTGCTATCGTATCAACATAATAGTCTTCGGCAAATCCATATTGAATTGCTAATCCTTTTCCTTTTGAAGTTTTTAAAAACTCTCTAAGCGCTAAACCTGTTTCCTTTATACCAAGTTGAATATAATAAAACATTCCAGATGCGCTAAGATTCTTCATGGTTAGTCCTGGTATATCTAAATACTCTCTGAATATTTGAATACGACGATAGAAATAACGGAATTTTTGATCGTCAGAATCGACGCCTCTAGTATTTGCTCTTTCCTTGTAAAGTCTTCCTTTGCCTTCTACTTCAACTATTCGCATTGTATTGCCATAGCTCATGATCTCTGTTTCAGCAAAAGCCTTTGGTAACAATTCTTTTAATCTGTTGGTCATATAAAATTCTTTTCCATTAACGCACAGCATATCACCTTGTATACATTCTTCTGAAATCGAATATATATCAATCATATTTTTGCCAGATATACCCTCCCAAAGTAGTTCAACTATGGCTTTATCTGACCAGTTTAAAAGTTGCGCTTCAATATCATCAAGTTCTTCTCTACTTAATAATATATTTCCGCTTTTATCAATGAGATCCACAACATCTGCCTTTGTAATTGATTCATATTCATTTTCTCCACGCATTAAACGTGAATAATGCTTCAATATGATGGCGTAATTTAATAATGAATTTACAGATTTCGCTCTGAATTGCGCAAACATATCCAATATTTCTTCTCTTGTAAATTGTGATACATCTTTATTTAATTTCTCTTCAAATGGTTCCGTCTTTCTGAAAACCGCATAAAGGCTAGTCTTTGCAACTACCTTACTTTTTAAATATTCCTTTATAAATGCCTCTTTTTGTTCTTTGTCAAACATCTCCTTTTCAACTCCTTATGGTTTACATTATACAATACAATATTAATTTAGTCAAGATTATTTGAAAATATCGCCCAAAAGCTCGGTTGCCTTTTCTTGCTTTTTATCCGAAATCGTCGCATATCTTGCAGTCGTTTCAATTTTGCTATGATGTAGCTGTGCCGCTGTCAGATAGATATCTCCTGTTTTTTCATAAAGAATTGTTGCGCACGTATGTCTCATAACATGAGGAGTAACATGCTTATCCGTAATTCCCTTAGAATATTTAAGAAGCAACCTTCTTACTGCGTCATAGCTAATTCTGCCTTCTTTTTGAGATACAAATAATGCATTACTTGGAACGTCCTTAAAATACTTCCTTCTGTCTGCAATCCAGTTAATAAGGATTTTCTTTATAGGAGGGCTAAATTTTGCATCAAAAGTTTTATTTCTCTTTTCGATTACTCTAATCTTGTTGTTGGTTAAATCAACGTCTTCCATATTAATTTGCGTAATTGCAGCAATACGCAATCCTGTAGACACTCCAAGCATAAAAATGCATAAATCTCTATTCACAACTGGCATTTTCGCACTCTTTTTAATGTTTAATACAATTTTATTTACTTCCTCTTCTGTCAAATATGTGGTGGCAGGAGCATCCGTAATCTTCGGTCTGCTTTTTCTTGGAACAGGGTTTACATCAATATCTCCATTCTCTTCCAAGAAGCCAAAAAATGAATTTAATGCATACCAACTTGCTGCACGAAAATTACTTGATGTAGGCACTACTTCTCCATTCTTTGTCTTTGTTTCAAGTGTAATCATGTATTTGTTAATAGTAATCGGTCTTATATTCTTATAGAAATTTTCATTCCTTCTCCCTTTTGTCGTATATTCCATAAATGCTCTAATTGTCTTTAGATATTCTTGAATTGTTCTATAGGACTTCTTTTCTGCTCTAAGCGCATAATAATATTCCGAAAAAATATCTGGCAAATTTTCAAGCTGCTCTTCAATCTTTTTAAATTCTTTGTTTTCATTTTCAAGTCTTCCGCTTGGCATAAAAATCACTCCTTCGTATAATATGTGGCTTCTTCTTTAACTTTTTTGCGCCAGCTAAAGAAAAAGAACGAAATAAATGCCCATCCAATAAAGTTGCCTTTGAAAATACTTATGATAATCATAAGAAAAATGTACCAAATCCAACCAAGAAATAGTTTATTGATCTCGGTGTCTTTCGGCACATGCTTTACCACCCCATTATATACTCTTTTGTCATTTACAACAACATCCTTTAATTCGTCTTCTGAATAAGTGCAAACATTTAATTTTCCATTTTGAGAATATCTCAAGACATGCTTTCCGTCATTCGTGACACCAGTATACAAAGCGTCAACAATTTGTCCATTTACTTTAATCGAATACCATTTCCCTACATTCACTCGATCTCCTCCAAATACTGAATTGCCTCCTCCAACGAATCAATTGCACTGTCTAAACTGTCCTGCGCAGCTTCTGAATTATATCCGTTTTGAGATTCTTTAATTCCATCCGGCATATTATCATAGCTTTCCATTTCATCTGATAGAATATCGGATATTGTTTTTTCAATTTCCTTAATTACATTCGCAATTTTTTTTCTTCTTGCATTGTTCATAATAAACCTCCATTACAGTCCATATGCTTTGCACATATTAGCAATTTCTTCTTTTCTATTCTTTCTCTTTTGCTTTGTGCGCTCTCTTTGCGCCCACCACTCATGCTCTTCATTCTTTACCAAATACCAACACTGCTTGCCAAGGCAATTTCTGCCCTTAATCTGCTTGACTGTCATATGACAATTATGCCTTCTGCAAAATCCTGCACAATTTTCAGAACAACCGCCATACAATGTTTCCATATTTCTCTTCCTTTCTATGATAATCTTACCACATTAATTTTGTTTTGTCAAGAATTTTGAGAATATTTTGTCAACTCGTCATCCTCTTTTCCATTGCCTTACGATAAGGTTCAAATGCTTCTGCTTCGTTATAATTCATATCATTAAGAATTTTAACTCTCTCACTTTCCGTAAGAATTCTTGTAACTCTAATTCTGTCTGCAATTACCCAAAGCCTATTTCCAGATTCTCTAAAATTATAGAATCCTCCATCTGGTAGTCTATCTGTAAAACACTTTTTAGGAAGTTTTTCTACGACAGAAGTATAATCAATATCTGCCACATATTCTACTTCGCACCAAACTCTCTTGAAGCGTTTTCCTCTTTGGCTTTTATAAGTTCCATTTGCAGACATAAGCCATGGAGCAGAAGGGATTGCCGCACCCAAATGCCACCCCGGACGATGTGCAAACTGAGGGTGATATTCAACTATTTCCGCCATAACCCATTCATGCATTGGCGTTTCTGTAGTCTTAGAAATAAAAAGAGGGAATAACTTATTGTCATCCCTCATTTCAAATAACTTATATCCTTTTTTGATAATATGTTTCATAATTAATCTCCTTTCAATTAAAAAGAGACCCGTTATTCACGAGTCTCAATTTCTACCAATTTTAAGCCCAAGTTTATAATGCTCAAGATTTCTCTTAATAGAATGCTTTCTATTCAGCAGAGAAAACGCCAGCTTATGGGCTTTAATTTCCTTTTTAATCTTATTCTTGATTCTCCAAACCTCATTCTCAAATCTGCACTTCCAACAATCAGCATAATCAAATGAATCCCAGCCATCATACGTATAAAAGTAATGATTGGAATAAAAGTTCAACCTATGATATTTCCCGCAAGTATCACACTTCCTGTAATACCATTCCCAATTAGCTTCGTCTTTCGGAAGCTCTTCAACAAGGTAATCATACTGACCATAATCGTTATCTTCTCCCTGTAGAACAGGATTCTTCCACCAGTTTTTCATAATTAATTTCCTTTCTTACCAAATATGAAGCTGCTCATTTGCCTTTTTCACTAAATTATATTCTTTAGAATATTCAGAATTAAAAATATAGTCTGTAAATAACTTTTCGGCTTCGGATGTGAATTCATCATAAGTCAAAGAAATCATTGTATCTTCAAAGCTATTACCAGCAGCTTCCGTATAAGGATAATTATTTTCTCCATAATTATATCCATCATCGATTCCACCAACATACAAATCGAAATCTAAAACATATTTGCCATAATATTCTCTAACAACCAAATCAAACACCAAGTCACCAGCTCTTACACATCCAACATAATCGCCATCAGCAATCATGAAGTTTTCCATTTTTGCACAGTAATTAACAAAATCTTCAGATATAAAATCATTCCAATTAAATTTCATTTTTTTATTCCTCCAATTTTTATTTTATTACCGAGGATTAACCGCCTCGGCTCGGTTTAGTTTATCTTACAGCTTCCTTACAAGCATCAATCATTTCTTTAGCTTCTTCATCTGTAAGAATATAAGGCATCCAAATTTTATCTCCGTCATTATTTACATAGAATAATTCACAAGAGATACTATCTTGGCATACGTAATATTCATCTTCGTCTGCATTATAATTCACCCAAATGCCAAAGCATCCTTCGTCATAATTTTCACCATCTTCTGCCTTTGCCATTTGAATAAATTTATTGTCTACGTCCTCAACAGTTAGTGTAAATACTTTGTCTCCTCCAAAGTCGTCAATGTTTTCAATGTTTTTGAATTTCATTTTTATTCCTCCTCTAAAAATTTATCTTCAAGCACAAGTATATTTACTTTGTGCGTGTAAGCTGTACAAGCATCAATCATAATTAATTCATCCTTGTAATAATACGGTTCAAAACATGAACCATATCCAAACTCAGTGATACCAGCTTCCATTGCCCAGCCAGTCGAACAGTGCCAGTGACCCGCTATGATTGTTTTCCCTGTTTTGTTTAGCCCTTTCATTGCAAGATCAAGCGGATTTCCCCATCTAGCAGTTTCCCAAGCAGAAGCGTGAGCCGTTCTCCAATCTGGATCATACTCAAACTTTCTATTTCTTGTATAATATACAGGATAATTATCATTGCACTTTAGGGCAACGAAGCTATGCACGAATATATAGTTTTCTGTTTCATAGTAATCAACCATTTGATCTAGCAGCGGCTTCATCTTTTCAATTGCAACCATGCAAGCGACATCCCAGTTTTTTGCTTCTGGAGCCAAATCCATAATAGTTTTTGCCGTACCATTTGACCAGTCATGAGACATAGGATAGCGGCGCTGACAAAACTCTTCGAAAAGGCTCTCGTGATTGCCTTTGACAAGTACCTTATTTGGTACATTCATTAAATAGTCTAAAACCTGTTGACTTTCATCGCCCCTATCAAAGCAATCTCCACAAATCACTAGCAACTGTTTCTCATTCCCAGACTCAAATCCAGCTTTATCAAGCGCTTCTTTCATAGGCGTATAAAACGAATGAATGTCTGATACTGCAAATATTTTCATTTCCGTTCCTCCTTAATTTTGTGTTGTTCCTTTAATACAATCCCATGCACTGGATAGTGCAAAATACTCATTTAGATATTTATTCGCATACATTCGATACTTATATGCCATTTTATCAGCCAACTGCACAATGTCATCATAACTCTTTTCGCCATACCATTCATCGTCGCTAAAATGTTCATCAATGTAACATAAACAAGTATCTCTGTCAAATTCATGCTCTTGTTCTAGATATGCCGTATAAAGTTCGTCTTTTGTAAGTTCAAATTCGTTTCCATTTCTAACAATTTTCATTCATCTTCCTCCTTAATTAAACCATTTAATAGTCGGACTTCCACTAAACCCCTTTTGCCAGACATACCAACAATACGCTACCGCCGAATCCGCTTTTAGATTTCCATTCTTATCCTTTTTAAACTCTCCATTCTTGGCGCACCCAATACGAGAAATAGAAACGTAAACAATCTTCGGTGGATATTTCTTAAACAATTCTTTTCTGCCTTGCCCCTCAAGGAACGTTAGCTTAAGGAACATAGCGACTTTATGCCCGTCTGTCACAATATCCATTGCGTGTTCGACAAATTCTTTTGCAAGACTATAAGGTGGATTTGTGATTATGTCCATATTTCTCGGATCATTAATACTAAAAAATCTACATTTCCAATACCGTATCCTCTGTCAATAAGGTCTGTTGCACATACTGTATGCCCATGACTTTTAAGAACTTCCGCAATATGGCCTTGTCCGCAAGCGGGCTCCATAATTACCTTACTAAACTCCTCAAGTTCAAGTAGCATTTCTACTGCACTTGGAGGTGTGGCATAATAATCGTTTACTTCTCGTTCAGTTTCACTATGGTTGCTCGCACCATGGCAAGAATAAATTGCCTTGCTATTTCCTGTCCAATCCTTAGCTGCCATAAATTATGTCATTTCCTTTCTGTTATTCGTCAACGAAAATTACTGTTTCTCCGTCTTCAAACTCTTTTCCACATATATCACAACAGTGTCCATGCGGGTCATAAAAATCTTCTGTTGAATCAAACCATTGCCAGTAATCAAATTCTGCCTCCTTGCGCGGTTCATCTCCTTTAAAACATTGTTTACAAATAATCATAAATATCACATCCTTATATTAATTTTGTATTGTTAATGTTGGTCAAACTTAACAGATTGAATTTTCTTATTGAAACACTTTCTACAGATACTACAAGTGATTGTTTTATCCTTTTGATTAGGACAACCAGTTGTCCCATTTGGAAACTCAGGATTCAAAGTTTTGTCCTTGAAATCCACATAAGCAACCGGTAAATTATGAGGATTTTCTACCTTCCAACCAATATGCCATGCAGAAAATCTGATTGTAAGGTTATCTGGCAAGTCTCCGTTCTTATCAATCCATTCATTTACAATCCAATATTTCTTTGTATATGCAAGGAACTTAATATCGGTAAATGTCTTTGCCAAGTCAACCATCCCAACAAAGAAGTCCGCATCAGGAATATCACCGCAATCTGTCCACCTAAACAACGGATACGGACGGTGCTTAATCTTAAATTTTACTTGCTCCCAAAAGTCTACCGGATCTGTATTGTATAGTCTCAAGTTTCTTGTATATGCGGCCTGTACAACTGCTATTTGCTGTCTGCCTTTCATACAATAGCAGCCGCCGTTTCTACATGGGGCATCTTCGCGACAAGTACAAACGGGAAATGCTAAGTCATTGCACAAAGGGCCTGTCTTACTGTTGTGGTCGCTTATATGTACCTCATTTGTCTTTACTGAAAGATAATTAATATAGTCTTCTCTGTCCATCCATACTTTATTTTCGTTTGTCTTTTTCATAATTGTGCCTCCATTATACATTAATTTTGTATTATGTCAAGAGAAAAGGCGCAGATTTCTCTACACCTTAATACTGGTCATAAACATTTGCAACATGAAATTCCGTTACATCATCTCCATCAGCAAAATGATTAACAATTTTTGCATACATCTTATCTTCTGCCATATACCCTTCAGTGTTCCATTCGTTCTCTTCCTTATCAATACGCAGCTCTTCCTTATATGATTCCGTCATAAACTTAATTGCTTCCTCCTGTGTATCAAACAGATACACAGAAGAATCACAATCAAACGAATAAGTAAATACAACAGCAAAAAGATTTCATTTTACATTTCCTCCTTTTCAATTTTAGCAAGCTCTTTATCCATCTCTTGATTCCACAGTCTATCCTTAATTCTCTGCCAATTCCAATGAATTCTACAAAGCCTGTCCCAAGACATTCTGTCGCTGCAATAAAATACATCCCACTTAAGTTGCTCACACAACTCCGCAATTGTCATTTTCTTTTCTTCATCCGTATCCCAAAGATGTTTCCAATTCCCTTGTGCAAGTTCATAGAACAAATCTTTACGAATTCTCTTAGGTAGTTTAAAGCAGTAAATACAAATTGCTTCAAACATTTTCGGATACTTGTCCAAAACCTTTTGCTGGTCTTTCAGCCGCATAAATTCATTCACGAGATTGTAATACTTTTTACGAGTCATTTAATTTTCCTCCTCCAAAATCCAATCATATCCGAACCATTTAATTTCATCATCCGAAAATCCGATAGCGTCCAAATCTCTTCGTGCAATCGCAAGCTCTACGTTTCCGTTATTTGTACAACATTTAATTGCATTGTCAAGCAATTCAAGCGCCCTTCTGTATGTGATATATCCAGAATTGTTTGTCTTGTCTGGTGGAATTTCATTCCCATCTTCGTCTTCGTCACCTTCAACCCACCAAGATGACCACATATTGTAAGTCTCGCTTAATCTTTCTATCATAAACTCTTCGCAACAAGAATCTTCGACATATGCTCTATAATCAGGATCTTCAATTTCTTCTGTGCTATGCCATTCAGAATAATATCCGTCAAGCATATCAAGAATTTCCTTTTCAAGATGTTTATATGCATCGTCCCATTCGATACATAATTCTCTTTCAAAACAATTAACATAATATTTAGTTATCATTTAATCTTCCTCCTCATAAATACTAATTCCAAATTCATCTGTGAAATCTTCATTATCACAATCTGTATATACCTTTACGTCAATTCCCTTGTCATGTACAATACCACCATTTGTGTCATAATGATATTGCTGTCCAACAATCGCAAGGTCTTGCAGCCATACACCATTTTTATCTTCAAGACTGAGATAAATTTCACGATAGTTATTGTCAATTCCCTTTTCAACAACTAATACCGCAAATCCAAGGTCAATTTTAATCTTATCCATTTGATTGCCTCCTTAAAATTTCAAAGTGTTTTCTGCAATTTCCGCAAGCATCTTTGTAAAATCTTTTACAACATTATTCAGTAAATACACCTCAACCCAATTGTTTTCAGACTTTGTTACCATGTACCATCCATTGCCTGAATACTCTTCAATTCCGTAAATGTCTCCATAGTTATATGTTAGATATGCCATCAACATATTGAATTCATTTTCTGAATTGACTTTATATGCAACGTATGTGTATAATCCATCATCTCCATATGGAATATGCACGTCAAACTTCTGCAAATTGACATCTTTAAATACACTCGCTTCATATGTCATACAGTCGCTATGGCTTGTAAATTCCTTTCCGTCAAGTGCCTGATAGACAATGGTTTCCTTTTTAATTTCTTTCATTTAATTTTCCTCCTTTAAATTAAGGGAACTTTATGCAAGTCCCCTTTTAATTTTGTATTGTTTACCAACTGCTACAATATGCCAACATCTGTGTTTCAAAATCCGTTGTCGCAAGAACATTTTTAATAATTTTAATTGTATCTTCAATGTCTTGCATGTAATATTCATCATATTCCGTACTTCCAAAGAAAAATCCTCTACAAGACGGAAGCAATTCCTCTGCAACTTCTGGATTGATAATTACCTTGCCGGGTTCCATACAATCGACCCATTCCCCATCAACATATTGCTGCCCATTTTTAACCTGTCCAATCATCATAATGCTACCAGTCAGAACCTTATAGCATTTATCAAGCAAATCTTCAAGAATTTCCTTTGTGCATTCATTGTGATAACTGCAATCATCTTCTCCGTCCTGTACGTTTTCCACAAAGAAATTGTGGATCTGATTTGCCTTTCTCCAATATCCAACTTCCTCCATAATGTGGCCATATCCATATTTGTTAGTAGAATAGAACGGTTTATAAAATTCAATTACATCCTTGCTCGGAAGTTCACTTTCGTCAACACTGCACCATTCCTTAAGTGTACAATTTGCATATTCACTTCCTTCTTTTTTTTCTTTCAGCCAATCGAGATAACCCTCAATTGCATTTACCTCTTTTGCAGTAGTATTCTTGTAACGAGGCATTCTGTTCAAGTACATATCAAGTCCTATGATAACGCACATCCTTTCAATTATTAATTTTAATTTTATCTCGCACGACTGACTGTAACTTTATTTCCTGTTCTCAAATCTTTCACAAACACAAAGCATCCTCCACTAATCCCATAACAATAATAGAAATTTGCGATTTCTTTCTTGATGATAAAGCCATCATCATCGTGTGATTCAAGATAGATTGTATAATCATTGTTGTTTCCAATTCCATTTGCGTGATAGCATTTTGAGAACTTCAATCCATGCTTTTCAACATCTTTTTTGAAGTTGACAATTAAATCACACGCCCTATGGTCATTATACTTATAACTCCTAAAAATATTTTCATTTTCCTTGATGTGTTTAATAAACAGTCTATTGATAATAGACATACACTCGCTTTGTTTCATTTTCAAATCCTCCTTTAATTTTGTATCGTCTTAAATGCATCCACCACAACATCCCCACGGGACATTGGCATTGAACACTTCATCATCTGCTCAATCAGTTCCATTGTCTGATCGTCTCCCAGATAGAAGCCATCGCTTCCAATCCGTTCCTGAAGATTACACACCAACTGCATAGCCCTCCGGTCGTCACCCGTATACAAATATGCCTTGAGCATATTACAAAACTTGTCAATTCTCTTTGGATCTCTCATTGTTATCTCCTTTCAATTCTCTATTCTTTCGGATAAGCCTATTGCACTTTGCCTTCAGCCTTTTGACTTCGGACTCAAAATACTTAATCTGATCCTCATAATCGAGTTCCATATCCAGCATGTTATATGACATTTATTCTTTCTCCTTTCAAATCACACAATTTGCATGGCTAATTGCTCCCTTATCTGCACTAAATTCCCTTCCGCAATAAGGGCAGATACCAGTATGACCAATCATAATCACGTTGTCTTTTGCCAAACTTCTTTCTCTTGGATAAGACACATTGCAATAACTAAATTGAACATAATCTTTATAATGCAACCCGCAAGAGCTAACATTACCTGCAACATCTCCACTTGTCTTTTTCATCCACGTAGTATCGGTAATCCCAATCAGTGGCGTAATCTCATTCTGAACATAATTACGGAATACTTTGTACAAATCTGTATTACCATCATTCCCTTGTGGATAGACACGTCCTTGCACAAGAATGTTTTGTCCATAATGGAACATGCAGCGATAAATTTTACCGTCTTCCCAGTCAGTGGGTACATGGTCATGGACAAATGTGATAATCGACGTTGCATCAAGCATATAGCTCACAGTACCTGCGCAGTACATACCATGATAACTATTTTCCATATGTCTACGATTCTCTTTATCAATCGTATGACAACTCGCCCAGTTTACGCCAAAACTCATAGTTAAGTAGTCAATAGGATTCACACTGATGAAGAACTTTAGCTTTCGCTTAAGACCGCTCACCATGTCTGCATACTGGGCAAAGAGCTTATTATACGTTGGCGACTTATCAACTCCATAAAAGCCACACATTCTATTAAATGCGCGGCTTGTTTTCATGCCTTCATGAATGTTATATTCCGGCAAGAACTTCGATGTTACATCTGCCTCAATAGTTGGAGACGGTGCTCGACCAAACGTTTGCACAGCTTGTACAAATTTATTGTACGCATCTAACGAGGCTTGCGTCATTCCATTACTTGCAAATTTGCTTTGATTATCAGAGGCAGTTTTCAAAAGCGCAACTGTTTCTTTGTGCATTAAATCTCTTGCCTTGATTGACTTTGTCCCTATTCTAAGATAATCCTCCAGTGCCTTACCTTTTTCATCCTTATACTTAATGATAACTTTATCTGCCTTGACATTGACGGGAAATACATTACAGAGCTCAAACACGTCCCTTGCACTATTTTCTCTTGCAAGTTCAATGTCAATCATCATGCGCATATCTCCCATGTAATGCTCAGATTTCTGTAACAGCTCAATCAAGTCTTTCTTGTTGGTGAAGTATTCATTAAGCATAGTGCAAACGCCATGCTCACTATTTCTATGATTGTACTTAGTGAGCAATGCCATCACATCATCAACGAGCTTGTCGGTGTCACAATACTGACCCCATGCATCTTTCAGGTTTGCCTTTGTAAAAGTGGCGTGCTGAGCTACTGGAGTACTAGAATCATCAACGAAATCAGAATCGCCCCACATCCACTGTCCGTCGTCTTCTTCAATCTGGTATACAACTCTACCCAACGTATCTGACCTGGCGCTTGCAATCGTAACAGTTCGACCGTTATATTGCTCCATCCCACCGCCATGTCCATATGCATAATTACTAGAACAAGTCCCCAGACCTTCTCTTACAACTACGCGATCTCCAACATTGTATCTTGCCATAATTTAGTTCCTCCTTTAAGCATACAAGCTTACAATTTTGTCTTTGATTCTTTGCATTGCTTCGTGCGGCATAACGTCTTCTGCTGGATTCCATTTACTATATGTGCCGTTCCAAATATTATAAAATTCATTATACTTTTTTGAATATACAACCGTCCAACTATTGCTATAACGACTAACTTGAAAGTAGTCAACAATATTCATTGCGTTTACGATTGCAACAATGTTATCTCTCCCCTTGAGAGTATACAATGCAGTTCCGTCTCTTTTTTGATTTCTTTCTTTGAAACCAGCATCAAGAATGCGGTCAACAGTAATAATATCATCAAAGATGCCGGGATATTTCATGAAGATGTCTTTGAATCCATCCATTCTTGCATCAATGCAGCATTTATATTGGCATCCGTCCCTCGCTTCCTTTGAGTTGATGTCATAACTGCGACACCATCCTCGGCGGCACATGAGTTTCATTTCCTTTTTGATGGTTGCGACATAGCTGCCATCATCCTGCAATACATATTTGATTGACTTTGTTTGGGAATCCGATTCTCTTAAATTTCGGCATCCAATACACGTTGCAGAAGTTGTGCCTTTGAGCCTATGTTCCTTGATAGCTTCTTCTGTGTTCTTAAGAGTAGCGCCGCAAGCAGAGCATTTGACAAATTTACTTCTGTTATCTCTTGAGATGGAAACAACATCGGTTTGCCGCACGCTCTTACCATCTACGATGAAATGCGTTTCGTCTTCCATTTCACCGTTCTTCCATACATAACATCCGTCGCCAAATTGTCTTAGCAAAAGTTTCATAATATACCTCCAATAATTTTGTATTGTGTAAGATAAGGGGCAAATGCCCCTCGCTTACTTTAACTTTTCTTCAAACTTGTCGAACCATTTGTCTATTTCATCGAACTTCTTATTTAATCTTTCTTCCATTTCAAGTAGCGCCTGAAGTATTACATCAACCACCTCTTGCAACTCTTTGTTTTCCATTCGCACCAACCCCCTTTTGCCTTTATTATATCACCTCTTTCTCAAAATTCAATATGTCATATTCAACAAATTTTCTTAGCCGATTCTCACAAGCCCACCAAATTTTTCTTTTACTGCAATGCTGCCAAACTCGCTGAAGTAGTCAATGGTTTTGTTCCATACATAAACAAAAGCATATCCTTCTTTGATGTCGTTTTGATCCATTTCCCACTCCTCATGATAATCCGATACATACAAGAAATTGTACATATCCATTGCTTCGCCATCAATCATTGCAGGAGTATGAATCACATGATACACAAGTGCATTGTTTTTCTCTTCAAATTTTGCCACCTTTGCGGTAAGTTCTTTGTCTGCACTGAATTCGTACAATCCACCAGTCGGCTCAGAAAGCTGCACTTCGTTTCTGTCCTTAAATGCTTTGATACATGGAGCAAAAAGTCCAAGTGCCTTCATACGTTTTATAGCTTCTTCTTTTTTAATTTCTCTTGATACGTTCATAATTTATTCCTCCTTAATTATTGTTCGGTTCAATAATAATGTCGAAGTGTTCAAATTCTCCTTCTTCATCAATGCGGTCAATTTCCTCACTGAGATACTGGAGAAATTCCTCTTTGCTTTCACAGATGACGCCAGAAGCATTTGCTTGACCAATGTAGAATGACTTGATGTTTTTCATTTCACTTTACCTCCCTCAATGTAATATACTGTGCGTCAAGCTCTCCATACGAGTATTCTTGATGAAAATTAACAATTTCATAATCAAGATAATCATCAAGTTTGTTAATATGTTCAAACGAATTGAATAATATTTTTGTATCTGTTCCCCAATACTCGTGTTCATATTCAAGATACACAACACAAATCCATGGCAAAACAACATCTGGGGCAATCTCAAGGAACTTTCGCAGAGTTACCATTTACTTCATCTCCCCATTAAGATAACTCTTTAGTAGATCTATAACTTCGCCGGAATGCTTTACAAGTTGTTCATTAGTCTTTCCCATTTTGTCTGCAAGGTCGAGTGTTGCTTTCCACTCTTTCATTACGTCTTCATATTTAATCAAATCATAGCCAGTCAGCAGTCTGAAGAACCATTTGCGAAATTTTTTCATTTTGTATTACCTCCATTTGAATCATTTACCGTCAATGTTAATGAACAACGGGATAAACCCAAACAGCAAAAGCATTTTGTACACTTTGTGAGTTGTAGTCGTTATGAGAACCCCTTGCGTTACGGTTGTTTTGATCCAGCTTCTCCAAACAAACATATTACTTTGCCTCCTTACTTAAGCATCATTTTTAATTTCTCGACCTTAGCTTCTGCAATTGTTTTCTTGCGAGAAATTTCTTTTGCTTCCTGCTGATAGCTTGCCACCTGTAGAACCGCCGCATCATATTCTTCTTGCAGTCTTGCACAAAGCCGCGACTGAATTGCGTTTGCATAATATGCCATGTTCTCTACATAGCAATACAAGTGCCCATCTTTCGCAACCTTTCCCTTGTTAAGAATCTGCGTAAAGTATACATAACAGAATCCTCTAACGTCCGCACATTCCTTTGCGCTCGTAAATGCTTCACCAGTATCCAAATCAAAGACTGCCTTACCTTTACGACGGTCGCTCTCCACAATGTACTTAGCCTTGATGATGGTGATGTTTTTCATAATGTCAATTCCCTTTCTGCCAGTTGGCAATAATTTTGTTTTTGTTATTAGATGTAGTTATATACGTTACTGTCAACCATGACGTCAATTACATTTTCGAAAGGAATGTCGGAGCATTCCATAACGAATTTGCCGACTGCCTCTGCCTTGGAATGTGCAATCGTATCATACCAGCACATAATATTATTTTTATCTACATATTCGACAACATAATACTTGCTGCCATAATAGTCATCATACATATCATCAATCCAATCTGCTGCGGCACTGCAATAGCTTTCCACATAATTGAATTTGTCGTTTTCCGTTGTCCTTTCAAGAATCTTGCATGCTTCCTGAATACTCCTTTCCATTTCAGAAATCACAACATATTCGCTTGTGGTATGTGCTCTGTAATATCCACAGCTGAGATTCACTGCCGCACACCCAATGAATGGCGCAACCTCGCAAATATCAGAGAACGAACCGAATGCTGTCTTATAGAATTCCTTTGTGATGAATTTTTCAAACTCATCATTTGCGCACTGATAAAATACCGCGTCGTTTGCGTTTGCACGGTCGAACTCAATGATGTAATTAAAATCGAGTTCCTTTGCAAGTTCTGTTTTAATGAATTTCCCTGCGCCAACACATCCAATCTCCTCATCCTCGCAGAAAAGGACTGAGCAGTTATATTTTTTGAGAATCTTAAAAATCATGTATACACCACATCGATCATCTCCTCCAATTCCATTAGGAGAAGAAATAATGTTCTGTTCTGTATCATATTCAACCATGGTCGGCAAGCTTTTGTGCACTGTGTCAAGATGTGCCATCAAGAGCACGGGGAATTTGCCTTGTGCAAACACAAAACCATCCCCGCTGACAATTTCGCCGTGTGTTTTTACCAGTTTCTGTTTCACATGATTCTTTAGTGATTTCTGAGACATGCGGCAGATTTTTTCAAACTCTTTATTCATATTCATTTACCTCCCTTAAATAGCCTGTTCTTCGGCGTTTGCCTCGGAGTTTTCTTCTTCATCGTCTTCTTCCTGTGCTTCCGCTTCTTCAAGACAACTATCACATAGCCAACGTCCGTTATGCTCTGTCAAGTCTCCGCTTCTGAAGTATTCTCCACAGTCATCGCAGAAACAATAATTCTCTTCAAGACAATCGCGGCAAACGTAATCTTCAATGGAATCTACATATGTCATGCGGCTTTCCCTATGGTACTCTCCACAATCGTGACACTGTCTGTAGTAATTTTCCAAACAATCGTCACACACAAAATTGCCACCATCTACTTCTGTTACACCGCTAACAACGTAGCTCTCACAGCAGTCGCACCAGCTTACACAATCGCTGCAATACGGTTCTCCGTTAATCCAAACGACTTCTTCGCTATCACTTTCAATGAGACAACCGCAATTTGCGCAAATTACTCTACTAGCGCAGCAAGAAATATTTCCCTGTTTGTCATGTTCATAGCCGCACTTGATACAAATCGGTGCATGACCAACTGTGAAGTATTCTTTATTCTCACTTCCCTTCGGACGAGAAAGTGTGCAATTACTGTAGCTCTCATAGTCTCTATAGTGAGTGCCTTCGGATACCACATATTTGCTTGCCGCATCAGTTCCCTTTGAGACAGTCCATAGATTCGGAAATTCAAAGATTTCGGCCATAATCTTTTGGACAATTTCTCTGTAAGGAGTATATGCACCACCGTTTCCGTCATTGTCTTGCGGGTACAGTCTGCCCTGTATGAGTTTGTCTTCTGCCCAATGGAACATCTGACGGTTAATCTTAGGCTCATGCCAGAAATCTTTCCCTCCGTAAGCTGCGTCCACAGTATAGAATACCATGGAAGGCTTATCCAACATGTAGCTTACAGTGCCAGAGGAATACATTCCCTCATAACTGTTAGGCATACCACGCTTGTTTTCCTTGTCGATAGTGTGGCAACTTGCCCACGAATTACCAAACGACATGGTGAGATAATCAAGTGGGTTCACAGAAAGAACGGTATGCCTTACAATCTGAAGCGGATTGATTGCATCAGCATACTTTGCAAATTCCCTATTGTAGTCGGGCAGCTTATTGTAGCCAATGTATGTGAGCAGCTTGTTCATAACGCGGCTCATCTTCTGTCCGTTGTGAGCGTGAATGTCAGGCGACATTTTATTAAATTGACCTGCGGTCGCTTCGTCAATGTACTGGTTAGAGAATTGGTACAGATTGATAACGAAATCGAAGATAGCTCCAGGAAGTTTTTTACCATAAGACGTGCAATAGTCTTTCATGTCATCAGGCATGAATTCCCTTACTGCAAGTGCATTGTCCAAATCCAGAAGCCATTTGGCAAAGTCTCTAAGCGCATTGGTGCTTGTCTCGCGTGCAAAATTGTGGCTGAATGCAATCATGAATTTGCCTTTGAGATAGTTCGGATGCTTCTTGAAAGCGGTGATAAGGTCTGCCTTGTTTTCTGCCCATGTGTCAATGATCCTGTCGAGCGCTTCCTCGGTGTAGTTGTAGTCATACTCATCAAGCAGATGCTTCATGTCCTCAAGAAGCATTTCCTTTTCTTCCTCAGTGATAATTTCTTTTACATCCATTTTATTTTCCTCCTTTTCTTCTGCCTTGAACAGTTTGAAATATTTTTTCGCAACAATAAATTCGCCGGATGTTTCATTGAACACCTTCATGGTGTGTTCGCCTATGATTTTAGTTACAACACCAATCCATCCACATCCTGTGATGCCATATGGAGAATCAGGAACACCAATTACCTTGTCACCAACATTGAACATGATTTAATCCTCCTCAATTTCTCTTTCTGCCTCGCTGTATGTATCAGCGCTGCAATAGAATTCTCCATCCACATATACAACGTAATGCCCATGTTCACATTTGATTTTAGTCTGCATTGAGTACCTCCTCCGTTACATCAGTTCCGTTTGAACTCTGCATCAATTTCGCTTACGAATGCATCTTCAATGATATCGCTTTCCTTTTCGGTAGGCTCAGTTGCCTTCATGGTAGAGTTGGCGCAAGCAGTCATGGACAGGATAACGAGCAGGGCAAGAACGATAGCAAGAATCTTTTTCATGATTTTATTTCCTTTCAGCAATAATTTTGTATTGTTTAATTTTCGGGGTTTTCTTTGAGGGCGGCAAGTTCAGCAACTGCCTCATCTCGCTCTTTGATAAGAGCTTTAACTTCGTTTATCAGGTCAATGACAAAGGTTCTTTTTTCGCCACGACATGTTTTCACTGCGGCACAATTATCGCATGGCCTATTCGAACAATCACAAATAGCATAAAGAATGCCGAGTTTATCTTGAATGGTCATTTTGATTCCTCCTCTGGATAAAGTTCTTCATCGAGCAGAATGTAACCCAATGCCTGAAGAACAACAGGTGCTTCATCTGGTTCAATTCCGTTGTCAATCAGACACTGTTCTGCCTTGAAACGATTGGTTGCAATACAGTTTCTCATGTTGTTAACTGCATCGTTCCAACCACGGGCGTAGTCCATAGAAGGTGACTGTGACATAAAACGTTTATTCATTTTGTTTCCTCCTCGTTTTCCAAAATCACATACAAAGCATGAGTTCCTTTTGGGAATGTGAACTTTTTAACTTCCGCTTCCATATGTTCTGGACGGATATATCTTGTATCGCCAACAGTTTTATCGCCAAGACATTTTCCGTTTTGCCAAAGCACAATTCTGTCGATGTCTGTGCCAAGTTGGTAGAACATATTGAGAAATTCGATTAAGTTCATTTGCCTTAAACCTCCTAAAATTTCTCCATCCTAATTACGACTTCTACTGTGGAGGATGTCCCTTGCTCAATTATGTACATCACATCTATCACTTTATACAGTTTACCGCCTACCCTTACCTTTTCTCCCTGTCTGGGAAGATGCTTCATCGTTCCGTTGACAAGGGCATTGTCACCAACATAGAAATAAACCCTAAACATTTGTTTTAAGCCTCCAATTCTTCTATGATGTTGAGTTGATTAAAGATACACTCTAAATCTGCCTTTGGATATGTGTCTTTATACCAATATACAGCACCTCGCTGCAAGTAATAAGTCAAGGCACAGTAGATTAGCTGTGCCTCGTCTTTGTTAATGTTGAGTTCCATTTGCCTTACCTCACCCTCACACAAAGTTCGTTATCATAGAAGCCGAACGCAACAACTTCATAATGCTCAAGGTCATAAAGTTTCGGATTCCAAAAGTTTCCTTTTGTAATACAATTCAGGTTGTCATCGTTGATGCAGATTGTCCCATGACCATCATACAGGGTGAGCAAATCTTTGAGCTTCATTTCGCTTCCTCCTTCAATTATAGTAGTAATAGACTCATGGCTTTCCCTTCTTAACAAATTTCCCTCAGCTTTCCCATTTGCTCCTCCGTAAAGATACGGCGAAGCCCTGCATATTCCTCACCACAAGCAAGGAAAGTTTCCCTTGCAGAGATACTGTCGGTACTGTAGCCGAACTCGGAACAGAAGTCGCTGAAGCTGTCGTAGCTGTATTTCTCTACGCAAGCAAGGATGTCATACTCGGTGGGAATTGCGTTTGCCTTGAGTTTTGCAAGTTCTGCCATTGCCTTTGCCTTTTCATGAGACCTCAGACAATCATAACTTGCTTTATATTTCTGTTGAGCATAGGTTCTCTCGGAAACTTCACTCACCTCTGTGTTGTGCAGGCTGTCCCAGAAGTAGCTTGTGTATTTGCCTTTGGGAGTTGTAATGGTGAACTGATACTTGTTGTGCGGCTTGGTCTCGCCCAACCAATTAGAAGGGATCTCCTTTCCGATGAAGTTGATTTCCATTGTTGCCTTGCAGTCCGCAAGGAACTGTTTCGCTTGAGCTTGATAGTCAGTCATTTTACATTCTCCTTTCTATTTGCCTTAAATGGCATAAAGTCGTCTGCCTTCGAGGACACCGCACAGTTCAATCAGGCGGCTTTCCCTTAAAGAAAGAAGCCCTCCCCTGCCACAGATGTCAATGATTGTGTCCTCATAAATTGCATCTGCCTTTGGGAACGCGGCTTTAAGCTGACTCATATATTCATTTGCCTTCATTAAAGCACTCCCATTTCCCTTAATGCAGCTTTTGCCGCAGTTGTGATATGGTCGTCATGGCAATTGTACTTGTCATACCAGCCGCAAACAATTTCGCTTGGGATGGTTGCGTGGATGCAATCCCAAGCAAGACGAGTGCCAAAGTCCTTGTAGTTCCCATTTTCCTTGAGGTTTGCTGCGTACTCAGGCAAGTTAGTGATTAGCGAGAATCTTTCCCTTATGTAAGAGAGTTCACTTTTAAGTTTCATTTCCATTCCTCCTTTGATAAAATATATAATAAAGCCCACCAACATTTCCGTTGATGGGCTTGATATAGATTTTATCCGAACAGACCAAGAGGCAGTTTCTCTTTGTAAGTCCACCCCATGGTTTCAAGCGTGTGAGACACAGCGCCGACAGTAGGAGCTTCGAATTCTCCCTTGATGGGAAGCGGATTGATCGGGCACTTGATGCGGCAGATGGGTTTGCCTTTTTCATTGAAGCGGACGAGGAGAATGAGCTGGATTTCCCTTTCCTTCGCATACACAGCTCTCATTTTCTGATACCTATCAGAGTACTCCATGTTTGCACCTTGTGCATACTTGTACCCATTGATATCAAACCACTTGCTCAGGTTGTCCCGCTTAGTGAAGACGATTGCCATGCCATAGGTAGGCTTTTCGTTTGCCTTGAGCAGAGCCAGAGCATCGTCACACATATGACGGTCGCAACCGTTCATACCATAGTACGGGCATCCAGTACAGGTTTCGCTTCCAGTACCGCACAGAGACAGAGCCTTCATCACATTTGCCTTATTCATTGTTATTTTCCTTTCTAAAATAAAATAAACCCGTTTTCACGAGTTTGGAATGGGACTTTTTGTTCGGCGGAAATCCCTTAGAAACCGCTATTCAATTTACCTTCTAGCGCGGCGCATCTGAAAAATCACGACTTAATACGTGCCTCTTTGCCTTACCAGATTACGTTTCGCTTATAGAGATTCAATTCTATGCAGGATGATGTCATGGGTGATGCGGTCAAGGATCACTTCAGGATCTGCACGAGGACGCGCAGCCATTTCGCTTTGGAATTGCTGTTCGATTGCGGCATCCCATTTAATGCCCCAATCTTTAAAAACGCGCTGCTTTGCTTTGATGATTTCTCTTCTGCTTCCTGCCATTTTGTTCCTCCTTTTTTTCGATCATGACCAGCATTGTTGTGGAATAAGCGAGCAGAAGCACGCCCATCACCACAATGATATTACGCGCAGTTTTCCCTTCTACGAGGAAGGTCGCCCAAATTGGAGTTGCGAAAGAAATTGCGCAGATTGCGAAATTAAAAACTTTCTTCATGTTGTTCCATCCCTTACATAATAGTTTTGTTGAGCTCTTCTTCGAGTTCGGCGCGAGATTTCGTGGACACATCCATGCTCTTAATGTCGTATCCGCTGAACCGGAACACGATTGTTCCATTGCTTCCTTCTACGAGCAGATATGAATCCTTCCATGGCTCTCGTGGAATTACCATGCTTGTTGGCTGCTGGCATTTTTGCAGCATCTCACAGATATCTGTCCAATCGCCGGGACATGGTTGTAGAGTCATGATATCACCTCCAATCTATATTACAATTATACCATGAATCTGCATGTTGTTAATGCTTGCTGTCCTCAAAGTATGCTACGATCATCTGATGTGTGTAATTGATTGCGCAATGATCGCAATCAATGCGCATACCCTTGTTGCAACAGCAGTCGCAACTATAAGAGAACGACTTCTGTGCCTGTTCTTTGGTTGAGGCGTCATACTGGAATTGAATGCCTCTTTGTTCAAATTTTGTCATAGAAATACCCTCCTATCTTTCATAAATATGATCTTCACCATCAAAAGAGATGATGTATTTAGAGCCGTTGTCCTCTATGAGTTCGGCAGATGTGATTGTATTGTGGCGCACATACTTACCATATGCAATGAATAAAGCACACACTGTAGCAATAGCAAGAAGGCGCACAATGATCTTCTTCATGTTGGTTCACCTCCTAATAATTTTGTACTGTTAAGTACATAATAATACCAACAGATACAAACGCACCTGTTGGCACTGTTATGAACTTAAATGGTAGTTTTAGGGCGTGGCTTAATTCCTACGCCCACTTTATACACATAACTACCAAAAGTGTTACAACAACCACAGCCTTCACCGTCAACCCAAACCCTACCGCCCTTAGTGGCTGTTCAGAGTTATAGTGCTGGTGGTATCTCACTGATGACTCCATGCGAACTGACGTCCGCACTTCATAGTCTCCCACCTATCCTGTAAACAATATAGTCCTAGTAAGCCACTATTATTATTAACGGCTATCCTATGGTGTTGTAATTTTTCCCGCACGCTATATGTCTAGTCCTATGTCTAGCCTTGGCACGTATTGAACCGCAATAAATGCGGCATCACTATTCTAATGGCAGGTACGCACTTGTACCGTTTTCAATAGCGGACGCAATGCGCCCACTGTTCCCCTGGTGGCAGACCTCTCGGGTTTATCTGCGAGCAGACCATTAGGGCATAAAATCCCCGCGAATAGTATACAGGCATATAAGCAGGATGCAGACCATTTTTTGCACTGCGCCGAGTTGTCAGCCACAGCACTTGCATGGATCATGACATGGACATAGATATACTATGGGCGCAAAGATGCACCGGCATGATACGGGCGTGTCGCACTGATTTTCAGGGGTAATGCTCCCCCACGCCTAGAGATACCCGTTCATATAGATTCCTCACCGCCTATGTGGTCGTTGCACCTGTCAGAGTGCAACATCCCCCATCCCTGAGAGCATAGTTGTACCATCTTGTGACGATACGCGGATATACCACTCCATACTACTAGAGCAGTGCCCTATTTTTTCGTTCAGTTGTCAAGGAACATTGGATAAAGCGAGTTGTCGCCAAAACACAACATAACACCTAAAAATAGCGAGTTGTCGCCTATACAAGTAAAGCGTACACACATAGCGAGTTATCGCCCAAAAGCTATACTTGTAGAACGGTATATAGTTGTGCTCACTCTGTATTTTTCATGCGGGCTTGTGACCGCCAACGGCTACATTAAGCGCCCCGCAATAGCAGGGCAGAATATCGGTTGACATAGCATAGAGTTACTTCTTAGAGTTTTTGTTAGCGCGGCGCTTAGCGTCACGCGCAGCCTTGAGTGCGGCTTTTTCGGCAAGGATATCTTCAACGGGGCGCAAAGACTGCTTGAGAATAGCGTCACCTAACATGAGTTCGACGTTGCGGACAAATGTCGCGTCAGACTGAATCTCAACGATACGCTTGCAGTTGCCGGGCAAGGATTCAAGGCGCTTGCACTCATCCACCCATTTGTCATAGTTGGACTGATGTTCCGGCGTTTCGTCGTCGTTCAACGCTTTGAATGCAAGACGCTTTTCGCAATGAGCGTGCGCCATTTCTTCTGACGTATCAATAATGCGGAAACGGACAGCGCAGGCAATGACATTTTCGGCAATGTTTGCCGCATTGAGTTTTGCGCCGTTCACGTCGCCGACAAAATTCAAAACGACGTGCAAAGCGTCATAAAGCGCGGACTGATTAACAGTTGCGGCTTTTTCCGCGTCGCCCATATGGTCATAGCGATACTTATAGACAGTATACGCCGGGATCAGCATAGCTTTAACGGCGGCAATCCATACACGCGCGGCAGTTACGCCGACACTTTCGCCATTGATACGTGCAGACTTAAATTCACGATTAGAGACAAGAGCCTCTGCATAGATAGACATAGTTTTTTCCATAATTTTACCTACTTTCCGGGCTTTTTGCCCTATAAAAATTTTGATTTGTGTTCTTTTTGAAAATGGAATTTCTGAAAAAGAACTATGTCAACCGATATTCAATTTTCAATGAACACTGTAAAGAGAGTTGCGCTTGTGTGTTGCGCTGTTTTCTTTACACTCACATTGTACCATACCTACAAATAAACGCAAACAAATAGATATTTGTTGATAGGGGTACATAAAACTAGCAAAATGTTTACTTTTTGCCACATTTTCATAAGGTGATTATCATATACACTGACTAAAAATTTAACCTTCTCTGACCTTAAAATCAAAAAAAATATATCATCCCTATAAAATACCTAATAAACCTTCTTAAATCACTTTTATTTTTAAAACCATAAATAAATCATTTGTTCGAAAAATTCAATATCACATATCGTCAAGCACAAATATATAATTAATCATAAAACAAACTTTTGTTCAAAAAATAATCCCCCATTATTTAACCGCATCACTATCTAAATCTACAATTTAATAAACAATCTGTTTCTAATTCAAAATAAAATCACTAAATATAACTCAAAACATCATCCTCTATTTTATACAAACATTTACACATCAACCAACCATTGTCCAAATCCGTCTCAAAACATTATTTTGGATGGTTTGCTTTAGCAAGCCAGACAAAGCGAGAGTCCCATGAGTGGGACGGTTTTTGTAGACGAAGTGAAACGAGTCAACAAAAACTCGCTAGAGGGTTGATATAATATATACACCGCGCATATTGTCAAATCCGCCTACCATATACCAGAACGCTTTCAACCATCTCCCATATCATCCATATAAACTACACCCAACCAAACCAAAACACCCTTCAAACTATTTCTCTTTTGTCTTGATATTATATTAATATTTTTTAT